AGACGTGTGCTCTTCCGATCTTACTCTCATAATACTTCTAACCGCGGTAAGCATTATGTCGATATTGTTATTTAAGATTTTAATACTAGCTCTGAGATTCGAACTCAGGACCTTCCGCGTGATTTCACAATGTTATTTATCAATTATTTTATTCACCACCTTTTCTAATTCATAATCTGTTGCAAAAGTAATTCCTTTTATTTGACCATTTTTCGGTGGAGTAAAACGAAGTCTTTTTTCTCTTGCACTAACTTCATTAACAGGAATTAAATATGCTTGCAAACCATAAAAAGTCATAAAATAATCAATTTGAGTTTCATCATAAGTATAATGAATCATTTTTCCATTTTTAGTAGATTGACTTGAAGTATTAAATTCAATATAACTTTTATCTTCTGCAACTCTTGCTGTCTTAACTTGAATTTTATACATTTTTCCATTTATGTCAACTACAAAATCATATCGTTCACAATCTCCATATGGAGTTAATACATTATAACCTAATTTTAAAAACTCAAGCATACATTGCATTTCTGTAACATTTCCAATTTGTTTTGAATTTAACATATTCATAATAACTAATAAATAATTTGTCAAATCAGACGGGCACTCTAACCAACTGAGCTAAGCTAGTAAATTACAAGAGACTTAATGAATATTGCCTTACCACTAGGCTACTTTCGCAATTTGGCGCGAGAGATTGGATTTGAACCAACGATAGATGTTATTCATCTGTTTGCTGTAAGTCTCTTTTTATTTCTTATGTATATATTATATCAAAAATTTTATTAAAAATCAATCAATCAGGTAAATCTGTAATCATTTTCTCAAGAAGTTCATTTTCATATGCCCAATTTGCATCATCATAATATTCAAAAGCATTGAATTGTCGCGGAAAGTAGGTTCCAAGCGCTTCAATTTCAGTTATCTCGCGCTCGTAATCGGCGATTGCCGCGTTCATACTTTCTATCTTTTGTTTATCGGAATGTTTCCAATTTTTTGAAGGAGCATAATTTCCATGTATTAAACGATGTTTACCTTTATTATTAGTTTTGCTTCTACACATTCCACAACCGCAATGAATTTTTCCTTTATTAAGAACACCTTCATGTTCATAGTGCCAATAATTATTTTGTTCTTTAATAATTCTTTTTTTTCGATTGATGTGCTTTTGTCTTTGGATACGATAATATCTTCTATTGTGAAGTGCCATATTACCTCCTTTTAAAACGACGCCGGCAGGATTCGAACCTGCAGACCCTTTCGGGACTCTGGTTTTCAAGACCAGACCTCCTCCCCACTAAGGTACGACGCCAAATTTAAAGACAGAATACCACCTAACATTTTGGACTTACACCATGTCGCTCGTTTTTACTGTCATTATGGGTAGAATTTTAACCATTAACCCTGGGTATTAGCCTTCTTACTAACTACACCTGTGAAGATAGTGTGCTAAAAGAAACAGGTTTAAACAAGATACATATTTTCTTTTTGATGACTTCGGAAAAGATATTTCACAGAAACCAGCTTGTAAACTTGCAGTATTATAGTATTTACTCAATAATATAAGATTGCTGTTAATGTATCTTAGCGGGCGGTAGAGGATTTGAACCTCTGGACCGCATTTCCACGGTCAACTCCTTAGCAGGGAGCCGCAATCAGCCAGACTCTGCCAACCGCCCATATTAGTGGACACCCAAGGCGTTGAACCTTGCTCTCTTCATTATATATCATATTTGATACGAAGCGTTTCCCATCTCGAATACTTGACGCCCATATAAGGCTCCTTGTGAGATTCAGAGCCTGCCGCACTGGTTTTGTTCTCACTTTTGTCCAGATGTTGGTCTTTCTTAGACGAACAACAGATTTCATTCTTTTAATTGTCCGTTCTATAATGGCTCGGGGAGATTCCGAGACTCCGACACCCTGGGCTTCAACCAGGTGCTCTACCGCTGAGCTACCGAGCCAAATTGCGAAGATAATCTCCGCATGGAAAATACTTTGAAAGGAATATCTTTTATGATAAAGACTAGTAGGAACGCTGCTCCCTAGGACGAGATCTTGGTCTAAGACTCAGGACCCGCAGCATACCGTTCGTCAAATTGCAGCAATGGGATTTGAACCTCATAGCCTCTCCCTCCATAATGGGAGCGCTCTACCTGATTGAGCTATACTGCGAATAATTCATCTTTTTGTCGCCGTTGTCTTCTAAATTTTATATGCTATAATATTAATACGGCGACCCATTTCATAAAATAAGTTTAATAAAATAATTTATATACCCTTGCAAGTTTTCTTCTAGTTCTGCCTCGGTTGAGTTAAAGGGATTCCAAACCCTAACAGAGTAGGCGAGGTGGGAGTCGAACCCACAAAATCTGGTTTCTAAGACCAGCACGTATGCCATTCCGCCACCCGCCCAGAGTCCTCATAAGAGGACAAATTGTATGAATACATTAGAAATACTTTTTGTTGGTGACCTTCGCAGAAACCAACTGCCGTGGCGGTAACTATGTAAGTCTCGTATACTCATTACGCTGAACTTACCTCTCCCACTTTGGACTACCGTAAGACTACTTAATGTTACTTTCAGAGACTTAACCTAACAGAGGTCCTACCTTACTATTCACAAGTTCGTCTATAATTGAGTATTTTTAACGAAGGTTTTAGTAGTCAAGGTGGGAGTCGAACCCACAAAACCGAAGGTTTGAGCTTCGTATGTATGCCATTCCATCACTTGACTAAATTTACAAGGCACTCATTCAATGAAATAGTTATAACTGGAGGGAAAGTTATTTACTATTTGTTATTCTATTTTCTTCTTGGTTAATAGATTATCTTTATTGAATATTTGCTGTATATGCCTTACTGTGCGGTTTCCATTTGTTTTAGTACGCACCCCTCAAACTACTGGAGGACTAACTCATGAGCATAGTTGCTAACATTTATCGCGAACTAAATGTATAGCAAGTAGGGATAGTGGGATTCGAACCCACACGTCTCGAGGACTTGGGATTTTCGTACTACTCTATGTCACCATAGCCGCATTAAGCGTTGTAGTCTGGAGCACGTCTTTACCATATCTTTAAGACTTAGGTAGCTAGTGTATGCTCTCTACACTCAATTTTAGGCTTTATATTTTTACCTCGATATGTATCTGTTAATGCATGACAATTTGGACATAAATAACGTAAATTTGATATTTCATTATTTGTATTATCTCCATCAATATGGTCTATTTCAAGAGCAATTATTCCATTTTGCCAGCGTCTGCCCAAAAATCTAGCACGGCGTTTTGTTTGCGCCTTCACCGTTTTAGCTAGCTTCTACTCTAAGAGTTTCCTCTTAGGCACTCTCTACTTTTCAGTAGTTCACATTTCTGTGAAGCAAACATCAAAGTCCCATGCGTCTGCCAGTTCCGCCATATCCCCATAATTCTCTCGATATTGCGAACTTCCGTCGAGAGTCGCGGGACACCTTTTTAACGAAGGTCATGTATCTTCGGACATACGCTTTATCAGCATCCCATGAAGTATGTCAGTTCAGTGAATAGATTGTACAACCTATAATGACCTTGTCGGTCAAGTGGGCAGTGATGGAGTCGAACCACCCGAGCCAGAGGCAGCTGATTTACAGTCAGCCCCGCTACCACTTACGGTATAACTGCCCAAATAATTGGAAAAGATTTACGGACTTTTCTCTATCGGCTCTACGTAAAACCCGCCGGAGTGTTAAAGAACTCAACTTATTCAATAAGTTTTAATAAACTGTCGTTTATACTTAACTTACTTAGACCTTGTACTTTAGTCTCCTATTTATTTGACATTCTAAATAGTGAAAACGTAATCGTGGCTAGAGACGCGACCTCCGCATGGCGATTAATACCTGAAGTTGGGATTGAACCAACGACCTTTCCCTTATGAGGGGAACGCTCTAACCAACTGAGCTACACAGGCTTATATTTCTTTCTCTTTCTTTATATAAATATTATATCAAAATTTTTATTAAAAATCAATTAAGATATTTTAAGCGGTATGCTGTTATTTTTACACCATATAGCCTCCGCAGAAAGAGGGGAAAAAATAATCTTGTTTTTTGAACCAAATAACTAAGTTACCGACTTACAGGACAAACAAGATGTAAAAACCTACGATATATCTCCTACATACCTGCGGATGAAGGATTGGTACACCTTCGTTTATTGCTTTATAAGGCAATCGTGCTAATTACCATTTTACACTAATCCGCTTTATGGAACGAAATAAACAACTTTATGTTGGCGACAGCACCAGTATCTATCGCTCCAAGATTTAGGCACTTGGTTTATGCGCTCTGGCTCAAGCCCTCTTTCTCCTCCCTCGAAAGAGTAATGTCAGTGCGACTCTATCCCGCCGCAGGAAGCAGTTACCCTTTAACTTCTGCCAAAGGTATCTCATTCATAAGTTGAGCAACTTCTGAAGCCTTCATGCAAAGCGTTCTGCAGAACCTCTACATCCGTCAACTTCTGATTGCGGTGGGTGGGATTCGAACCCACGTCTCTAGCGTATGAGGCTAGCAAGGAGCCACTCCTCTACCCCGCGATATTTTACTAGAGATTCATGACTCTCTAGTAGCTATTGACGCAGCCACACGCTTAGCATTTTCCTCTCATCTAAGAATAGGAGATTTTATCCTCGCTTTTCCTCCTATTGAGAAAACGGTTTTCTAACAGCCGCAAAACAATCATTCTGATTTATCTACTTATGTTTAGTAAGTCACTAGTAACTATACAAAATCTTTAAGTAGCTTTACAGAAAATCACCCCAACGGGACTCGAACCCGTATCTCCAGCGTGAAAGGCTGATATCCTAGACCAGTTAGACGATGGGGCGTTAGGCGGTTAATTAGAAGGGATAACCGCAATCCTTATTAAGAGAGGTTACAAAAATTAGAAAAACAAATCACTCCTGCGAGACTCGAACTCAGCATCTGAAGCTTGAGAGGCTTCTATCCTTACCATTTAGACGAAGGAGCGATATCCGCTATTAGTCAGCCGCGGTAGCATCGGTTTTATGTTTGAGGACGAACATCATCGCCAAACCATAGTAGTTATTAAGGAATTGAACCTCTCGGCTGATGCTTCAATTAGCCATCAGCCGCTCACCAACTGAATAACTATCTTTATCTTATATAAATATTATATCATAATTTTTTTAAAAAATCAATTTGAAGAATATTCCCAGTTTTATTTTTCTTCATATCCCATTGTGCTTTTTCTTTGCAGCCATTCACAACTGTTCTCATAGCCTGACAGGATTCGCAACTTGGTACCTAAGTTACTTGTTTTTGTTTTTTTCACGCATTTCGGAAACTAACCTTTCGCGACGTATGCAGACATCTTTAAGTTTTTCGATTTATAACAGGTCAACTAAGTGAGGAAACACACGTTCCGCAATCTCTAAAACCTAAGTTTTTCTAGTTTAAACTCTAAACTTTTATCAAATAATTGATAAAGCTGGGATGGTGGGGCTCGAACCCACGACCCTCGGTTTAACAGACCGATGCTACTACCAGCTGAGCTACATCCCAAAATAAACAAGACACTTAGCAATGAGTTTGTTATTATAGCGGATACCAACTCGCATGCCATATATAAATCTACCGCGTTGTGTTTTTAACACACTTTCTTTAATATCTGTTATTTGTTCACATTTGCAGGAACAAGTGTCTTTACAAAATCTTTTTTCTTTTTCTTTATGTATATATTATATCATAAATTTTTTTGAAAATCAATTAAAAACTTTTGATAAGAATTTTTTCCTATACAGCGCTCCTTAGTTTCCCGTGGTCTGTTGCTTAACAAATGAATGCGGTAATAATACTCACACTCCCTCATTAAACTCAGGGTTTCTGGTTTGAAAAATCTTTATAAGAAATAATACTCTCAACCCTTTTTCTTATTTCTTTCTTATCATATATATATTATATCAAAAATTTTTTAAAAATTCAAATAATTACATAGGTAAATCATTAAAATCATTAATTGCAATCTTAAAAGCAATTACTGTTACTACAACAAAACCGCTAATAAATCCCAAAGCAGTCCCGCCTAAAAACAAACCTAACCCCATAATTTTATATTCCTTTCTTATATCCATAATGTTGAAGTAAATCTTCAATATTCTTTCTACCAACAGGGTTAAATGAATGACAAGAAAAACCATATAAAGGCATCTGATTCTCTACTATATATTTTGCAATATCATATCCGTTCTGTCTGCAACCTAAATCATGGTCTAAATCAAAATATACATTGCCAATAGCACAATAAGTATCAAGAGCATTAATAGCTTGCTTATAAGTTTTACAAACTATAAAATTTTCTGCTATCCCATCAATATAATGAGGTAAAACTCTTTCATCATCTACCCAAATAAAATATTTTACTTTATTCATTTCTACCACTTCCTTTTGTTTTGTATAAATATTTTATCAAAATTTTTATATAAAATCAATTAAGAAAGTTTATTTTTAAATTTTTTCCCATTCTTCATTAGAATAATTTTTTATATCTTTCTTCTTTGAAGGTAAGTTAGCTTGAATACACCATTTAACTATGGCTTTATCACTTACTCCAAATTGTTTTCCTAATTTTGTAAAAGGGACAGTACGAATTAACTTTTTTAACTCTTCTCGTTCTGGTCTTTCAACTACTCTACGCATAATTTTGGAACATTTCGGGCAATAAGTAGATTCATGTAGAATAGGAACTCCACATTTTGCACAATAGTTTTGTTCATGTTTATTTTTTCTTAATGGATAAGACAAAGTATCGCAAATTCTAGTCTTTCCTTGGTTTATTTCTGAAATAGTATCTTCTCCAACATTAAATTGTTTTGCTATCTCTCTTTGAGTCATTGTCGAATGTAGTAATAAATCATAAATAATTTGAATATCTTCTTTAGATATTTTGATACAATTATTACTATTTCCAGTTTGTCCGCCTGTAGTTTGATTATATCCTGTATTATATGTGTCATATTTGTTAATATAATAGATTTCCTTTTCATCTAATTCTGAAACTAAGCATTCTTCTAATACTTCAAATGAAAAATTATCTATACCATATTTTCTAAAAGCACAATATAATGGATAATTACTCGCTTCCATAGGATAATTTTTATGTCCTCTAAAACGTCTATCAATATCTATGCTTTGCCCTATATAAGCATGACCATTAATATTATTAGTAATTTTATAAATACCTATCATAATATATATTTCTCCTTTTTCTTGATATTATATATAAAATTACTTTTAATAAAATTATCAACTCTGACCCAAAATTTTGTTAAATATAACAAACACCCGAAGAAGGAATCGAACCTCTTACGCCACGAGTTTTGGAGACTCGCTCTAGCCCAGCTAGGATTTAGGACTCTTCGGATAAAATTCTTACGCTCCGTTTAACTCGGATAAGAGCATAAGTATAAAACCGAGTATCACTTAAACATATGGTCTTGAATAGTAAGTTTAGCATTTTTTACATATCTACTAAAACATAAATAACCATCAAGGTCATATGTTGTACCATTATAATTTACAGTTGTATTACCATGTAAAGCATATTTAGCTGCATCTATAACACATTCTGGCATTTCTCCACTATCATAATAATTTAAAGCTTTTGCAAAAGAGCCATTTTTAACTGGAGAAAATTGATAAGGTTCATTAATAACATCATAAACAGTATCTTTATATGTTTCTGATGCTACTCTATTCATTACTACAATACCAACTGCTTGCTGTCCTGCCTCACATTGGTTACCAGCTTCTGCCCATATTATAGCAGACATATAGCGTAAATCTGATGCTGAAATTTTACTATCTTCTAATTGCTGTTCTATACTATCAGCTAATTGTTCTGGTTCCTTAGTTGTAATATATTTATTTGAAATATAATAATCACAATTATTTATTCTTACTAAATCCCAACCAGTTGTTACATTAATTCCAACTCGTTGTAATTTAGTTCCTGCTTCCGCAGTTAGTAATATATCACTTTCAGTTCCAATATAAGTTCGTATGTTCACACGCTTTATCGTATAAACATAATCAAACACCTCTTTATAAGTTTCATTTTCTTTTACTTCTGTCTCTTGTTGTTTAACCAAATTTGTCTCAGTTTCTTTTATCTGCGGAATTGCTATCTCTATTTTACTTTCATTTGGGATAGAGATACTTTCAACCGCCACTTCCGCAGGTTGACTTTCTAAGGCTAATGTACAAGGCGCAATGGCAAAGGAACAAATTAAAATTCCTGCCGCAATAACTCTTCTTAATCTCATCTTTTTTCATACCTTTCTTCTAGTTATTTGCGAAAAACTCAAAAACTATCAGAACAAGTAGAAAATAATCAAATGGTCAAAAATTATTTTCTTAAAAAAGAATTCCAATAATTCATCCATTCATCATAGGAATATCTTTCTCTTATCCAAGTATTCTCATTCCAATCTTGAATAGCTTGTTCTCTGCTCCATCTGTATGCCCATTCATGTGTTTTTGTATTAAACTTTCTGTATGAGCTTCCTTTTGGAATTTCCGCAAGCTTATCATGTCTGAGTTGCCGGTTCAGATAACGATAATCTTCTGTTTCCTGTCTTACTATTGGGAACCTTTTGTAAGACTTCGACATAGTTGTAATACCTCCTTTTATAAAGTATTACATACTAACATCCCCTTTCCATTGATGGCGTCTTTTACTTTGAGATTTCCAATTTTTCTCTTTGCAACGATGCCAATCATCCCACCAACCATTAGGAACTTCTTTATGGCTTCCTCTATTAAACTCTCTATATTCAGGATTTGCATACAGAGCTTTAATCTGTTTAATATGACGAGGGCGGACAGATGGACCTCCGCGCCATTTACGTATTCCTTCTACTGGTGTTCTTCTAAAAGTGCCTTTATAAGTTTGATTTCTACGCCAATAAGAATAATCTTTTTTGACCTTAGTCTCTTTACCGCGAATATATTGACAATAATATGTCCAAGCCTCTTTTTTATAGGTATATCCGTTTATATCTCTACCATAACCATCAAAAAAATGCTCAGCAAAACGAGAATTGCCATATCCCATGTAACTATAATCATTCCAGTTATCATAACTATCATAATAACTAAAAAATTTAAACCCATTTGCAAGATATACAATCAGATTTTTTTCAGTTCCAATACGGTCAATTTTATATGTACGACGAAATCGTCCTACATAATGTTCTACAAAAATATCACTTTTATTTTCAATTTGATACATAATAATTTCCTCCTTAAAAGTTAATTTACCATATATCAAATTTTCTTCGTCCGCCTAACCAGCGCATAATATTTCTCCTTTAATTTTTATAGTGGCGAGAGTAGGACTCGAACCTACATGACACTGAAGTCGCCGGATTTTAAGTCCGTAGTGCCGCGATGGTTTATTCCTAAACCCGATTGGGTTCCGGTGCGTCTTTCCATTCCGCCATCTCGCCAAATAAGAAGGGTAGGGCTCGAACCCACGACATCCTGGTCCCTTTAGAAAAAAGAGTTGCAGTTTCGGATTATATCTAATCCATTTTCTTTATCCAGGCGCTCTCCCATCTGAGCTACCTTCTTAGTACGGAGGGTGAGAATCGAACTCACGGCAACTGCTTTATAAAGTTTGCCACTCCGAATCTTTATAACTATTTATCTCCTTTTTGGTTCTAGGAAGATTATAATTATCACACCATTTTCTTATTGCATTATCAGAGACACCATATTTCTTACCCAAAACTGTAAATGGTTGTTCTCTAATCTCTTTCTTAAAAGTTTCCCTGTCAGGTCTTTCAACGATACGATTATGCAATTCCGCACATTTCTGACAGCGAGTGGCTTTATAAGAAATCTTCTTACCGCAATCTATGCAAAAATATTCTGTCTTTTCTTTCTCTTTTTGAATTTCTAATGAAATTTCTTTCCCTTTTGTTTCATCATATGAAGATTGTAAATTAAAAACTTCACTCTCTAACGGATAATGTACTTCTCTATGACAATTTGCACATAATAAAATACATTTTTTCATTTCACTTGAAAGTTCTTCCCAATTATGATATTCTTTGGTATTAGAAAAAGTAAAATCTTTTTCATCTGGGTTAATATGATGCATTTCTAATGCTTGGATATTCTTTTTATATCCGCATAAAGCACATTGCCTTCCCATTGCATAAACTATTCTTTGTTGATAAAATTTTGTAATATAGCTCATATTCGAACTCCTTTCTCTTGATATAATATATCAATTTTATTCGAACTCGAATTGTAAACTTTGTCCAAAATTTTAAGTAGGGAGCCCGAGATTCGAACTCGGCTTTACCTTGCTAGGGCTTACGGTTTATAAGACCGTGGCTCTTACCAACTGAGCTAGCTCCCCATCACCACTTAGGTACATCCGCATAGTCCCTACTGCATCGTCGTAAACGCATCTCTGTAAGGTAGTTTTTCTTTTGGATTTCGCCAAAGGAAGGTTCTTTATCTGTATTCGTTCTTGGAGGTATTTCCAATCTATACATATCTCCTTAAGCAGGAGCCACTCCGCACCGACAACCTATCACCGTAAACGCTCACCAGTAAGTTTTAAGACTCCATCTGGACTGTCTATAAGATATTTAAAAATTTACACAATATAATTAGCCTTTCTTGCCACATTATTAATCCATAAAACATATCTATGACAATCAGTCTGTTTCTTCCATGAGAAAAGAAGTACGTCTGTAGGCTCATAATATGATTCAATATCAGCTTTAAATTCATCTTTTAATAAGAGAATATAATCTGTTAATGACATTCCTAACATACGAGCAGGAACCCACCATTTTCCTGACACTCCCGCCAAATCTTTAACATCATTACAATGCCATTTTCCTGTTGGACTCTGCCATTCATCTACTTTATATACATGAGCCATAATATCCCTCCTAAAATTCAATGAAATAAGATAGCATATAAGTTACCTGTTTAGTATTGCCATTCTTATCGGGTAATGTTTCCCAGACAAACGAATAACTATTCACTTTTACAACTCTTCCTTGCCCTCTATGTTGTTTCCAAAACTCATTTGCTATCTTTTCCATTTCCATAGATAATTTCTCCTTAACTCAAGCCCAACTTACTTACTAAATCAGCTACCGCCTGTTTCTCCTCCGCAGTAGGCTCATTCATAAAACCAGCAGGCGCAGGATTTACTGAAGCCGTTACAGTCTTAGTTGCTGTTACTGCACCAGGCACCGCAGTATCGCCGCCATTTTCAACATTTACCTTAGCCGCAGTTAATACACACTTAATCTGAATAATTTCCCCATCTTCATTCATAGGAATACGAATCTCTTTATCATACTTAAATGAACCAGGGAATGCTGCTAAAATACCAGCCATTACTTGCTCTTTAGATGCTGCTCCTCTTGCCATATCTTTAACCTCTTTTCTTTCTCATTTCTTATATAAATATTATATCAAAATTTTTATAAAAAATCAATGGATGTCATTCAACCTGTAAAAATTAAGTATAGCAGGCTGTAGTTTTTTCCACAAGTCTGCAACTTCTGCTTCATGATTAACCATATACTGAAGTCCCCACTCAGTTGCAGCTTTTTCATCTGGTAAATTAAAATATCTGAAGTTATCTTCTTTTGTAAAATTCTTTTTCTGATTTAACTCACCCTTAACTTTCCAACATTCTCTCAATATATCATCTTCTATATCATCAATAGTTTCATGATGACCAATCTCATGAAAAAGAGATAAGAGAAAAATGTCACAGTTAAGATTCGGCATTAAGCTATGGGCGAACTCTTTAAACCATACATCGTTATTTGAAGCTACAACAAAAGCATAGTTAATCTCGCTTGTACGTTCCCAGTAACAGAAATCCTCACCAATATCTGCGGAGCAGTCAAACTGTTCTAAAAACTCATTTAATATATTGTTAATTGCTGTTACACCTTTCAATTCCATAGCTTAGTACCTCTCTTTATTTTATATAAATATTATATTATAAAATAAAAAGAAAATCAATTTTTCTCAAAATCTGTGAACATAAGATTATGTTTTTCTAATGTAGCGGAAAGCTGCTCTGTAGCTTCACATATCCTGCATCCACGCCCCTTCAAGCATCGTTTGCCGCAATTTAAACGACGTTCTGCGAAACTTGGAAGCAAAAATCTGCTATCAATTTCTCCATCAAAGCTTAAAATAACTTCATTTAATTTACCAAACCATTTCTTATCTATTGCATATATTTTATAATATGTTTCAAGTGAATCTGGTTTACCAAAAAATTCATATACATCAACATATGGTTCATACCAAATTGTATCTTCTGGTCTGATAAAAAACTTTTTTAAGCCTGAAGTTTTAGTCCAACTGGATTGAGCTACATTAGGGAAGCATCTAACTTCAATACCGAAAGAATGAAGTAATTCCGCGACCGCTTTAATTTCAAATCCTAATTCTTCTGTAATATAAATACTTGATGGTTTTAGATTAATATATCCCCATAAAGTGTCCCAATCATGCACAAAATCCTCAAAGAAATATTTATGTTTTACTTCACTATTTAAGATAGTTAAAAAATCTTTAGTAGAATCTGTATATTTCTTTAATTTAAAACAAAAATCAATTTCTGGATGTTCTTTTGCTATTGCATCAAATATTTTAATACAATTATACTCAAGAAAATCTTCTTCATCTTTAATATAAATATTAATTCTCTGCTTTTGATGTTCTAATAAAAAATCAATTAAAGAAGTATCTTTTCTACGATAAATAATGGTGATTTCATCAACATCATTAATGTATCTAAAACCTTTCTGAAAATCTATACAATATTTCATTAATATCCTCCAAATAAAAATAAGGTAGAGGTTTAAACTAACCCTCTACCTTATCAGGTGTTATTTACTACTCAGTTACTTCCTCTTCTACATCGCCGGAACCCAGCTTATATGCTGTTACCTTACGACCATCCTCGGTCTTAACCATGTCTTTAGTTGCAACTCCAGCTTTAACCAACTGAGTTAGTCTTGCAGTTACCTTAGCCTTGGTGATATCCTCGCCCTCAATCTGAGCCGTAATAGCATCAATAGTCTGTAACTCATCAGTCAAAGCAGCCTGTACTGCATTACGAAGCTCATCTCCGTCAGCCTTCTTAGAAGCCGCTCTCTCTGCTGCCTTAGCTGCCTTAGCCTCAAGCAATTCAACTTCGTGGTCAATAAAACCAAGAATACCTTCCTTCTGCTCATTATCAGATGCCTCAACTACCGCTCTAATCTGAGCATACCAATCCTTTTTAGTTACCTTTACTTCTGCCATGTTAGTTCTCCTTTTCTCTCTTTGAATTATTTTTTTTCTTTATTTCTTATGTATTTATTATATCAAAAATTTTTAAAATTTTCAAGGTCTAGCCTTTAATCGCGTTTTGAATACGCGTCATTTCCGCATTAGTAATACTATCTGGTAAAATTCCACATTCTTTACAAATAGCATAAAAAACCAAATTTGGTATTACATCATCTGGATAATTTTTTACTTTAAAAATAACATCTTGTAACTGTCTTTCTCTTTCATTCATATGATATCCTTCACGATTTAAAACATATAAATCATGAGGAAGACTTTGTTCATGCTTACCATGTGTTGCTGTAATAACATATGGTTTTAACATTTTTATCAATTCCTTTCTTTATCCTTTATATAAATATTATAACAAAAATTTTTCTAAAAGTAAAGAAGAACTAAGGCTTACGCCCAGTTCCTTTTATCTTTGAGATATTTATCTCTTTTTTCTCGTCTTAGGTCTTTACGAGCCGGCTGTCCGCCAGGTACAGGGTAATATTTTGAGCAAATTTGACACTGTTTTCTAAAAGTGCCTTCCCGCCCTTTGGAACAGTTTTTTTCACAAATGTAATACTTACAAGCTCTTTCCCTATCCCTTGCCATAATTAAAACCTCCTATTCATCTCCAAATAATCCGTATTCACAGTCATAATCAGCGAAAGCATAATCTTCATAATCTTCATCTTCTCCAGTTCCAACAGTATCATTATCTACAAAATGTTCATCACAATTTTCGATTGTATAACCGTCTCTAGCACCATTGCACTTGCCATCTAAATAATAACAACAATTAGTATTATCACAATCTCCCATTCATTTTTTACCTCTCTTTCTTTTATATAAATATTATATAATATTTTTTAATTAAAATCAATAGAAACTCATAATTATGACTTATAGTATCATTCATAGAAGTCTGAAAAATCGATAAAGACGGGTCTATTTTCAATATAACCTAAGTTATTATTATGAAAATCTCCAATATTATTTCTTTCAATAAAAGACATTATCTTATCAAATTGCTTAGGTCCATAATACTCAAGGGCGTCCGCCTGCCATGTTAACGCTTCTTCATAAAATGTTCTTAATCCTTTTCTTTCACAATAATCCGCAGTTTTCTTTCTTTTGATTTCATCCTCTAAATAGTATGCATCTGAATCAGTAAACACTTCTACCTTTTGCTGTATATAAATAGGATGACCATTTATCATACCAATAATTCGTTCTTTTGCAAAGGCTTTATGGATATTTTCTGTTTTAGCTAATCTCCATACTAAAGTTTCTGTCATACAATAATCCCAAAAGTATTTATCTGAATTATTAGCAGAAAGAAATGGTTCAAATTTTTTAGATGAGTCATAATACTGACCATTATAAGGAATCTTAATAACATAATCTTCATTATATGGCTTAATTACTAATTTAGATGCTCCTTCATTCCAATCATATCTAAAGTCATCAGGTAGATGTTCAAAAATTTTTTCATTTACTACTTCAGAGTACAATTCTCCATCAAACTCGCACTCTGATAATAATTTTATAATCTCGTTACTATTCATTCGCAAGTCTCCTTGACATTATTTGACAAATATTTTTTCATATAATTTATTATATCATAATTTTTAAAAAAAATAAAAGAAGACACATAATAGTGCCTTCTTTAAAAGACTTATTTAGATAATTTTTTATAAAGTTCATTGTACTTGATGAAGTCCGCGGTTTTACCTCCATTGTCTGGATGACTGACTTTCATTGCGATTTTAACTGCATCTAATACTCCATCAGGCATAGCCGCGTTTCTATATATTACTCTTTCTTTCTGAAATCTACTGTATATATTCTTATCCTCTTGTAAAGCAACTATTTGAGTTTTTAAAGAATAAATATAATTTTCATATATTCTTTGTTGAACTTTAAGTTTATCATTCAAGAGTTTATTTTCTATTGTTTGTTTTATCGCATAGAATCCTATTAACCCTACAATCATAATGATAATCAATATCATATTTAATCTCCTATTGTTTTAATAATGCAACGAGATAACTGAGTAGTTTTAACTCCACGAAATTCTTCATGCTTTTTAATAGTTCCAGTAAGGTCAACTGCTTGCCCCTTCTCAAAATCAAGGTCAACAGAAGTAAACCATACCAGTATATTTTCGCCCATTTGAAAAGTATAAATGTTAGTCCAGCCAAACTTACCAGAGAAACCACGAGAAGATTTATAAATTGCAGTTATATTACGAAGTCTTTCTCCAGGAGTTCCGACATATTCTGACAATGAGGGACCTTCCGCTTCTCTAAACTTTCTTTCAATCAGTTCTTTTGACTTTTCAAAATAGCAAACTGTCTCATTGATTAAATCCCACTGACCAATTTCATCAAAAGAAATGGAAAACATTCCATAACCTTCAGGCAAATCAAGAGCCTTAGGAGAGTGCCATTTTAAGAGTGGAGAGAATTTACATCCAAGTTCTTTGAGCTGCTCTTTAATCGCATAAGTATCTTCACCGAAAATACACCATGTCAAGCCATCTGCACCAAAACCATTTTTTTCTAACCAAAGTTCTTTCGTCATTTTCATATACCTCTCCTCTCTTTCTTATTGCCACATAGCGTCTCTCTGTGCCGCTTCAATCTCTTCGATACTGAAGTTTTTCATTGCTAACATTTCATAACAATTTTCATCAAATCCGCAAGAACCAAACTGAATAGGCTCAGATGGAAAATAAAACTCGCGGAGCTGTTCAAGTTCATTCCACATTGTACCAGGTCTATAGTTACCATAATTCATAACTGCCGCAGCTAACATTTCAGCTTCAACAATTTCACTATGATTATACCAATCTATTGCCTGAGCTTTAATAATTTGATTAGAAACCATGATATTTTCTGCTTCAAAATAGCTATTTACCAATTTTACTGTTTCTGCAATCAGTTTCATGTTCATCATAACTATCAACCTCTCTTTTCTTTTTCATTTCTTATGTATATATTATAACAAAATTTTTTAAAAAAATAAAGAGCGGGATTTAATCCGCTCTTTATCTTCTATTTCTATAACTTATACTATTAAGAACTGCACATGCTATCCAACAGATGCAACAAAACAAATTAATTGATGCTTTCCCCGTTGAACCAGCTATATAACTAGCATATGCGGAAATACCATATAAAACTGCACATAATATATTTAAAAAGATTAGAAATAATCCCATAGTATTTCTCCTTTTGTTTATTTTAGAAGTGGGTCGATGTTTCCATCAACCCACTATTGCCGCTATACAAGATAATGAATACCTCTAGCCTTCTGGCGTCTTAACTCAAGTCGAACCGCCTTAACATCCTTATATTTCTGATATAACTTTTTATAGTCCTCATCTTCACTTTTAGGATTAATATGAGATTGAAGCTCAAGTCGTAAATCTTCTCCATTAATACAGCAATGGTTGCTATGAGAATCGTAATGATTGTTGGATGGAGTGTAATGAACGTAATATAAATCCTCATGCATTTCAGGGTCATAGAACTCTGAATAAGTCTCTTCTGAACTGAATGTATCTAGTCTCTCGTTAATCTTCAGCTCTTCGCCATTGCTCAGAACCAGAACAAGAGTATAGTAGTCAGCATCAAGATTGATAATATTCAAGTCAGCAATAGCTTCTCTAAAACTTAAACCGCAGTTAAGTTCAAATGCAATTGCTCGCAAACAGTCATAATTAAGGTCAACCTTGCCTGCAAATGCAATGACTGCGGGAATCTCCTTATAATATGCTTCATCAAGAGCATCAGTAAGATATTCAGTAATAGCTGCGGCGTTTGGATATTCAAATCTAAGATGATAATGAAAACGACCAGGTCTATTCACAAGGAAATTATTAAGTCCTCTTAAATCATTACAAGTAACAACAAAGAGCTTCTTACCTTGTGCAATACCATCAAACAGTGTGAGCATTTCAGCCTGTGGGTCACGGTCGCCGCATTTCTGGAATGTCTTATCGAACTCATCGAAGAGCACAATAACTTCCTGCTCGATACTGTTAATATACTCACCAATACCAGGGATATAGCAGTTTGCAATGATAAGCGGCAATCCTTGCTCAATTCCGCGTTGAGCTAGCATTTTAGAGAACAGAGATTTACCAATACCCTTATCTCCGCTCAAAATAATACCTAAATTCCGCTTAAACTGGTTAAATGCATTTAAAACTTTATTAACCTTAGCTTCATGAACGCCATACACTTTTTCCTTAATATCAATCTCAGAGTAAAGAGTAAGGTAAAACCCCGTTTCTTTGCTAAAATTGATAAGATAAGCGTTAGGCGGAAGCTGGTCATAAGTTTTCATGCTATTGTCATAAATACGAAAAGTATTGCCAGATTGAATTGCTTTCAAATAAAATACCTCTCTTTCATTTTTAACTATCTTTTTTATTATATAAATATTATAACAAAATTTTTAAAGAAAATCAATTTATGTGGACAATACTGGAAAAAGTTAATATTATATTTTTAATATATAGTATCAAAGAAAAGGAGAATAAGTATGGGAAGAAAAGCTATTGATTTAACTGGACAAATTTTTGGAGAATTAACTGTAATTAAAAGAGCAGAAAACGATGGCAATTATGCTCAATGGTTATGTAAATGTTCTTGTGGAAAAGAAAAAATTATTAGAGGAACAAGTTTAAGAAATGGAAATAGTCAAAGTTGCGGATGTAAGAAAGGTAGAAAAATTATAGATTTAACTGGACAAAAAATAGGAAAGTGGACTGTTTTAAATAGAGAATTTTTAGAAGGTAGAACTAATGATACATTTTGGAAATGTCAATGTGAATGTGGTAATGAGAAAATAATAGATGGAGATAGATTAAGAAATAAAACATCTTTGTGTTGTTCAAGCTGTTCTCAAATGAAAGATATTACAAATCAAAGATTTGGAAGTTTAGTGGCAATAAAAAATATAAATAAAAAAATTAGTCATTATATGGTTTGGCAATGTCAATGTGATTGTGGTAATGTATGTGAAGTATCATACCAACAATTAAATAGTGGAGAGATTACATCTTGTGGATGTGATAAAATTTATCAGAATGCTTCTTTTGGAGAAAAAAGAATTGAGCAATTATTAAATGAAAATGGAATTTCTTTTGTTCAAGAATATAAAAATGATACTTGTAGATTTTTAGATACAAATTCTTTAGCTAGATTTGATTTTTATGTAAATAATTCTTATTTAATTGAATTTGATGGGAAACAACATTTCACCTATAATATAGATGGATGGAATGATAAGGAATATTTTATGAAATTAAAACAACATGACCGATATAAAAATCAATGGTGTAAAGAAAATAATATTCCACTTATTAGAATACCTTATTGTCATTTAAGAAATTTATGTATTGAAGATTTACTACTAGAAACCTCTTTATTTATTGTTTAATAGCAACATCTTTGACTTTTGACCAAAATTTTGATATAATATATTTAGAAAAGTAATGGAGGGATTATTATAATGGAAATAATATGGAGGATAATTATTATGATATTTAAGATTGGTATTTATGGTAAAACGAGAGAAAGAGCATTAATGGCTTTTGACCAATATATTAATAAAATTGAACCAGATAAAATTCAATATATAAAAAGAAATAAATATGATATGGAATGCGTTTTAACTAATGGAATGTTAATTAAAGCGGTTGTTGCGTCTGAGTCTTGTAGAGGGCAAAAATTTGATAGGATAATATATGATGATGATATAGATGATAAAATTTTAGATTGTATAATTTATCCTAGTTTAGTTACTCCTGTATGGTCTTTTAGGCGGATAGGACTAGACTTGTAGTAACTTAGAACGGTTTCCCGCAAGTTATTTGTTTAGGTGTTAAAAAATTTGGAGGTTTTATTAAAGTCTAATTTTTCTCTTGCAAAGTCGAAAATATACGAAACCGCATTATTAAGTTTTGGACAAATTCCAACAGGTTTTTTGTTTGAATTTTTACTATATCTTGTAAACTTATTGAAAGGAGAATACAAACGAAAAGTTTGTTGGAATTTTATGACGCTACAAGAAGTATGTGAAAAATATGAAGTATCAGAAAGCAGTATGAAAAATGCTTTTCCGCGTACTCAAAAATCTATTTTAAAAAAACATGGTATTAGGATTATTAAAGAAGGTAGAGGTAAAACCGCGAATTATATAGAAGAAATTGAAGATGACCAAAGAGCTATTACTATGTATGATGAAGTAAGAGAAGAAATGATATTAAGTAATGATACATTAAAGTTAATGAATTGGGATTTTATGTGTTTTCTTGCTATTATAACCACTCCAATGTTAGTTTTTAGAGGGAGCTATGAAGATTTTTTGAAATATGCAGGGTGTAATGTATCAAAAAATAATATTATTGAATTAAAAAATGCATTACAAAGTTTAGCAGAAAGAGAATTTATTAGTTATAATATTGATAAAACTAATCCTAATTATTTTATTGCTGGTCTTTATAGAAAGGTAGAAGAAGATATGAAGATTGGTATAGGAATGGTTAGAAATTGTAAGATACTTGCGGATAAGTATCATAAGAGAAGTTGGATTCCTTTATTAAAAACTTGGCTAGGTATTGAGTTACTTTCGACTAGACAACCTTTCACTATAAAGGAGCTTTCCGCGGTTACTGGATTAAGTGAGTATCAAATTAAAGATAGTAATAAGATATTAAAAGAATCTGCGATATTTAAGTCATCAAGAGCTTATGCTGGTTATCAACGTTGTCTTGGACTTAATGTAGATTTAAACCAAGAAGCATTTTATAATATACCTAACAAAACAGTTTAGCATTTTGTTTGAAAGTGGATTTTTACTTACCCATAATATATTATAATATATGCGTAAGTATTTTGCAAGTTTCAAACAAAATATTCATAAAAGTAAGTATTTTGCTATTTTCAAACAGAATTATTAAAGTTGTTTGGAAAGCATTTTATCCACGTTAGTGGATAATAATGCTTGACATATATAAAAGGAGATTATAATAATGAAAGATTATTTTAGTATGGATAGTTTTAATAGAGATAGTACATATTGTTGTAATGCTGTAAGTTCGCAAACCGTGACGCCGCGTAAATATGTAGATTTAGAAGGCTTAAAAGCTTATGATGATATAGCTGTATCAAGAGATATTTCCGCAGATAAAGTAATGATAGATGGAAAAACTTTAACTCAAGTATTAAAAGATGCGGGGATAATATTAAATAAAGTAGATTGTAAGAGTTTAGTTTATGCTACTTCTGCTTTTGGTTTAAAAAGATTGAAGAGGGCAGATTTGAATTTGGTTTATAGATGATTGCATTTCGCTGTAATCATCTAAGAAAATGATTTTAAAAAGGAGCGTTTGAAAAAATGATTTTAAATTCTGAGGAAGAAAAGAGTTTAGGTAGTTTATTGGCGGATGAAGGAATTATTAATGCAGTTAGATGTAGTGTTTGCCGCAATTTGACTGCTTTTGAAGATGAAGATATTGTATGGATTCCGCAAGTATTAGTTATAAATAATAGAGATACAGAAAAGGGGCATATTGTGTGTCCATGGTGTAAAAATAGTATGTATGTTGCGGAAAGACAAAATAGCACGATGGGAATGATAATGACAAAGAAGTATTTTTCTACTATTGAAGGCGAAGATTATGATGAAGTAAAAAGCCGTTTGCTTTCAGCAAACGTCAGAGGAAAGAGGCTTGTAGAAGTTCGGAAAAGTTAAAGTTTGTTATCTTAAATAGGAAAGGGATTGGTTAGAGAGCGGCAAATTTTATGAGAGGGGAAGATTTTCTTTTCTCTTGATGAAGTTTATTTAAAGTTTGAATAATTTTGATGAAGAATGGAGTTTTTATGTTAGTAGATGTGCGACCGGGACCAGACCTGTATCGTCTACCGTATTCCGTTTTCAAGGTGCATATATCAAGAAAAAAGAGACCCCTTAACGGAGTCCCTTCAGAAACTGAGCAATTACATAATCAGCAGAAGACTTTTCAACAACTTTCTTTTCGCTGACCTTTTCTTTCTTATCTGCTTCCATCTTAGCCATAGCTGAAAGCATCTTCATGAAGCTAATCTTAGCCTTATACTCTTCCTCAACTTCCTTAATCATATCAATTAGATGGTCAATGTCATCATCCTCAATCTCCATATCTTCCGGAATGAGACCAAGGGCTGTAAGATAATCCAAAACCGCATAAATCATCTCTTCGCGACATACATCAAGGTCTAACTCATTACAATCGCCGCAATTCTCACAAGCTTTAGCCTCTTGTGCCTTCTTCTTTTCTGCGGCAACCTCACTCTGTGCATTCTGTAGTGCAGCTTCAAAGGACTTACGAATATCCTCAAGAGAGGCTCCATCACGCAGTGCATCAGCTAAAGACAGCATTTCTACATTCTTTTCCATAAATTATAATCTCCTATCGTTGATTTATTTTTTGTTCTTTCCTTTATCTTATATAAATATTATACTATAAATTTTTTGAATTTTCAAGTGCCTCCGGCAACTCCGTTTAAATGATTGAGCAAACTGTATTTAAGTAATTTTATTGCGGCAGGGGCTTTATGTAAAAATGTTGGCGGCAGTGACAAAAGTAGATGAATGTATTAAGATTTTAGATAGACTGCCAAATTTATATATTTTCCTTCATTTTATATAAATATTATACCATAAATTTTTTAAAAAATCAAACATGCGGCGGGCGCGGCCATATGATATATTGGACTGGGACATTTTCGGGAAACTGGGGAAATAATGATAGATTTCAAACATCTACGAAAAAATTGCATATGGCGTGCGGGGAGGCGGATTCGGCGCGTCACCATCGGCGACGCGCCGACAATTATAACACATAATTATATTGTTGTCAAGTAGAAAAAATGCACAAAAAAGAGCAGTTTTCTTGTGAAAACTGCCCAAAACCGCCAAATTATCTGAAAATTATGTGAAAACCGCTACTTTTTAGCGGTTTCTTTCGGTTTTCTTTTCTGTTTTAAGTCAATTTCGTACTTTTCCTCTCCAATTCTGAAAGAAATCAGCTTTCCGACATTCAAAATCTCAATATCTTCCGCAAATTTAGGTAAAAGTGCCGCAATTTCGCGAATTACCATTTCTTTTGTTGGATTTTCCTTGCGAACCCGCTCTTTTTGTGTCTTTTTATGAGGGTCTTTTGCGCTTGCCTGATGGATAGTTGCTGTAATGCGGTTTTCCTTTGCCTTGCGTTCCAGTTCCTCTTGTTCTTCATTTTCGAGATAGCCTTCATCTTCAAGCCACATCTGAATTGCTTCCTCTTTTGTTAATTCAAGGCTTTTCATTGACCGCTCAATATCAGCGTCTGGAATATTGATATTTTTACCATTCAAATTGTATTTCATACTGAAAACCTCTCTTTCTTAACTTTCTAAAATAATTATAACAAAAAATTTTTATAATGTCAATAGTTTTTTTGAAAATCTTTTAAAAGGTTTGTGGAATGGGGCAAAAGCCCCACACCACATAGAAAGGAGGATTTTCAAAATGTGTTTGAAGAGTAGGGAGAGGATTTGAACCTCTCCACCCCGAACAGATATTCGCCTACTCTGTGTCTACAAGAGAGAAGTAAGACTTCTTTTTCTCTGTAGTTTTAACCACATTAGGCATCTGTTTAACCAATGCGGACAACTTCTGATTAGAGTATGCGGACAACCGCTCATCTTTCATCAGTTCAGTAATAGTTACAGGCTTACCCATATCAGCAAGTACCTCGGAAATAGTTTCCATAATGCCGACATTTTCTTTCTGTGTCTTAGTCTGTCCAGACTTTGCGGATTTCTTCTCCAGCAACTCGACTTCATGGTTGATGAAAGCCAGCAACTCTTCCTTATTTGTAGGATTAGCCTGCTCAACAACACCTGCTACCATTGCAAAATACTCTTTCTTTGTAATTCTCTTTTCTGCCATACTCAACACCTCTTACCTTTCTTTGTTTGTTTGTTTTTCTTTACATCTTTATTATACCATATTCAGTTTTTCTTGTCAAGACTTTTTTTATTTTTTTGGAATTTTTTTAGTGCCTTGACAGTCACTACTTATTTCCTTTTCTTTATGTATTTATTATAGCAAAATTTTTATTAAAAATCAATAGGGAATACTGCACAAATTTCGGGAATTAGATTTGGCTATTTTTACATCTTGACATCGAGCAAAAAATTTGGTACAATGAAAGATTAAGGCAAAATCGGCTCGCGGCAACCGCATGCGAGCCGCCAAATAAAAAGCAGGCTCCCACAAGGAAACCTGCTTAAAATCATTTTTTCTTTCTGTGTTTTGTCAGTGTAAGTGAATAATCATTTTCGCCAATGCTGAAAGTAATCTCTTTTTGATTATTAACTACCGACACAAATTCAATTTTAAAAGGAAGTTCATCATCAATGCGGTTAGGTTCAAGCAAACAATAGTTAAACAGTTCCATTAACCGCACTTTTTCGGTATCAATTTTCTTTTCTCTTGTAGAGGGCTTTTTGACTTTTCGTTTGTCGCTCTCATACCGCCGACAATCTTTTTTGGCTTTCAATTCCATTTCCGCCATTTCTTCGGCTTCTTCTCTTGTGACAGGTTCACCATCCTCTGCACACTCTTTCATTATCTGATTGATAAGTTTTTCTTTATCCATGTTGTTTACCTCTCTTTCTATGATTATTATATCAGACAATGTGGCGAATGTCAAGTATTTTTTTTATTTCCCCTTTTGGGGAGGGCGATTACTCGCCCTCGGTTTCAGCTACTGCAAAGTAGGACTTTTTCTTTTCAGTAGTCTTTACAACCTCGCCACTTTCAACAAGTTTCTTTAAAAGTGCGGAAAGTTTCTGATTACTATACTGTGCCATTTCAGCGGAAGCCGCCTGAAGTTCAGTGATAGTAACAGCCTTGCCAACCTCTGCAAGTTCAGCCTTAATCTTTACAAGGATTTCAGCATTTTCCTTTTGAGTTTTAGTCTGACCGCTCTTTGCGGACTTCTTTTCAAGAAGTTCTACCTCATGAGCGATAAAGGCAAGTGCGCCCTCTTTGTTTTCCATGTCGGAATTTGCTACTACCTCAGCCAATACTGCAAAATACTCTTTCTTAGTCATTTTCTTTTCCATGCTCATTACCTCTTTCTTTCTTAAAATTTTATTTGTTGTTCTTTATGTATTTATTATATCATAAGGTTTTTAGTTTGTCAAGAGTTTTTTTATTTTTTTTTCTTTGCTCTTTTCAAACCTCTTTTCTTTTGATAATACTATTATAACATTTTTATTTTTTATTGTCAATAGTTTTTTTAAAATTTTTTATTTGACTTTTTGAAAATTTTGTGCACGTCTCGAACAAGCGTTCGCCTAAGCGAACACTTGTTTTAACTCCATTTCTTTTCTCGCTCTCTGTACTTTTCGCCAACAAGCGGAATTGATAGAGTTTTCAAAAGGTTTGTGTTGTCTATAACAGTATGCCATAATTGCAACTTCAATCAGTACATCTTCCAAACCTGTATGACTTTCCACAAAATCAGCGTCTTTTGTAATATATCTATATGCACATTCTGCGGAAGTCTGAATATTTCCAGCCTCGGAAACAAAACCATTTTCAAGGGCAAATTTGATATAACTCGGTCTGTTTAAAACCACACTACAAGCCATATTCCAGATACAAAAGAACTCTGTACCATAAGGGAAGAACCATCGCAAGAAAGACTTTGTGATATAGCGTGTATCATTGTTTAAAGCTCTCTTGTCAAAACCCATATTGTAAGCCCCAACTTTGGTTACTCCATAGGCTTGCATATCTGCTTTTAACTGTTTGCGGATATTGTAGAAAGTTTTTAACTCTCTTTTTCCGCTTTTAATATCTTCCCAATACTGCGGAATCTTTTCAGCGAAATATGCGGACTGCATAAGGTCTTTATTGTCAAGGAACATTTCAGCGACTACAAAACTTCTTGCAATTTCAACATTTCCTTGTCTATCGCATATAGCATAGCCAATATCATAAGGAAGTGGCTGTTCTACACTGTTTGCGGTTTCTGTATCAAGTACCATAAAATATTCTTTTTGCATTTCTTTTATCCTCTCTTTCCTTACCTTGTAATATTATTATATCAGACCTCTTTCATCATGTCAAGAGTTTTTTGCAATTTTTTTAAATTTTTATATTGCCGATTTTCACGACACCAATCACAAGAACCATGATTACGACAAGTCCTATCAATACTCTTGCTACCTCTATACATTTTGCGGTGTTCTTTACCGCTCAGAATTGCCTTGTCAAGTGCCATTTTGTTTACCTCACTTTCCTTACCTTGTAAATACATTATAGCATTGCTACATACAAAAGTCAACATACAAATTACACAAATTTCGGGATGCGGATTTGTGCAATTTTTTTCTACATTTTGCTTGACAAATTTGCGACGGTATGGTATAATGGAAAAATCGCCGCGCGAGGAACGTGCGCGGCGCGACAAAAAAAGGCTGTCAAATGACAGCCTCAACAATTTCATAATTATCATTTACAGTGACATCCGCCCAGACTTTACAAGTAAGTTCATGCCCCATTTTTGCGCTTTCAGCATTAGGATAAAGGTTCATATCCAAATCTCCCCAGTCAGTCACATTTCCCCGCTCGTCACAAGGAAAAACCATTGTCTCGAATCCATGGTCCAAAGTGAAGCAAGTATCTACCCAAACATACTGACCGCCTTTTGTTCTCACTGTCGTACTTAATTTCATATTCATTACCTCTCTTTTATTTGATATATTTATTATAATAGTTTTTTATGCTTTTGTCAATACTTTTTTTATTTTGATGGCTTCCTTAATTGGAAGCCACCGCCTTTTCAGCTCTACGCCTTGCAAAGTAAGCCTGTCTCTTTGCCAGCGTTTCGGGATTAACCTTAGCTTCTTCTCGAATTTCATCAAGTTTTATCTGAAGCTGACCGCTCGGCTGAATTTCTCTAGCCTTTTCGTAAGATGTGATTTCCTGACCGCCTACTACATAAACTAATTTTCTCATATTGTTTTCCTCTCTTTCTTTCTTTCTATAATTATTATATCATTTTCTTTTTTATTTGTCAATACTTTTTTAAAAATTTTTTATCCGTGCAAGCGGTATTATAACCGCTTGCTTTCAGATACAAAGAATTTTGCTTTATGCTTAATTGCTAAATCTTTAACAAAAGCACTTTCCTTTTGTGTATTACAATAGATATTAAATACAGTCCATTTACCAACATTTGGAATGTAGTTATGCGGAATTGCAAGTTCCTCTAACTGTCGAGCAAGAACATCTGTTCTTTCTGCTCTAACTGTCAATTCTACTTTCCACAACTTATCTTTGCGGTTCTTTTCCTCAAAAAGTTTTACAATGTAAACACCAACAAGATTGCAAAGACCGATAATCAAAGATTTTTCCCAAAGCGGAAGGTCACAACTCATGTAAACTACAATTACTGTATAAAAACCATAGGTTACTGCGTTTACAATAGCCGCTACTGTCTTACCAGAGTTTACAGTGCAAAGACTTTTAATAGTCTGCATTACTACATTAAGTGCGTTCATTGCGATAAATAAAATCAATAAGTTTGTCATTTTGTTTACCTCTCTTTCCTTACCTTGTAAATACATTATAACAGCATTTCGGGATAAATACAATAGGCAAAATGCACAAAAATCGCACAAAATTTTTATGCAATATACTACTTGACACGCAAATCGGCGCGGGGCGATTGTCCGCGCGCCGCCAAATCAAAAAAGGGCAAGACATTTCTGTCTTGCCCTTTCGGGTTGCTTACTACTCCGCAAGGGAGAAGTAAGACTTCTTTTTCTCGGTGGTCTTTACAACCTCGCCACTCTCAACCAACTTTTTCAGCAAAGCGGATAACTTCTGATTGCTATATTCAGCCATTTCAGCGGAAGCCGCCTGCAACTCTGTAATGGTAACAGCCTTACCAACTTCGCCAAGTGCGGACTTGATTTTCTCCATAACCTCAACATTCTCTTTCTGTATCTTGGTTTGACCACTCTTTGCAGACTTCTTTTCAAGAAGTTCAACCTCGTGATTGATGAAAGCCAGAGCCTCGGTCTTATTCTCCATTTCAGAAGTCTCAACCACACTTGCTAATACTGCGAACCACTCTTTCTTAGTCATTTTCTTTTCCATAATTCATTACCTCTTTCTTTTTTTTATTTGTTTTCTTTACATCTTTATTATAACATTTCTTTATTTAATTGTCAATAGTTTTTTTTATTTTTTTCTTGCGGTGCTTACTGAATGTAAGCACCAGCCACCGCCCGAACAGAGCCATCAGGATTGAAGAAAATTACATTATCCTGAATAACCTTAATGCCCTTTCTTCTCATGTCATAGCGGAAATCTCTATCATTTCTCCACTTCTTAAGAAACTCTCTCTTACTCATACTTACTACCTCTCTTTCATTTGATAAGTTTATTATACCATGTTTACAGTGACTTGTCAAGCACTTTTTCAAGATTTTTTAGGATTTTGTTTTCAAAAGGCTGAACCTCTTTTCCTAAGCAATCAACCTCTTTTTCAAGAAATTCACTACCTGTACTTTGGTGGAAGTCCGACACCCTTTCCTATCTTGTATCTTTATTATAGCACTTGTGTCGCGGTTTGTCAAGAGATTTTTTCAACTTTTTTTAATTTCTTTTTGTTGTTTTCTCTTTCCCTTACCTTCTATAAATATTATAGCAAAATTTTTATTAAAAATCAATAGGTAATAATGACCAAATTTCGGGAGTTCTTTTTATGCAGTATTTATGCGGAAATCGCTTGACAAAACCTCAAGGACTATGGTATAATGGAATTTCGGCCGCGCAAGGAACGTGCGCGGCCCGCCGAAATAAAAAAGTTGCGGAGTTTATTCATACTCCGCAACCAGTAAGTCAACCAATTTTTCAATGATGTTTTCGTTTGCGTTGATTGTATCGCCTAAGTGCCAACCCTTGCGAACTTCCTCATTATCATCTACTAAAATCTGGAAACCGCCATTTTTTCTAGTGCAATTGGCTTTGGTTGTGCCATACTTTACAAGGTGGATTTCATCATAAGGGAAGTTATATTTTGCAAGCCATTCTTTTTTGGCTTCTCTTACTTTTTTATCATAGGCTTTTGTGCTTTCTTTTGAAAGCCAGCTTGTGATTGCTATTGTCCAACCATTCAGTCTTAAAAGTCCTAAGATACTTGCAAGAACATCCATATCATACAGCGGTTTTGCCTCTATATAAGGTCTTGCGTTTTCCTCTCTAAGATTTTCTAACCAACCATTCACTCCATAAAGGTCTGCGATTGTTCCGTCCATATCGAATACTAATGTTTTTCTCATTTTGAGTACCTCTCTTTCTCTCTTTCTATAATTATAATACCATACGGTAATCAGTTTGTCAAGCATTTTTTTGCATTTTTTGTAATTTTTTTAAAGTTCTTTCTACTACAATTTGAGCACCATTAAATTTTATTTGTATTTCTTTACCATTTATATTTAAGTCGCCTGCTTTATAAAATGGCTCGTTGTCTTTACCTCTAAATGCTATTCCATTCATTTCAGAAATAACTCTTTCAAACTCAACGCCTTTGTTATACTCTCCATTTAAGATATTTTCTGAACCGATAACAACCGCACCTTTTCTGATCAACTGCTCTTGATAATTTTTTGGCAATCTCAACTGTAATTTTGCACAACCGCCTTTTTTACTACTTTCATGTTCTACTCTCATGTATCTAGGCATTATCTCCGCAACCTCTACCGCATAAACCTCATGGTTATAAATAAAGCCTAATATATAACTATCAGCCGCACTGAATTTTCTATAATTTCTAATCATTGTTTCCTTTGTCATTTTGTGTTCCTCTCTTTCCTTACCTTGTAAATACATTATAGCACGTGAGCACGAGTACGTCAATACTTTTTTTAAAAAAATATTGTACAATTTCGGGATTCAATCTTTGTGCAATTTGTCTATTGACAGCGAACGAAAAATGTGATACAATATAATAATGCGCAAATTCGGCGCGCAATGGTCGTGCGCGCCGCGACGTAAAAAAAATGCTCGATTATTCATCAAGCATTATATCTAAACTCATGTATTCATCATAGGTTTCATAAATTGAATTGAGAGGAACATCTACTCTCTCACACATTCCGCAGAAGATGATAGTATGAATATCCTCAAAACCAAACTTTCTTATTATGTCATCCATCATACCTTTAAACTTCTCATTCATTTTACTTACCTCTCTTTCATTTGATACATTAAGTATAACACGTTCTTTATAGTTTGTCAACTCTTATTAAGTAATTTTTATATAAAATTGTCCATTTGAAATGGAAAACTCAAACGAGTACTGATTAACTTCTAAGAATCTTTTTACTCTCTCAAACGCTTCCTTATTTGTATACATCAATGACATTGTATTTACCTCTCTTTCCTTTTATACATTTATTATAGCATTTCAGAATAACTTTGTCAAGCGAAAAGCCAGACTTTTTGGTAAAAAATATCTGGCTGTATACTACTATGGAGTGAACCGACCGCATCTTGAACGTGTACGGTCTCCGAAATAAATTATTTCAGAAATGAAGTAATAGCTTTAAAGCACAAGTCTGCATTATCTTTAGAGTGAGTATCTTCTTGCTCTGCAAAGTAATTCATTGCTGATGTTAGCAAGTCTTTAACAGATACGAACTCAAGTACAAGCTTTAAAGCAGTTAGTTCGTCTAAACTAAGCTTCATTGGTTCTGCTCCTTTCTTTATTCTATTGTCTTTGTTTTTCTTTACATTATTATTATACCATAATTTTTTAACGTTATCAACAAGAGACAAAAAAGAGAGAACTATTGTTCTCCCTTATCTGTGTCTGTGGTAATCCAACCGCGTTCCCGCTTTATTTTCTCATAGCGTTCTGCATTCTCTTTTTCGATTTTTTCTTTGTCATACTCTCTCATTTTTACTTTTGTATAATGATATCTCTTTAAATCTGCACTACCCCAATACCTTTTTTGGCATATTTTTGTAATACCTTGTGTGCGGATTTGTCGCTTGAAAGCGTCAACACCGATGACTTCCGCGGTCTTATCATCTGCCTTAACAATGGCACTTACTGGTCTGTATTGTCCTGTCTCACAAATAAGTGTTACTTGATACTCTTTAATCATATTATCAACCTCTCTTTGTGTTGTTTTCTTTGTTCTTTATGTATTTATTATAGCATGAATGTCTTTGTGTGTCAAGCGTTTTATTAGACTTTTTTTGTTGAAAGATTATCTTTCTTTGTAACAGTACTCTACTACATAGCACCCATGAATACAAGAGAAGCTACAATAACATGCACTAATATTTGGATTCTTTCTTACTTTATTGAAATAGTTAATCATCTGTCCTTTGTAATCAAATTTCTTTGTAATCATGCTTGTTACCTCTCTTTCCCTTTCTGTAATTATACTATATCACATAGTGCTCTACGTGTCAAGTCATTTCGGGATAGAATCTATTATAATAATGCACAAACATTTGGCAAAAAAATTGTACAACATTACTACTTGACAAGAATCGCGGCTCGCTATGACCGCACGCGAGCCAGCGAACACATTAATGTAATTTACAATTACAATAAAATAAATTATCTATTATTAAATAACTTTAATGTATTTATTCTTATGAGTGAGTGGGTTAGCATAAGATAGCTAAGCCTTATGCTCATTAAACGATTTCCCGCGGTTCTTTATTATGTTGGGACTGTCTATTTGTTTTACTCTTGAAAGAAGTCTACAAGAACCTGACGTACTAAAGAAAATACCCGGGGTATATTTCGGGAAAAAATTTTTTGACTTTATGAAAATGATTTGGCCTCGTCCAAAAAATCTCCAAATGCATTTTGAAAATCTAAAAACGAATAACTATCTATACTGTCTTGCAGGATAAAATTTATTTGAAGGAATATCCCAATTATTTTTTAAAGTATTCATGCTTTGATATGGACAACTTCTTCCAAATAATTCTTTTACCCAAATCCAATTATTATTATTATCCCTCTCTATATTTATAATATATTTTCTTCCAGTTCTAAATCCCAAACTTCCATCTTGCCCAATAAATTTAGCTATCATAACTGCCACTCCTTCTCTATTTCTGTTCTTCCATCATAAACACACTTCATACTTCCGCTTGATGTCCATACATATACATAAACATATTCGCAATCATCATCCCAAATTAATTTTACATCACATACCGTTCCAGGAATAATAGGAAGGTTTCCGCCTTTATATGTCGCCTTCCGCATTCTCTTCTTCCTTATATAAGGTAACAATTATTTTATTTCCATTGTCTCCACGTGCTTCATAAAAAAGTTCAATTAACCAACCTTTTTCTAATTCTTCATTAATTTTATCTTCTATCTCCCGACAATAATTTTCTGCACTTATTACTAATACTTTATTTTTCATGCTTTCCATTCCTCACATTTATATCCATGTTCATTAAACCATTTAGAAACTAAATGTCTATGACAAAAATCATTTGGCTTTTCATAACATAAAAGCGCAACGTGAATATTGTCACTGCACCATATACTACTTGTCATTTGCTCTCTTGTTTCAAGAGGAAGTATAAATTGAATGTCCGCGGCAACGCGATTCGTATCTAATTTATCTAACACTAATGTATTATAGTTTCGGATATAATAATCATTATCATGTGTTTGCTTCCAAACTTGAAAAAACTCCCATTTAGGAGCTAACTTTTTATACCATAGCCATCCCTTATCTATCATTCCCTCTTTATACCAATCGGGGATTCCGCCACATATCGCTATAGGTATCATATTAGGCGGGAATGACTTCATTTTTCCAAAATAACTTGTATATACCATTTTATTCTCCTACAATCACTGTTCCATGCTTTCCTTGCGACTTAAACTTCATTATCAATCTTTTTACTAATTGATTTCCATTGTTATAACAAACAATATAGTCCGCGGTTTGGGCAATTTTATTTAATAGTTTCTCTACATCCGCTTCTATCATAAATTCCACTGGAGCGCCATTGCGGATTGCCCAACGATATCCTGAACTAGACTTAAGGTTACTTTCATCGGTGCCGCCGCATATTACAGTAAAAAGAAAACATTGGCTATCTATTATTAATTTTTCCATAGTTTTGGATAATAATTCTTCATCCCCAGACCATATTATTACAATTTTGTTCATAATATTCCTTGCGGTAAATAAATAATTGGTTTACCTTGTTTTCTTGCATAATCAATAGTGATATAAGTACCACCTTGCGGAATGCCGTCCCATATTGCAATTAAAATATCACAATTATCTACCATAAAGCAATCTCTTTTATAGTAAGAATCGCGGGAATACTCGTCCTGAAGCGCTATCGAGCCAGCTGCCCGCTCAACAATATAAAGCTCATCTTGATGATATTTTTTTCTATTATAAGGAAAAACACAATAAACTGGGATTCCCAATTTAATACATTGTAAAGCAAATAATTGGTCAGCGCCTGCCGCCATTCCATTATACGCGGCAGTTATTTTATCTTTATTGTTAAGTTCCAATAATTTATTATATATCCACTGACTTATAATTTGCTCTTTACCTTTTAATCTTGGAGGTCTATGTCCTGTTACTGCGACTTTCATCGATATCTCCTATCCTTATTAAATAAATCTTTTAATTGTTCAAGAGTAGCTTTACCTGTATATACAAGAAAAGTGCTTGCCACAATTCCTGCTATACAAACAAAACCTATCCATCCTCCAATAAAACCTATTGCATTTCCAAGAGCTGACAAACCTTGTCCTAATGCTTCCATTTTATCTCCTCCGTTCAAGTGGTTTATACTCTTTTAATAGGTCGCGGGATTGCTGCTCTTCGGCGACTGATATCTGGCATCCGCCATTCCAAAAAGGACAATCAATTCTGCATTGACCATTAGAACTTTTTAAATGACAATAAGCAAGTTTAGGCTTATTTTTTACCATTCTTGCATATTCCTCTTGTCTATATTTATCTTCTTTATAGCTATTAATCCATTTTTCAGCATATTCAATTCCTATAACATTAGCAATATAGATGAATTGATATAAAAATCTTTTTATTTTATAATTCTCTTCTGCTTCAGGTCCGCCTTCTCTTTTGATACAATCGTAGAGTTTTTTAGATGGTTCTCCATTAAAGCTATGTATAAATGGGCTGACATGAACTTCAAATCCTTCTTCAATAAGTTTATTATATTTAACAGTTTCTCCTTCTTTTTCACTCTCTATTTTTTTCTCAACTGGATTTTTAATTCCTTTTTTCATCGCCCATATAGAAAAATCCATTTCACTTTTTAAAATCGCGCTACCATATGCATTTAATACCATATTATTCACCTACTTTACTTTTATCTTATAATAATTATATCATTTATTTTTAAATAAATCAATTAAAGTATCATTGAACGAGTTGACAAAAGAAAAAATTTGTGCTATACTATAATTAGAAGAAAAGAAAGGAGCGCTCTTATGGCAGATTTAGATGAAAAAGAAGTAGCTCTAGTGGAAGAAGATGAGGTAGATACAGAAGACTACCAAGATGAAAATGAGAATATAGAAGAGCAGTTGATAGAAGAAAATATTAAACCTGCTCATAAATTAGATTATTCTTTACAAACTCCGCAAGAGCGAAATGAATTAGTTAAAAAAATTATTGATGAGACGCCTCCTGAACAGCTTACTAATAAATATTTAACAATTTTATCAGATTACATTATTTTTGCAATGGATAAAGAAGAAAGAAAAAAGAAAAAGATATTAACTGACAATAGAATGGTAACTGTAAATAGGAGAGAAACATCATTCCAAGGATTAGCTGGGCAATTAGAAAATGGTGAAGATGGTATTTATAATATGATTGCAAATGATAAAAATATTATTTTTATGCCTAAAGTAACTATTACTGAAGAAGATATTAAAGAAATTCCTGGCTTAAAAGATTTACGTGATGCGATTGATAATGTAGAAAAACAGTTTAAGGCAGCAACTGGTAAACGTAAATTTTTACTAAAAAAACAACTTATCGAAATGCGTCAAGACCAATATGTATTGAAAAGTGCATATCGACAACCTATGTATATGATGAATGTAACTAAGAGTTTTTCTAAGTTACAATTAGATGGAAAAATTACGATAACAGAAGATGGTCAAGTAAAAAGTACAGAACTTGTTTCTTTATTTGACCAAAAACACATATCTGCATTATTATGTAATTATTCAAAATTAAAAGAGGATGCATGGGGTAAATTTAGTAGTGATTCATATTATTTAATGGAAGATTTAGATAATTTAATTGAACGAACACTAAAAGATAACTATCCATTATATTATGATTTACTTATTTATAAAATTGATGGAAAACAAAATATTGAAATACAAGAGCTATTAAATAAAAAACATGGAATTAAACATTCAGTAGAATATATTTCTTCATTATGGAGAAATAAAATTCCTAAATTGCTAGCGGAACAAGCTCAAGAAGATTATTTAGTTTGGTATTATACTACACAAGAGTATGGTAAATGGAAGAGATGTTCAAGATGTGGAGAAATTAAACTTGCTCATAATAGATTCTTTAGTAAAAATAAAACTTCTAAAGATGGTTTTTATAGTATTTGCAAATGCTGTAGAAATAAGAAAAAGTAGGACTTTTTAGATTAACTTATACTTAAATAAATTAAGAATTTAAAAAGGAGGAAGCTATTATGGCGAATTGTACTTGCACTAAGTGTGGAAAGTCTATGGATGAAGGACAATTCTACACTTATAAAGATGGTCAAAAGACTGAAATGTGTAAAAAATGTTTAACTATGCATATAGATAATTTTGAACCAGATACTTTTTTATGGTTACTTGAAAAAATGGATGTTCCATATATTCCAGAAGAGTGGAATGTATTAAGAGATAGGGCTTATGCAAAAGACCCTCATAAAATGAATGGAATGTCTGTATTTGGTAAATATTTATCTAAAATGAAACTTAAACAGTGGAAAGCTTATGGATGGGCGGATGGTGAACGTTTAAGAGAGCAAAATGCAGCAAGAGCAGAACAAGTAAGAGAAGAACAAGCTGCTTATGAAGCGGAAATTAAACAACAATATGATGAAGGTAAAATTAGTGAAGCCCAATATAAAACTTTAATGAGCACAGAGACTCAACATGCGGAAGAGCCTATGTATAGTCCTGCTCCTAATATGGATAATAATCCTTACAATGAAAATAATTTTATGAGTGAGGATGAATTAATTGACCCTGCATCAGAACTTACTACAGAAGATAAAATGTATCTTGCTATGAAATGGGGACGATTATATAAGCCTAACGAATGGGTTGAATTGGAACGTAAATATACTGAAATGATGAACTCATTCGATATTCAAGATTCTGATACAACTGGTACACTTATTCTTATTTGTAAGACTTACTTAAAGATGAACCAAGCTATTGACTGCGGAGACGTATCTGGATATAATACTCTTTCAAGAGTTTATGATACTTTGCGTAAATCAGCTAAATTTACTGCTGCTCAAAATAAAGAGGCTAAGAATGACTATGTTGATTCTGTAGGTGAATTAGTTGCGATATGTGAGCGTGAAGGCTTCATTCCGCGTTATGCTACAGATATTCCTCAAGATAAAGTAGATATTACTTTAAAAGATATGAATAATTATGTTCGTAAATTAGTAACTCAAGATTTAGGATTTGGTCAACAAATTGAAGATTCTATTAAAAAATTACAAATTCAAAAAGAAATGCGTGAACAAGAAGATGATTTTGATTTTGATGAAGATGAAGTAGATGGATTAAAAGATAAAGATTATGAAGAATATTTTGAAGAAATACAAGAGCAAAAGCAAAAAGATATAAAGATTATGTATGGTGATGAGGAGGGTGAATAATGGCATTACAAGATTTAATGGCACTCTCTGAAGCTAAAAATGTAAAAAAAGTTGGATTATCTGAAGAACGTATTCAAGCACAAATTCCAGTGTTGCGTGAATACGTTGCTTTTTGGCGCGAATACCCTGATATATTTGTAGATTTTTTATGCGGAAATAATCCTGAAAATTTCCAATTATATTTTTATCAAAGAGTATTTTTAAGAGCAGTTATGCGTCATAGATATGCGTATGCAACCTTCCCTCGTGCATATTCAAAATCATTTTTATCAGTGCTGATTTTGATGATACGTTGTATCTTATATCCTGGTAGCCACTTATTTGTTACAACAGGTGGTAAGGAGCAGGCGGCTGGTATTGCAAGAGAAAAAGTAGAAGAACTTTGTAAATTAATACCAGGTATTAAAAATGAAATAGATTGGAGTAGAGGAGCATCCAAATCTTCTAAAGATAATGTAGAATATCTATTTAAGAATAAAAGTAAACTTGATATTATGGCAGCAAGACAATCTTCTCGTGGTAAACGTGCAACTGGCGGACTTGTAGAGGAGTGTATTCTTGTAGACCAAACAATGCTAAATGAAGTTATTATTCCTACTATGAACGTTAATAGACGTCTTCCGGACGGTAGTCGTCATGAAGAAGAGTTAGTTAATAAGAGTCAGATTTTTGTAACTACCGCGGGTTGGAAGAATACTTTTGCTTATGAAAAGTTAATTCAGACATTAATTCAACAAATTATTGAACCTGAAGAAGCTGTAGTTCTTGGTGGAACATGGCGAGTACCTGTAATGGAAAAATTATTACAGCGTAGCTTTATTGAAGAGTTGAAATTAGATGGAACTTATAATGATGCATCTTTCGCGCGTGAATATGAATCAGAATGGAGCGGAGATGCGGAAAATGCTTTCTTCTCATCCGAACGTATTGATAAATATAGAGTTTTATTACAGCCAGAATATGAATGGAGTGGAAGAAGTTCTAAATCAGCTTATTATGTTTTAGGAATAGACGTTGGTCGTAAAGGATGTACTACTGAGGTTTGTGTATTTAAAGTAACGCCACAGCCACAAGGAAGTGCATTGAAGTCTCTTGTTAATATATATACATTTGATGAAGAGCATTTTGAACAGCAGTCTATTAATATTAAAAAGTTATATTATAAATATAAAGCTAGAGCTATTGCTATTGACGCTAATGGTCTTGGTATCGGTTTAATTGATTATATGGTTAAATCTCAAGAAGATATTGATGGTTCATACTATCCGCCTTTTGGTCCTATGAATGATGATGAAGGTTTTTATAAGAAGTTTAGAACTGACGATATGGAAAGAGATGCGCTATTTTTGATTAAAGCAAATGCTCCAATTAATACAGAAGCTCATACTTATGTTCAAACTCAATTATTTAGTGGAAAGATTAAATTTTTAATTGATGAAAATCAGGCTAAAGCTAAACTTATGGGAACTAAAACAGGGCAGGCTATGGATGCCAATAAACGTGCGGATTATTTAAAGCCTTTTACTTTAACTACTATTTTAAGAGAACAAATGCTTAACTTAGTAGAAGAAAATGAAGGTGTTAATATTATTTTAAAACAATCAACAAAAGGCATCCGTAAAGATAAATTTTCAGCATTTGAATATGGTTTATATTATATTAAACAAGAAGAAGAAAAATTAAAAAAGAGAAAACATCATAATATTAGTGATATGATGTTCTTCTCATCGAGGTAAGAATGGTTCATTCGATTGATGAAGATTTAGCATTAGATAAAATTAAAGCGTCATTGAAACAAATTCCACTTATTAATGATGCTTTAATTAATGCTAAAGGAGAATTAATTTTTAGATTTACTGATAATACACAAGTAGTAATTGATTTAAAAGAAGTGGTCAGAAGTTATTAAAATACTTGGTATTTTTTTAAAATATTAGTGTAATTAAGGAGGACAGAATGAGAGCATCAAGAGGAGAAATTAAAATTGAAGAAATTTTAACTGAAGCTGGTTTAAATTTTAAAGAAGAATATAGTTTCCCTGGACTTGTAAGTACAAATGGAAGAGCTCTGAGGTTCGACTTTGCTGTCTTTGATGATAATGGAGAGTTAGATTTTTTAATAGAATTTCAAGGTATTCAGCATTATGAAGCTAAAAGTAAATTTGGTGGATATTCTGGATTGCGGAAACAGCAATATAATGATATGAAAAAACGAGAGTATTGTCAGAAACATGATATTACTTTAATAGCTATTCCATATTGGGATGAAGGTAAGATTGATTATGATTATATTATGCGCGCGGCGGGCTATTAAAAAATTTAATTTTAAATAAAGTTGACAAAGTTCTAAATTTTTGTTATAATATCATTAGAAAGGTTGGGTATTATCTTGATAAATAGAAGAGAAGAGATTAAGAAAAAGGGTTTTAGCATGAATGCGAATATTCCCTCTATTATAGAAGATGACATATATTCAACTCCTCATGATATTGTCGATTTTTCAAAAATAAGAGTTGGAGCAAAGTCTTTAGAAAATGCTATTTTAGAGCTTAATAATTATAAGAAACTCAATCCTAAATTAGGAGATAAAACTGAAGTTCTTAGAGCTATTATGAATAGCGATTATGAGACTATGAGAGATATATCTAATTTTTTCTATAAAACTAGTGGTATCTATGCACGTTTATGTAGATATATGGCTTATCTTTATAGATATGATTGGTATATTACTCCATATATAAACTCTGAAAGTCTTAAACAGGAAAAAATATTAGACGGATTTAATAAAGCTTTAATGTATCTTGATAATTTTGAAGCTAAACGTTTTTTTGGAGAAGTAGCTTTAAAAGTTATTAGAAATGGCTGTTATTATGGATATTTAATTCCACAAACAGATAAAATGGTAGTTCAAGAACTTCCGCCTAAATATTGCCGTTCACGTTTTTCTGTAAATGGAAAGCCTGCGGTTGAATTTAATATGAAATTTTTTGATGATATGTTTAGAGATGCAGCTCAAAAAATGAAAATGTTAAATTTATTTCCACAAGAATTTAAGAAGGGATATGTTCTTTATAAAGAAGGTAAATTAAAGCCTGATTTTGCGGGAGATACCTCTGGTTGGTATTTACTTGATATTAATAATTGTATAAAATTTAATCTTAATGATAATGATTATCCAGCATTTATCTCTGTGATTCCAGCTATTATTGATTTAGATGAAGCACAAGCATTAGATAGAAAGAAGATGCAACAGCAGCTTTTGAAAATTATCATTCAGAAGATGCCTTTTGATAAAAATGGAGATTTAATTTTTGATGTAGACGAAGCTCAAGCATTGCATAATAATGCAGTTAAAATGCTACAAAATGCTTTAGGTATTGATGTATTAACTACTTTTGCAGAAGTTGATGTTGCTGATATGGCTGATAAAAATACAACAACGACAACAGATGAGTTAATGAAGGTAGAAAGAACTGTATATAACGAAGCAGGTGTATCTCAAATGCAATTTAATACAAATGGTAATATTGCACTTGAAAAATCTATTTTAAATGATGTTGCAAATATGTATAACTTATTATTACAATTTGAATCATTTATGAATGATTTATTATCACCTTTTAATAAAACACCTAAAAAGATTTTTTATAGAGTTCAAATTTTAACTACTACAATATATAATTATCAAGAGATGGCAAAACTATATAAAGAACAAACTCAATTAGGATACTCTAAAATGTTACCTCAAATTGCATTAGGTCAAAGTCAAAGTTCCATTCTTGCAAATGCGTACTTTGAAAATGATATACTTGATTTAGTTCATGTATTTATTCCACCTATGAGTAGCAATACTATGAACGCGGAAGCTATCGCTAATAGAAGCGGTAAATCTAGTTCAGATGGAGATGGCAATGTAGGAAGAAATGAAAAACCTAATGACGAAAAGAGTGAAAAGACTATTCAAAACAGAGAGTCGATGAATTAAGGAGGATGTGATTGATGTCAAGAATGAGTATTGCCACGATAGATAATCCAGAATTTATCAATCTGCAACCTTTGGACATAAATCCTTTAATGTCTAAGTGCGAAATTAAAGTATTATATGTAGGACAGAATAGAAATAGAAGTTTTATAACTAAAGAAGTCGCTACTGAAATGTCTAAGACATTACGTGGAGCACCGATTGTAGGTTGGTATAAAGAAGACAAAGGTGACTTTGCTGACCATGGCGACCGTGTTATCTGGGATGGAGATGGAATACAATTTGAATGTATGACAAGACCTTATGGTTTTGTTGCTCCTGACGCGGAAGTGTGGTTTCAGAAATTTGAAGATACAGATGACTTTGGTAACAAAGTTATTAGAGAATATTTAATGACGACTGGTTTTTTATGGACTGGTCAATATGAAGAAGCAAAATTAGCTGTTGAAGGTAATGGTCGTCCGCATTCTATGGAGTTGGACGATGAAACTTTGGACGGAAAATGGTCACAAGACTTAAAAACAGGTCTTGAATTTTTCATAATCAATGACGCGATATTCTCAAAATTATGTATTTTAGGTGAGGACGTTGAACCGTGTTTTGAAGGTTCTAGCGTTACTAAACCAGAAGTAAGTAAAACATTTAGTAAGATTGATGATGATTTTAAAATCACTTTGTTTACTATGATGCAAGATTTAAAATTTGCGTTACAAGGAGGACAGACAATGGCTGATGTAAAAAATACAGCTGCTGAGCCAGAAACTCAAGTAGCAACACCTGCTGAACAATTTTCTGCTACTCAGGGCAAAGATGAACAAAATGTTAGCAATGAAAATCAAAAATTTACAGAAGGTTCATCTACTGAAAATGTAGCTGCTAATACAGGTGCGGAAACTTCTGAGTTTAAGAAAGAAGAAGAAAAGGACGAAGAGAAAGATAAAAAAGATACTAATACTTCTGATTCTGAAGATAAGAAGGATGAGTATAAATGCGGTGGAGATGATAAGGATAAAGATAAGAAATATTCCTTGTTAGAAGAAAAGTTCACAGCTTTGGAGCAGAAATATTCTGCTATGGAAAAAGATTATCAGGCTCTTGTTCAATTCAAGAATAGTATTGATAACGAAAAGAAAGATGCTTTAATTAAAACTTTCTATATGCTTTCTGATGAAGATAAGAAAGATGTTATTGAGAATAAAGCTAAATATTCTTTAGAAGAAATTGAAGCTAAACTTTCTGTTATTTGTTTTAGAAAGAAAGTTTCTTTTGAAAACACTAATGAGAATGTTGAACAGAAAAATGAACAAGTTTCAGGCTCTGTTACTACATATTCTTTAAATTCAGCAGTAGAGAATGATGTGCCAGCTTGGGTTCAAGCTTGCAGAAACACTCAAAATAAACAAAAATAAAATAGGAGGAACATATAGATGGCTCAAGAGACTATTAAGAGAATTGGTTTTGGTCAAGTAGAACCAAATCATTTGTCTATGCAGAGAACTGGTCAGATTCATGCTCAGTTACCAGCTGCTAAGGCTATTACTCAATTAGAGAATGGTCAGTTTGCCAAATACGATATTCCAAATGGTGAAGTTAATTTCACAGGTGTTGGAGAATGGTATATGGTATTTAACGAAGTGAAGTTATATGGCGATACCTATAATGAAACTTATAAAGACTATGCTATGAGAGCAGAAAACTTCACAGATAAGGAAATGACTCCTAGATTGGTGAAGTTAAATATTGGAGATTTATATACAACTAACTGCGTTGGTGGTGCAGGTTCTTATAGACAAGAATATGCCGGAATCGCCCTAAAAGAAGGAGATAAATTAACTCCAGATTCTAATGGATTTTTAAATACGGACGGTGCAGATAGTGCAGATTATGTATTAACTGTAGTTAAAGTTTACACAATGCCAGATGGACAGCCTGGTGTTAAGTTAATGAGAACTAAATAAGGAGGAGAACAGATATGACTTATAATGAGTTATTAGCATTAGGTAAAGTTGTTGTTAATGCGAACCCTTCTGCTCCTACAGCTTATACTTGGGGCGAAGATAAGTTCTCATATGCAACTTTAAATGAGACTTTTTCTCAAGAATTAAATAAATTACATCAAGATAATCCAAAACAGGCTTATGCATTGATGGAAGAAGTTATTAATGATGTATTACCTAAGAAAGTTCTTGAACAGTATGGACAATTTGCTGAAATTAAGACTTTCGCACAAGGAGATAAACCTGTATTTGTACAGAGAATTACTGAGGCATCTCGTAGACGTGCTAAACAGTTCATTACTAAAGTTGGTTTGGCTGGTACTTATGAAGTATTCAAACTAGATGGTAAGAGCTATGAAGTAGCTACAAGTGCATTCGGTGGAGCTGCTCAGATTCCATTTGAAGAGTATTTGGATGGAAGAGTTCAGATGTCAGATGTACTTGACATTGTATTAAATACTTTAGATGAAAAGATTTATCTTGAAATTGAAAAAGCTTTGATTGCATCTGTAGCTAATCTACAGGCTGCTAATAAACATACTGATAACAAGTTTGACGAAGCTGAAATGGATAAATTGTTAGCAGTAGCTGATTCTTATGGTCAGGCAACAATTTATTGTACTTTTGATTTTGCAGCTACTATGTTACCAGCTGAAGGTTGGGTATCTAATGAGATGAAGAATACTATGTGGAATAATGGTTATCTTGGTAACTATAAAGGACACAGAGTAGTAGTTTTACAGCAGTCTTATACAGATGAAACCAACAGTGAGAAAGTTATTGACCCATCTTACGCATGGATTATTCCTGGCGGAGCTGAAAAACCTGTAAAAGTTGCATTTGAGGGAACTGCTCATATGAGAGAAACTCAGAATGAAGATTGGTCAACAACAACACACATCTATCAGAAAGTCGGCGTAGGTGCTATGATTACTAATGATATTTGTGTATATCAGAATACTAGTTTGACAAAATAATAATAATCTATAATAAGGGATTATTAACACTGGGGATAATCACTTATCCCCAGTTTTTTTTATATAGAGATAAAAGGAGATAAATTATGTTGGAAGATAAAACAATTATTACTGTTACAAATAGAAATAATGGAAGTACTGGTTATAGTATTCCAGAAATGAATGGATTAAAAAGAAAATTTGCTCCAGGAGAGAGTAAAAAAGTTACGATGGATGAATTAAGAAAACTTTCTTATCAGCCTGGCGGAGATTATTTATTAAAAAATTATCTTATAATGTTTAATGAAGAGGCAGTAGAAGAGCTTATTGGTGGAGTTGAACCAGAATATTATTATACAGAACAAGATATTCAAAATCTTTTAATTAAAGGAACTCTTGACCAATTAGACGATTGTTTGACATTTGCTCCAGTTGGAGTTATTGAAATGGTAAAATCTATTGCAGTTAAAATTAAACTTAATGATATGAATAAAAGAGAATTAATTTTTGAAAAAACTGGATTTAATCCTGATAATGCTATTAAGAATAATAAATATGCAGAAGATGCAGAAAAGAAAGAAGTTGAAGCTAAAAAGGTTCGTAAGGCGGCAGTACCTGGTCAAGAAACTTCTAATCTAGTTCAAAATGCTCAAATTGATACTCCGCAACGTAAAGCTTCTACTCCTAAATATAAAGTTGTAACTAAGACTGAATAATATATAGGAGGTGTATCATGAACAAAACACCTTTTTCAAAAGTTTATGATAGCTTTCTATCTAAAGTTACTGATGATATGTATATGGAGTTAACAGAACTTGAAACATTTAGAATGTTACAAGAATTATTAGTTTCTTCTATACATTGGTTTGAATTTCCGCGTGTTAATATTAATGATTATGATGAAAATGAAATTATTGATGAGGAAACTTATTCTGGAGTAGAAAGCGAAAATAAACCTGTAAAAGCAATAATCTACAGTGGTGGATACTTCAATGTTCCTCTAACCACTGAAGAAATAAATGTATTATCTACATATATGATTGTCGAATGGATGGGTCAACAATTAGCAAGTGTAGAAAATACAAGAATGAAATATAGTGGTTCAGATTTTAAATTTACTTCTCAAGCCAATCATATGGCAAAGATTTTGACAGTACAAAAAGATTATGAAAGAAAAGGTTTCCATTTACAAAGATTATATAAAAGAAGAATTGTAAATGATAATGGTGAAACAAAGTCTACTATAGAAACCATTATGGAATCTTATCCACAAGGAAGGAAGGTTCATTACAATGGTTATAAAGTATGATGTTGAAATAAATAATGAAGTAATTATAAAAGAATTAAAGAAAATTACCAATCTTATTTATAAATTACTTCCAAGTAGAGAAGAAAATATAGATTGGGAAAAACCACTAGAAACTATCATTGAAGAATTAGCAGGAATGAATAGATTGTTAATCGACCAACATGAAATTTTATTTCCTTTATTAAGCAAATTGGAGGGACTATTCATCCTTACTGATATTGAAGATTTTGGTCTTTTTAGACGTACTATCTTTGAATGTTTAAGTATGATGAATACGTTAATGAAACAGTGTCAGGATTAGATAATTTAAGAACTAGACTTGAATATCATGGAGGAATTACTGCGGAAGGTCGATTCCAAAAGGATAAATTAGAGAGCTTGCGGAAGTCTCTTTTATATTCCTATCAAGCGGAAACCGCTGTAATACATGGGAAAATGTTTCGTTGCCTTTTGAATACAGATAAACAAAAGGCAGATTATGATTGTAAAATATTATCTATACCATATGAAGATATTTGTTTAGGTGAGTATAATGAAGAAACTGCGGAAGTTAGTTTTAAAGAACCTGATGGTCCAACTTCTAAAGGAATGATACCAACTAATATAAAAGCTGGTGAAGTTTTTTTATGGAAAGAAACAAATACTCATTGGTTAGTATATTTACAATTTCTTGAAGAAGATTCATATTTTAGAGGGGAAGTATATAAATGTGAAGAAGAACCTATAGAAATAAATGGGAAAAAATATTATGTTTATATACGCGGACCTGTAGAAACAACAATTCAATGGAATCAAAAAAGTAATATATCTTGGAATGATATTAATTATTCTTTAATTATGTATATTACTAAAAATGAAGATACATTGGATTATTTTCATAGATTTAAACAAGTTAAAATTGGTAAAAATATGTGGGAAGTAAAAACAGTAGACCCATATGCTGCAGATGGTATTATTGAAGTTTGCTTAGGTGAATGGTATAATAATGAGTTTGAAGAAGAGCATGAAGAGCCTATAGAACCGGATGAAAGTACTGATGAACTACCTATTCCGCGAATTGAAGGTCCAAAAGTTGTTAGTCCTTTTGATATAATAGATTATACTATTGTAGGTTTTAATAAAGGACAATGGTCTATTAGTAATAATAAAAAAGCCAATTTTATAAAAAATGAAGGAAATGTAATCACAATAGAAATAATTACAGGAAAAAGTGGAAAGTTTGATTTAACATATACAAGTGAAGACAACCAAAGTGTTACTTTACCTATTGAAATTAAATCATTATAGGAGATAAAAGGAGTTTTAAGATGAAAAGAGATTTAGCAAGATTACCAGAATTGCAGTCATCTTTCTTATCTTGTGAGAAAGATACTGAAACTATACTGCGTAAATTATTTGTTGAAAGTCGTCCTTATAGTGATGAATTAAAAAGGTTATTAGTTATTAGTGCAAAGGATTGTTTAGATAATAAAGATAATCCAAAATATATAGAGAAATTAAATAATATGTCTATTGCTAAATTGCGTGAAGAAGGATATATTAAATTAGAACCAAAAGTTCGTTTACCAGAGCATGAGCAAATCAAGGCTTATATTATTATTTCTTTTGATAATTTTACTCCTAATGCTAAAAACCCTGAATTTAGAGATTGCACTATCAATTTTGATGTAATCTGTCATACTGACTATTGGGACATTGGAAATTATAGATTAAGACCGCTTAAAATATGTGGTTATATTGATGGTCTTTTAAATAAAAGTAAGTTATCAGGAATTGGTGAATTGTTTTTTGCGGGCGGCAGTCAGATAATTCTTAGTGAAGATTTATCTGGATATAGTATAAGTTATAGAGCAATTCATGGAACTGATGACCAAATTCCTAAAAAGGAAGATTAAAATGTTAAACGATTTGTTGCTTTTATCTGGAACTGATATTCCATTTCAACAAGCTCAAATCAGTATTCATCAACCTACTATAAAAGAAATTTCTTTTATAGGTGAAGAAGCATTTTTTATTGGTTGCGAATTATTAAACTTTTCTAAAGATGTCTTAGCTACAGAGGACAAAACTAATTTAGAAGATAAAACAAATTTTGAAGTATTTATGTCAATAATGAAAGATAAAAGTCTGACAGCACAAAAAGGTAAAATTAGTGCATTTATGGTATTAACTTTAATGTTTCCAGAGTATGAGATTCGCATACAAAAAGATTGTATATCTTTGATAAAAGGCGATGATATTCATAGCATAAATAATCAAAATTTTGAAAATTTTAAAGAAATTGTTGTTGCTATGTTTTGTTTAAAAAGTCGCAGTTCTGAACCGGATTATAATCCAGCAGGGGAAAAAGCAAAAGAACTTGCTGAAAAGATGAAAAAAGGAAGACAGAAGGCGGCAGCCGCGAAAGGAGAAGCTCAAAAAATTAATCTTTTAAGTAGATATATATCTATCCTTTCTGTTGGAGAAAATAAAAGTTTTGATACTCTGTTAGGCTATACTATTTATCAATTATTTGATGAATTTAATCGTTTTGAACTGAAACAAAGATATGATATATATGTTCAAGCAAAAATGGCGGGAGCCAAGGATTTAGAAGAAGTAGATAATTGGATGAAAGATATTCATTCATAATCTATATTAAATTGAAAATTTATAAGGAGGATGCCTAAATGAAATTTGGTGTACGCGAGATTTGTGACGTAGTATTTAAAGCTAAGTCAACTGTAAAAATCGGAAATAAGATATTCAAAAAGGGTCAGCCAGTTCTTTATATCGATACAGCAAAAACTTCTACCACAGAAGGCGCAGCTACAACAGTATATGCAACTGGTGGTAAAGGTAACACTAGATTGATTGCATGGGAAGGTGAAAAAACTTTAACATTTACTGTTGAAGATGCATTATTATCTCCTATGGGATTTGCAATCTTGTCTGGTGCTGGATTGTTAAAAGGAACTGAGGCAGAAGAAGTTCATGTTCATACAACTTCTGTTGCTTATAGTGATGCTAATGTTATTGATTTAACAGATGCGCTAGGAAAAACAGAGAAGATTTGTGCAACAGCTCCTATCTTTGCTGTAGTTGCTGAAGCGGATGGTTCTATTACAGGTGAATTAATTGAGCCTCTTGTAGTTAGTGAAGATGGAAAGAAATTATTAGGTAATGTACCTGCTGGTACTACTGTATTTGTTGACTTTTATGTAACAAAACCTGGTAATGCAATTTCTGAATTGCAGATTGATGCAGAGAATTTCGCTGGTTATTACTATGTTGAAGCTTCTACATTATTTAGACGTCAAAATGATGGTGTAGATATGCCAGCTGAATTAACATTCCCTAATGTTAAGATTCAGTCTAACTTTACATTTACAATGGCTTCTACTGGAGACCCATCAACATTTACATTCACAATGGACGCTTTCCCAGGATACACATATTTCAATCCTACAAAAAAAGTTCTTTGTGCTATGCAAATTGTAGATGATACAGAAGAAGTTGAGAAGCCTGATATTGTTTCTGTATTTTCTCATGAAAATTCAGAAGATATTCCTGAGAGTGAAGACGGAAATGATAATGGCGGAAAAGCTGAGAAAATTAGTGATAAAGTATTGACAGTCCCTGCTCAAAGTAAGGTATTGTTAGGTAAGCAAGTATCTGAAATGATTTCACCAGATACTTATGTAGCAGTTAATGGTGCTGTAATGGGTACATTGAATTATATCACTGATTACACAGAGTTTAATACAGCTAATCCAGAAGAGCAGAAGGGATATTACTTCCCATTCGTATTAGCTGATGGTATTGGTTCAGTAGGAACAAGCAAAATGACTATCATAAAGAACGGTATTGCTTCTGATGAAAAGACCGATATGGATTATGATCCAGAATTGTTACTACGTGTGACTAAGGGAGATAAATTCAGTATCGTTGTAGATGATGAAGAGATTATTACTTTAACATTTGCAGGAGCTAAATTTAAGATGTAATTAAATAGGAGGACAATTTAGTTGTCCTCCTTTATTTTTTTATATTGAGGTGATGTTATATGTATGAAATACAGACTGATGAATTACAATTATCACAGGCTGATAATGAATTGTTAGATGCTTTAAATAATCCACTAAAAGAAGTAGTTGATGAACGTCTTGTGAAATTAAAGGCGGCAGCTCAAAAATATCAAATGATTATGGCGGACGCGGGAGTCGCGTTGCAACAATTTAGAGACGCTCAAAGACGTAAATCTCAGCTAATTAAATCTTATGGAAGAGATAAGAATGTTTATCAAGAAGTTGAAGCATATAAGCAATATAAGACTATTACTGACAACTTTTATAATAGCGGAATGCCGCAGAAAATTGTAAGTGCTGCATTTGAATTACAAGAAGCTGCCAATATTGCGCTTGGTCAAGAAGTAGAAACTGTATTTGTATTTGAAAATGCAGAAGGAACTCCAGAATTATATCAATTAGGAAATATAACTGATTATTTAAAATATGATACTGCATCAAGAACTTATAATTTAACTGCACGTTTTGGGACATTAAAAAATGAAATAAGCGGACTTCAGCAAGCAAGAATGGATAATTTATTTGATGAAAGTATTAATATGGCAAAATTAGATGCTACTTATAAAGAAGTTATGTGGCGTTATAGATATAGCAAAATTAAAACTGTTATGTGGCTTAATCCAAATCCGCCGGAAAAGTGGAATCTAATGAAAGTTTCCGCAGAAGGTGATATTAATGAAGCATATGCTGCTATTGTTTTACAACGATTAGGAAAAACATATGAAAATGATATGGAACAAAATATTCAAGATTATATGGAAGAAGTTGGAAAAGTTGATTCAGCATCTGGTTTGTTACAAGGTGACGTTACAGTTGGTAATATTGAATACGCCATTAAATCAGCTAATGCTTCAATTCCAGGTTTAGCTCAGTTTACTAAATTTGCTAAAGAAATTTTAGCAGATGATTTTAATATTAAAAAATTAGAAGAGAAAAAAGAAACACTTCGTAAAAAAGGTCGTTTGAGAAATCATTTAAAAACTATGACTAACGAGGCTGCTTCTCAACTATTGCAAGAAGTTCATGATAGAGTTCTTTCTGGAAATTATAGTTATTAAAACTTGACAAAAGAAAAATTTTGTAGTATAATTATATTATAAATGAGACAAAAGGAGAAAAAGAAATGGGAAAAGAATATTGTATTTATATTCATATAAACAAAATAAATAATAAAGTTTATATTGGTCAAACTTCTCAATTTCCTCCTAGTAAAAGATGGCTTGGTGGAGAAGGATATCAAAATTGTCCAAAGTTCTATAATGCAATTAAAAAATATGGATGGGATAATTTTGAACATATAATTCTCGAAAAAGGATTAACTCTTATTCAAGCGAATGATAAAGAACGCTATTATATAAAATTATATAATAGCATAGATAATGGGTATAATATTAAAGTTGGTGGTTCTAATAGTGAATTAACTAAAGAACATAAAAATAAAATACGTAAATCTAATCAAAAAGTTTTTAAACAAAAATTTGAATCAGATGAATATAGAAATAAAATGAGAAAAATTCATATTCAAGCTCAAGGAAAAAAAGTTATTTGTTTAGAAACTGGGAAAATATTTGATAGTCAAACTTTAGCTGCGGAATGGTGTGGTTTAAAAACTTCATCTCATATTTCAGGATGTTGCAAAGGGAAAAGAAAAACAGCAGGTGGCTATCATTGGAAATTTATATAAAGGAGATAAAAGGATATGAAAGTTAGTTATGCTAATTTAAAATTAAAAGTTGACACTTCTATTAATACTTTTGATTTTGGAGGAAATAAAATTGAAGTTTTAAAGTATCTTCCTATTGAAGATAAATATGATTTGGTAATGATTACATTACAAAAAGCATTTGAAAATGGTATTTATAATGCTATGAAAGTTGATATATTTTTCCATTTACATTTAGTTTATATGTATACCAATTTATCTTTTACAGATAAACAAAAAGAGAATGAATTAAAACTATATGATACTTTAAAGAGTAATGGTTTTATTGATTTATTATTAGAAACTATTGAAGAAAGTGAATATAATTTCTTATATGAATGTATTAATGAAATTATTTCAGATAGTTTAAATTATCGTAATACTGCGGGAGCTGTTATTCAAAGTCTTATTAATGATTTACCTAAGAATGCGGAAGCCGCAGCAAAAATAGTTGATTCATTTAATCCAGAGAAATATAAACAAGTTATTCAGTTTGCAGAAGCTGCTAATGGTGATAGACCATTAAGAGGGTTAAGACAGAATATTAAGCCTGTTGATGAGGCGGGCAAAATAGATTAAAAGATATGCCTTTACTATCATATATTGGTAGTAAAGGCTTATTTTATTTTGAGAAAACGGAGGAAAAAGGAGATAGATGGCTAATAGAATTAATTTTCAAGTTGGTTATACTGTTGATAAAGCAGGATTAAATGAAATTCAAAATGCTTTAAGACAAGTCCAATTAGAAGCTAATAAAGCATCAAAAAGTGGAACTTTAACTACTGAATTAAAAGAAGCTTCTAAAGCGGCTCAACAGTTACAAACTATTCTTAACGATGCTTGGAATGGTAAATTAAATCAATTAGATTTAAGCAAATTAAATAATAGCATTAAAGCTACTTATGGTAGTGTTGAGCAGTTAAGAGCTTCTTTTACCTTAGCAGGAAATGCAGGTAGTACTGGAGCAACAACTGCCGCTACTGCATATAATAAATTCGCTAGTAGTGTTTTAAATACTAACTTGCAATTAAAACAAAGTAATAAACTTTTAGATGATATGGCTGCTACGATGTCTAATACTGTTAGATGGGGTATTACATCTAGTATTTTTAATAATTTAACAGGTTCTATCCAACAGGCTTATACTTATACTAAGAATTTGGATAGTTCATTAAATGATATTCGTATAGTAACAGATAAAAGTGCTGAAAGTATGGAAACTTTTGCTCGACAAGCTAATAGTGCGGCAAAAGCTTTAGGTACAAGTACTTTAGATTACACACAAGCATCTTTAATTTACTATCAGCAAGGTTTATCTGATGAAGAAGCTCAGGCAAGAGCGGAAACCACTTTAAAAGCAGCTAACGTAACTGGTCAAACTGGTGAGGAAGTTTCAGAGCAACTTACTGCTGTATGGAACGGTTATAAAGTTACAGCAGAAGAAACTGAGCTATATGTTGATAAATTGGCGGCAGTAGCAGCTTCAACCGCATCAGACCTAGAAGAATTATCTGTAGGTATGAGTAAGGTAGCATCTGCGGCAGCCGCAATGGGTGTAGATATAGATAAATTAAATGGTATGTTATCTACAGTTATATCTGTAACTCGTCAAGCACCAGAATCTGCAGGTACTGCATTTAAAACTATCTTTGCGCGTATGGAAGACCTAGAGTTAGATGGAGAAGATGAATTTGGTGTTTCATTGGGTGAAGTATCTTCTTCTCTTGAATCTATGGGTGTTTATATTTTAGATGCAGAAGGTTCTATGCGTGATCTTGGAGAGGTTATTGAAGAAGTTGGTAATAAATGGAATAGTGGAGCTTGGTCTGAAGCAGAAAAACAAGCTTTAGCTATTGATTTAGCTGGTAAGAGACAATATAATAACTTGCTTGCTTTATTTGAAAACTGGGATATGTACAATGAAGCAGTTAATACTTCTGTTGATGCAGTTGGAACATTACAGCATCAGCAAGATATTTATATGGAATCTACAGCTGCACATTTAGAGCAATTAAAAACTGAAGCAGATAAAACTTATGATATTTTATTTGACCAGGATACTGTTAATGATTTCATGGATACAGCAACTGGAGCATTAGAAATCTTTAATAACTATTTAACTGGTTTAAATGGTGGTATGAACTCTCTTGTTCATATGGTCAGTGTTGTTGCTAATGTTTTTAGTAATCAAATCGGTAAATCTATAAATCAAAGTTTGTCTAATCTTGATGCTTATCGTACAAATTTAGATGCTATTGCTATGAAGCAACAAATTATTGATGCTCATGCTGTATCTGGGCAAAATGTTACAAATGAAGTAGCTGTTGAAAAAGAGGCAACTATTGCCAATCAGTTATTACAAGTTCGCAAAGCATTAACATCTGAACAATATAATGAATTAACTGCTGAACAACAAAAAATTGGATTATTAGAACAAGAAATTCAAGAAACAACTAATTATGGTAAGTTACTAAAAGGAATTGACCTTACTGAAAAAGATAGCACTCAAACTATTACTAATCGTATTGAATTTAAACAACAAGAAGTTCAAGCCCAGAGAAATTTATTAGAATATTTAGAATTATGTAATCAGTCTGAAGAAACTTGGATGACTCATAGCACAAGAATTGCTCAACTTGGAGAAGAAATTTTTAATGAAAATAGTGAAACCGCAGAATTATTGGCGGGAATCTCAGCTGAACAATTACAGATTTTGGAAACAGTTCAAAATGAGGCACTTGAAGAGGGAGACCTTAATAATTTAATTGAACAACAAAGAGGACTTATCCAACAAAACGAACAAGGTATTGCAGATGCTAATCAAGCGTTACAGTACAGACAAAATATAGAAAATGGTCATTTAGAACAGTTACAACAAGAGCAGCAAGCTAGACAAAGAATAATTGACCAAACAACAGAACAAGCTAAGAGACAGCAATTATTATCTCAAGCGGTTTCTGGCTTAATGACTGTAGTATCTTTAATGACTACATTATCTGGTATTATTCAGACATTAAACAATCAAGATTTAACTGCTGGTGAAAAAGCTGAAGCTATTATTACAACATTATTATTTTCTTTGCCAATATTGATAATGAATTTTACTAATATTGCTAAGATTATTCCTGGATTAGCTACAGGTTTATCTACAATAGCATTAAGTTTAGCAAGTGTTACAGGAGCGGAAATTGGTGTCACAGCCGCGACTACAGGTTTAACTACAGCAGTTGGAATGTTATGGGCTGCTTTAGCTCCAGTTCTTCCAATTATTATTGCAATAGCCGCGGCAGTAGGGGCACTTGTAGCAGTAGTTAAATTAAGCATTGATGCATATAATGCAGATGCAAATGCTGCAGAAGAAGCTGCCAATCAGGTTAAAAATTTAACTGAAAGATATAATGAATTAAATAATGCTGCAACTGAATTAAAAAATAATATTTCTGAATATGACGATGCTATTGATGCTTTAGAAGATTTAACTGAAGGTACAGATGAATATTCAGAAGCATTAGAAAATGCAAATGATAAAGCAAGAGAGTTAATTGAAACTTATGGTTTATTTGATAAATGGAGTACAAATAATGGTTTAATTACCATTGATGAAAACGCTTTAAATCAAGCGATAGAAGATGCAGAGAAAGCTGTAAGTAAAGCTCAAACTCAAACATATGGTGCAAATATTATTTCAAATCAAGCACAGTTAAAGAGTAATACAACTAATTTAGGTCGAGATATTGGTTCTGTTGTAGATACTGGAATAAATTCTGAAGGCACAGAAATTTTCCGTAATTTTACGAATAATGAGTTGCAAAATGCTGCACAAGCAATAGCAAATTTAACTGAAGCTAATAATGGAGTTGCACTTTCTGATGAGCAACTTAAAGAGCAGTTACTTGCAATGGGAGATTCATTAGATAAGGCAGTAACAGATAATATTGATAGTATTATTTCTAATAGACAAGCATTAGAAGATTTAGCAGATTCAATGAATGATGCTAAAAAAGCTAATGAATATTATGCCGAACAAATCATGGGTATAGTAGTTGAAGATACCTATGGGGATAGATTAGAAGGTATGGCTACTGATGAAGAAGGTAATACTAATGAATCTTTATATAATCAGTTAATTGCTGCAACTACAACAGCTTTAGCAAATGGTCCATCTAATGAACAATCTTTAGCAGATGCGATTGCTGCGATTGATGTTTCTAAAGCAACCTCTAATTCAAAAACTAATGAAATTTTAAAGGCGGCTGGGGCGAATTATAGTATTGATGATGATGAAGACCTTGCTATGCTTTATGCAGAAAAAGTATTAGGTTATGATACAACTGATTTTACTTATAAGAGTGGAATAAATAAAGGTACTGTAAAAGATGAGACAGGAACTAAAGTTGTAGATGCTGTATCTGACGACGTTATGCGTCATGCATTAGCAAGACAGGCTCAGATTGACCAATTAACAGAACAATTTGCACAAACTTCTGAAGATACTGGTACTGCTTTTATTGATGCTCTTAATAAATTACAACAAGGTGCTGACCAATTTGGAAAACAATTTGATGCTAATATTACTGGTGCGTTATTAAATACTTTAGCAAATGCAGATGGAGATATTTCTTCTATTGATTTTTCAAGTATTTTTAATGATTTAAAACCAGAAGAAGTAGCTCAATTATCTGGCTTAAATGAAGATTCTTTACTGGAAGCTCTTGGACTGACAGAAGATGATTTAGAGGCTTTAGGTTTAGGAACATCAGAGGAATTTTTAGATGCTTGGAATGCAGGATTAGATAAATACGATTCTTCTGCTTGGGAAGAAAAAATTTTAAATTCTGTAAAATCTGCTAAATCTGATATTGAAACTTTAATAAGTGGTATTCAAACTGGAGATATTACATCAAGTAATATTGGTGAAAGTGAAGAATATACTGATTTATTAAATCAATTAGATAATATTAAAGATAAAGATGAAGATTTAACAGCTGCAGCAGATTTATTAAGTAAGACTTGGTTAGTAGGTACTCAAGAATATGCGGAAGCACTTGAAACAGTTCAAAATAAACTTTATGCAATTAACTTAGAAGATTTAATTAATCAAGCGGACGAAGCAAAAGAAAAAGTTAATGAATTTATTTCAGAAGATAATGGTAATATTACTATTGATATAGATGCAGACCCAGAAGCTTTTAAGACTGCAATGGATGATTTATTAAATCAAGAGTATGAAATTGATGTAGCAATTCATTCAGAAGCAGAACAAGAGTTTAACAGTATTTCTAATGCTTTTGATGATATAAAAGAAAAAGCTTCTTTAATTGGAGAAGATTTTATTGTCGCTGCAGAAGATGTAAGAGCATTAAATAATACTTTCCCAGGTATTTTAGAAGGTATGACAACATTAGCTGATGGAACTATTCAGTTAAATGAACAGGTAGTACAATCAGCAATGGGTATGGCGGAATCTGAAGCTCAAGCAGATGCGCAAGCTACTATTGATAAATTAAATAATCAAGCAACTTTATTAAGAGCAAAACAGCAGTCTTATCAAAATATGGCTAATGCTGCATTAATATTAGCTCAAAATGAAACCGCAACTGATGAAGAAGCAGCGGCCGCGCGTGCAACAATTTCTTCTGAATTAGCAAATTTGCAAGAGTATAATAGTCAAGAGTCTTCTCAATCTGAGATGAATAACGCAGTAGAAGTTGCAGATAGTTCTAATATTAATGCTCAAACTGTTGCTCAAAATTGGCAAAGTGCATTTCAATCTATGGCAGATTCATCTTATGATGGAGCATCTATTGCAATAGCTAATATGAACGCAGTTGCTAATGGAGGCACTGCGACTACAGGGACAGTAGGAATAAATTATTCTGGTTCTACAGGGCAATCTAGTGAAGCTTCAATTATTCAGCAAACTCAAAATGCTCTTGATTCAGCTAATAGTGAAAGTAGTGAAACTTGGGCAAGACTAGCTGAACAATATGCTGAATTGGCAGATTCTGCTGGAGCTACAGCAAATGATATTGAGGGTATGATTGCTCAAATTGGAGCAACTGGAATAGATTTAGATAAAACATTTTCTAATATTAGTTCTGGAAAAGGAGCTTCGGGTGATAGCGGTAGTTCAAGTAAAAAAGACCCAGATTATATTGAGTATCTTGAAGATGAGGCTGATAGATATCATGACATTAATTTGGAACTTGAAGACCTTGAGACTAATTTAAGCAGATTAGATAAACAGCAGAAAAAATTATATGGACAGGATTTAATTAATAATCTAAATGAACAGTTAGATATTTTAGAAAAACAAAAATCTGCTTATGAAGCCAAATTAGCAATAGCTAAAGCTGAAGCGCAAGAGATAAGAAATAATCTTGCTATGCAAGGTGTGTCTTTTGATTCTGATGGATATATGACTAATTATGCAGATGCATTACAAGCTAAATTAGATTATGTAAATAGTGTTATTGCACAATATAACGCTATGTCCGCGGAAGAACAAGAAGGTTTCAAAACAACAGTAGAAGCTGCAAAAGAAGATTATGAGATATTTAAGTCTCAAATGGAGCGTTATGATGAATTGGTATCATCATTTATTCCAGAAATAGAAGATGCTATTCAAGACGCGGTTGATAAAGAAATTGAAATTAATATTCAGAAATTTACTATGGAAGTTGAATTAAGACTTGACATGGCGGAAGCTGAAAGAGATTTCAATGAATTTAAACGTAAAGTAATAGATGGAATCAAAGATGATGATATTTTAGGTATAGCAAAATCTAAATTAAAAGATTACACTTCTTATTTTAATACAGAAGGAACTGGCACTGGACCTATTCAAAAATTAACTGACCAAATCAATGATACTATGGACCAAATTAAGCAAATTGATGATAATGGCTGGGCAGATGTGTACGGAGATAATAAAGCTCAAGCTATGGAAGATTTGCAAAAATATTATGAAGAACTAATGCAACAGTTAGAAGATGTTGTAGATTTAGTTGATGAAATAAAAGAATCTTACTTAGATATGATTGATGAGGCGGTTGAAGCTTTCGATAAACAGGTAGACCAATATGAATATATTAAAGATTTATTAAATCATGATATGAATGTAGTTGGACTTGTTTATGGAGATAAAGCATATGCTCAAATGGCGCAATATTATGAGAAAATTGAACAAAATAATAATCAAGAATTAGACTTTTTAAAGAAACGTGTAGCATATGCAGAAGAAATGATGCAGAAAGAAACAGACCCTGAAGCTAAAGAGAAATGGGAAGAAGAATGGATGGATGCCTTAGAGAAGTTAAATGAAAAGGTTGAAGATTCTATTCAAAATATTATTGATAAATACCAAAATACAATTAATCAAGTATTTGATGAATTAAATAAAAAAGTAACAAATGGAAAAGGTTTAGATTATGTAAATGATGAATGGGATTTAATCAATAAAAATGCTGACCAATATTTAGATACAATTAATAGCATGTATGCTATTCAAGATTTAGAGAATAGGTATCTTGAAGCTTTAGACCAGACAGATAGCTTATCCGCGCAACAGAAACTAAATGACATGATGAATGAACAGTTAGGTATGTTGAAGGATAAGGATAAATTAACGCAATATGATGTAGACCGTGCAAATATGTTATATGAAATTGCGTTAAAACAGATTGCTCTTGAAGAAGCTCAACAAAATAAGTCAAAAATGAGATTGAGACGTGATTCTCAAGGAAATTATAGTTATCAATTTGTTTCTGACGAAGATAGCATTGCTCAAGCACAGCAAGATTTACTTGCCGCACAAAATGATTTATATAACTTTGATAAAGAGAAGTATAAAGAAAACTTAAATGAGATTTATGAATATTATGTAGAGTTCCAAGAAAAGTATGCGGAAATCATGTCTGATATGTCATTGACTGATGAAGAGAGACAAGAAAGAGCTAAACTACTACAAGAACAGTACGGCGAGCTAATTAATGGACTTGTAGAACAAAATGAAACTATTAAACAAAACCTACATGAATCTACATTCATGGCTCTTGAAGGATTATACGCAGCTGATGCAGATTCCTTTAGAGAGATGACAGGTAAAGATATAGAAGCATTCAAAGATTTAACTGATGCTGAAAAAGATTTAGTTATTAATGATTTAATTCCTCAGTGGGATTCTGGTGTACAGCACATGGCGGATGTATTTGCAGGAGAGGGCGGATTTATTCCTACATGTAAAGATGCATTTGAAGAATTAGACCAAGCTACTCATGATTATCAAGATTCACTTGATGAATTAGAGAGCGCGGCAGGTGTCGATTTTGATGCTATATCTGAGGGCTATGACGAGAATATCGAAAAAGCACAAGATTTATTATATGCGAACGATGATTTAATTAACAAATATATGGAAGAAATAGATGCGATATTAGATGTCATTGCTCAATTAGAAGATTTAATAGCTAAATATGAAGAGGCTCAAGCCGCAGCTATAGCTGCAACTGAAGCAGCTTATGCATTTGTTCAAGCTCAGAAAGAAGCTGCTGCTGCCGCAGGAGATGATTCTGGTGGTAGTTCAGGCGGAGGATCAGGTAATTCTAGCGGTTCTGGAGGAGGTTCCGGTAGCGGAAGTGGCTCAGGTGGAGGCTCTGGAAGCGGAGGAGATGGAGTTCCTAAAGTTGGTGATGTAGTTACCTATACAGGTGGATTATATTACTATGATTCATATGGAACAAAACCTACTGGAAGCCGCGGACCTGGAAAGAAAGTTACTATTACTCACTTAAATCCAAGTGCTCCATATCCTATCCACGTTCAATCATCAGATTCCGCGTATGGTTGGTTGAAACAAAGCCAAATCAGCGGATATGATACTGGTGGGTATACAGGTGATTGGGGAGATAGTAGTGGAAAGCTAGCATTCTTACATAAAAAAGAACTTGTATTAAATGACGATGATACAGCTAATTTCTTAACAGCCATTGGAATTGTTAGAGATATGGCGGGTATGTTAAATAATTTAAACGCAAATGTTATGGATAGATTATTTAGTCTTTCAACTGGATTTGGTATCCCTATGAGCGACATTTCCGCGTCATCTGATACTCTTGAACAAAATGTACATATTGAAGCATCATTCCCGAATGTTCAAAATTCTAAGGAAATCGAAGATGCATTCAATAACTTAGTTAACATTGCGAGCCAGCATGCTTATAATACACAAAGATAAAAGTAAGGGAAGATTTAATCTTCCCTTACTTTATTTAAAACTGGTTTGACAAGAAAATAAATTTATGTTATAATTAAGAGAGAAAAGGAGTAGAGTATGAATAAGATAGAACAATCAATCTGTCAAGCTATTGATGTTATTGTCAATAAAGCTGTGTCAGATGCTAATTATGACCGAACTATACAAGGTACAGTTATTAGCTGTGAAGATGCGACAGTTGGAAAATATCTTTGCCAGTATCAGGACAGCAAATTTTATGCTTATTCAAGTAATTCTGATGTTACTTATACTAACGGGGCAACAGTTTATATTTTAGTGCCTGGAAATAATATGAATACCGATAAAACTATTCTAGGTACTGTGAAGAAATTAGGTATTAACTATGTTGCAACTATAGAGGATGAAGAAGCATATGAAGTTATTGGAAAGAATACACTTACTTCTTCAGCAATTTATGAGCTTAGTTCATATCACAAAAATAAATATGTAAAGACTCTTTATGATAAAAGTTACAGTAGTCAACAAAATTTAATTAATTTAAACTTGCAAGATGTTAATAGTTATATAAAAAACGCGGGCAGCATTATATTAGCAGCTAATATCAAAACTAAATTGATAGCAGAGCAACAGTTTCGTGGTAACTATGGATTAATTGTTGGATTAGATTTTTTAGATAATGCAACTAATACAGAAGTTACAAGATATTATACACTTGATGTTGATATTATGCGTGGAAATCCATATAAGATTTTAAATTATACTAGACAATATGGTATATTTAATATAGATGGAGAAAATTTTGTTCGAGTATCTAATATTAGTTTGTTTGTTCAAAATTTTCCAAATAGTAAAGAAGAAGATGAATGTATTGCAGATATTTTTATTAAAGATATTGAATTATGTGGAGCTGAAAGATTAGATTCTGAAGGTATCAATAGCAGTATGCTTACATTCTTAACTTTACAAGGAACATATTTCGATAATAATTCTTTAAAATCAGATACAAGAAGCATTAAAGCGCAAGTCCGCGTTAAAGGTAAAATTGCAGATGCGACTTCGCAAAACATTCCTTTCTATTGGTTTATTGAGCATGCAGGTATTACATCTGATAGCCAATATTACAATAAATATGGTGGACAGGGTTGGAAATGTTTAAATAATTTTAATATTATCAAAAGCAATAATGACTCTGATTCAGATGTAGTAGAATGGATTGCTGCTGGAGATACATTTACAGTTAAGCAAACAGATATTGTAGCAAGAGAAGTTAAATATAAATGTGCAGCGGTTTATGATGGTACAGTCATTACTAAGACTATTACCATTCATAATTTATCTTCTAATTATAATATTGATATAGTATCAGATTTAGGAACTCAATTTTATTTTGATATTGGTTATCCAACTTTAACTTGTAGAGTAAATGGAGTAGAAGCCGCAGGAGATTATACTTATTCTTGGTCTGTGACAGATAATTCAGATAATTTTAGTTCTATTCCAGATACACCATTATATAACTCAGCATATCAAGAGGCTTATAATAATTATTATAATTTATTAAAAAATATTGAGAATGAAAAAGTCGCATTAGAGCCTAATAGAGCTACATTAGAGAAATATAGAGTTGAGTTAGTAAGATACGATACTATTAATCGAGTTGATAAGAATGTAGTTTATCACTTAAATATGAATACTGTTACTGATTTTAGTGTATATCGTTGTACAGTTTATTCAGGTGGTATTTATATAGGAACTGCATCTATTACATTAGTAAATAGTTTAGTCGCGGAAGGTCAATATAATTTAATTATACATGATGGTTCAAAAGTTTTCAAATATAATGAAAATGGTGTAAGTCCTGCTAGTAATGCAGTTGATTCTCCTATTGATATTCCAGCGCTTACATTTAGTGTATATGATAACTTAGGAAATTGGATTGATGATAATATTCTTGCTCAAAAAGCAACTATTAAATGGTTAATTCCTACTGAAGATACTATGATAGAAGTAGGAACGCTTCCAGATGGTTGGGAATATACTGATGCAGATGGAATAAGAACCTATACTGCAAAAAGTGGAATTGCATTATCTTTCCCTTATAAAATTAAAGATAGATATGATATTACTTGTACTAATAATGATATTATTATTATGATAGAATATCAAGGTATAGTTTTATCGAATAAAACTTCTTTTACTTTTGTAAAAGAAGGAGAGTCTGGAACTAATGGAACAGATTTTGTTTGTAGAATAGTGCCTAATATAGTAAGCGGAGCTACAATGCCTGCTTATCCAATGATAACTGAAAATATTTATCATCAAGGCATATTGAATTATACCCCAATTAATTCTAATAAATATTTAAGAGTTCAATTATGGCATAATGAAACTAAGATTTTAGATAGCGTAACTTCTACAAATACAACAGAAGGAAAGAAAGCTACGATTGAATGGGAAATACTTAAAAACCAATATACTGCGGGAGTGTCTGATGTTTCTGCTTTGAGTGTAGATAAAGAAACTGGTATCTTCACTTTTAATGGTTATAAATATGGCGAGTCCGCGCCTGCGAATATTGTAAAAGCAACTGTTACTTATGATAATGTTGTTTATTATGCGACTCTTCCTTTTGTAACAGCAAAAATTACAAATAATGATTATCAGATAAAATTAAAAGATAATACAGGTTTCTTTTCCGTATTATATAGTTCTGATGGTCAAAAAGCAAAGTATGATAATACAAAACCATTTGAGGCTATTGTAACTCAAGATATTGATGGATATTGGGAGAATGTAAGTACAAAAAACACTTCCGCATATGAAGTTACTTACGATTGGAATTGTTCTCTTGGTGCGATATATGAAGATAATACATGGGTAGGTATTTCTGCTTTTTCTGAGACTATTGGAGCAACGACATCAAATACTTATGCGGTTAAACCTTTAGATAGCTATGATGGACAATGTGTTTCTAATGGTATTGAAGTAGCTGTTAAAAAGAGCGGAAATGAGCTTTGTAGAATGCATATCCCAATTCACATGATGCTTAATAGATATGGAAATTCTGCTATTAATGGATGGGATGGAAATAGTGTACAAGTAGATTCAGAAGGCGGTTTTATTTTAGCACCTCAAGTTGGAGCAGGTATAAAAGAGAATGACAATAGCTTTACTGGTGTAGTAATGGGTAAAGTTAAAGAAACTAATAAGTCACAAGCTGATATAGGACTTATTGGTTACGCTAGAGGTGTAAGAAGTGTCTTCTTAGATGCTCAAACTGGTAAAGCAGTATTTGGCGCAAATGGTAAAGGTCAAATTACTATAGATCCAACTAATAATACTGCAAGAATTTATTCAGGTAATTTTGTATATAGACCAAATGGTACTGGAACTGGGATGGAGATAGATTTAACTACTCCTCAAATTCGTTTTGGTAGTGGTAACTTTGAAGTAAATAAAGAAGGATATATTACCGCAAAAGGTGGAGGCTCTATCGCTGGATGGCAAATTAATGATACTGAATTATACAGTCCTGCACCTTACAGTAGTAGAAAACTTACTTTAGATTCAGCTAATACTAAAATTTATTCTGGGTTAAAAACTGCTCTTGATAGTAGTACAGTAGGTTTTCATTTAAGTCCAGAAGGGTTAGGATTAGTAAGTTCTGGTGGTGGAAAGATACTGATGAAAACCAGTGATAACACACCAGTTATTTATTCAAATAATCATAGTAGTTTAACTTCTTCTGCTGTTGGATTTTATTTAAGTCAAGATGGTTTATCTTTAAAGAGTAATTATACTAAAGATGGAAATACAGTAGCTAGTAGTTTAATTTTTAGTACAACTGGAGAACCTGAGATTTATTCTAATAGTAAAAATGCTTTAACTAGTACTCGAATTGGTTTCTATTTAAGTGGAAGCGGATTATCAATAGGAAGCAAGTTTTATGCTGATAATAATGGAGTCATGAGATTAGGCGCTGGTGCGGTTGCTAATACAGGTAAGCATTGGGAAATTAATGGAGATTCTAGTAACTCTTATATCAAGTATGGTGATATGGGAGATACTAATTCAGTATATATTAGTACTGGAATGATTTCATTAGGAAAGAAATTTTATGCTGATAATACCGGAGTAGTGAGAGTTGGTAATGGCGCGGTTGCCGCAAATGGAAGATACTGGACTATTGATGGAGGCAGCGAATCTTATATTGCTTATAATACCAATGCTTCATATCTTAGCACAAGTGACAATGTTGTTTCTATTGAAGATAGTGCACCTTCATCTTCTGTATATTTAGGTACAGATGGTATTAGACTTGGTAAAAAATTTGCAGTTGACCGTAGCGGAAATATGCTAGCTAAATATATTAAAGCAACTGGAGGAACCATTGGAGGTTGGATAATTAGTAGTAATAAATTAAGTGCTACTGATGGTAAAATGGAATTACAATCTAATGGAACTTTAAAAGGTGGAAGCTCATATAGTTGGTCTATTAATAGCGCAGGAACTGCAACTTTTAATAGAATTAAAGCTGATAAAGGTGGAACTATTGGTAACTGTACTATTAGTGAAAATGGTATCTATTCTAGTTCAGATGCAGGAAGCTGGCATATTAATGCTAATGGAACTGCTTCATTTAATGCTATTACTGCTACTGGAGGAAAGATTGGCGGATGGACAATTAATACTTCTACTTTAACTGGCGGATCTATGACGCTTAATAGTAATGGTTCTATGAGTGGAACAAAATGGAGCATTACCGCAGCTGGAAAAGCAAGTTTCAGTGATATAAATGTAACTGGAGGAAATATTACATTAGGCGGTTCTATTTTAAATGCTTCTGGAACTAATCTAACTGCTGGAAAAACAACAGTAGGAAATAAATCTTTAAATCAACATATTAAAGATTTATCCGTTGATGCTTTAAATGTATCTAGTGAATTAACATTTCAAGGAAAAAAAGTAAAATGGCAAAGTGTTAAATTTATTTCTCGTAGAAAAATGACATGGACTACTAGAGATATACATATTGTAAATGATATTAAATGGACTACTAAAGATGGGGTAGTTACTGATATTAATGCTACATATGTAAATGTAGAAGATTTAGTTAATAACATAGATTCTACTTCATATTATAGAACATTATGGTTATTAACTAATGTTTCAAATGAAACATCAGAAAGAGATTAAAAGGAGATAAAATATGGAATCTATTAATATAAGATGTGAAAACTTTAAACAAAAGTTAATTAGTGATATAAATGAATGCGGATTACCTATTTCTTCAGCATTTTATATTTGTCAATTAGTTTTTACTGATTTAGAGAAAACTTATTATGCTACATTAAATGAAGAAGCTCAAGAAGTAAAAGAAATGGAGGATATAGAGTCTGATGGAATTAAAGAATAGTTTTCATATAAAAGATATAATTTACAATGTTAATACTAAAAAATTAAAATTTCAATTTTCAGATGATTCTGCAAGAGTTGGAGTTGGTATTACAACAGTTGAAGATATTGTTGAAGAAGTTGAGAAAGTAATTATCAGTTTGCAAGAACAATAAGGCCAATCCTCCTTCATTATTTTAAGGGTATTTTTATAATATTAAGTATAAAGTAATGAAGGAGGACTTTTATGAAAGACTTAGTCGAAATATACTCTGCTCAAGAGATTTTACTATTTTTAGTTATTTTTGCGTCAGCAGTAAAAGGCTTCGTTTCCTTTTGGGATTGGGGATATTCTCGTTTAAAACAAATGTTTAAAAAAGAAAATGACAAAGAGCAAGAGATTGACTCTATTCAGACACAATTTAACGAGCATATAAAAAATTATGAAATTATGCAAAATACTCAAAATGAAACTTTAAGAATTTTAACAGATAAAATAAATTTGTTAATTGATTCTGATAAAGATAGTATTAAATCTTTTATTACTGAGAGACATCATCATTTTTGCTATGATAAAAAATGGATAGATGATTATAGTTTAGATTGTATTGAAAAGAGATATAAACATTACACTGATGAAGGCGGAAATTCATTTATTCATGATTTAATGAAAGAATTGAGGGCTTTGCCAAAACAGCCGCAACGTGATAATGAAAATTAAAATAAATAAGGAGAGAAAAGGAGTAGTTGGCATGGAGAAAAAATATTGTATATATATCCATACTAATAAAATAAATGGTAAAAAATATGTTGGTCAAACATGCCAACAAGTCGAAGCTAGATGGAAGCATGGAGATGGGTATAAGAATAACATTTACTTTTATAGAGCTATTCAAAAATATGGATGGGATAATTTTGAACATACTATTATAAAGAATAATTTATCTTTAGAAGAAGCAAATTTATTAGAAATGCAGTTAATTAAAGCATTGAAAACAACTGATAATAATTATGGATATAATATTAGAGAAGGTGGTTCTCATGGAGCATTAAATAAAAGCACTATTGAGAAGATTAGTGCGTCTAATAAAAATAAGGTTGTAAGTGATAAAACAAAAGCTAAATTAAGTAAATCTTTAACTGGTAGAAAATTATCTCAAACTCATATTCAAAATATTAAAGCAGCTTCCAAATGTGGTTTTGACAATCCTAAATCTAAACCAGTTTTATGCATAGATACAAATATAATTTATGGTTCTTCAGGTGAAGCTGAAAGACAATTAGGTATTAGTAGTCGTTCAATAAGAGCTGCAGCATCTCATTTAAAAGGACAAAAAAGAGCTGGTGGCTATGAATGGAGATTTTTAACAAAGGAGGAAATTAAATTATGCCAGGTATAGAAAACAATTTATATCCTCCAATTGTCTCAACCTATATGCCTGCTTTTATAAGAACCACGGCATGTAGAATATATTTTTCTTTATCTATTTATAATAGTATAGAAGAAATTAAAAATGTACAAATTGTTATTAGTAATCAAAACACCAATTTATCAGCTTTAGCTGTTAATTTATATCCTGCGGGAATTAAAATTACTGATTTGCATATAGATAATAGTATTAGTGGGAATGATAAGTATTATATTGAGATAAGACCAGAAGATTTAGATAGTGGTATATTTGAATTAAATCAATTCTACAAAGTACAAATTCGTTTTACTGGTACTGGGGCGACTCCTTTAACTGATAATAGTAAAATTGCTGCATGGCTTACTAATAATCAAACTTATTTTTCAGAATGGTCTACTGTTTGTTTAATAAAAGGTATTCAAAAACCTGAAATATATTTAAAAGGGTTTGAGAGTACTTCTTCTACAACAGATAGATTAGTTTTTACAAGTGAAGTGCTAGATATAGTTGGTAGAATGTACTTTGAAGAAGATTTAGATGAAACAGAGTATTTAAAATACTATAATATAGAAATTTATAAAACAAGTGATAATTCACTTGTTTATGAAAGCGGAAATGTTTATACTAATGTATATAATCCAAATGAAATTAATTACACTTTACCTTGTGGATTAGAGGATGGTGTAGAGTACAAGTTAGTACTTACTTATAATACTATTAATGAGTATTCAGATAGTTTAACTTATATTTTTTCAATTATCCAGAACACAATAGATGCATTAAATGCGACTATTAGCGCGGAAACAGATATTGAAAATGGTCGTGTTAAAATTGAAATTAAATCTACTGTATCTGAAGCATTTTTTGGCAATTTAACTATTCGTAGAACATCAAGTAAAAGTAATTTTACTATTTGGGAAGATGTTCATCAGACTACAATAGCTAATGGTCAAATGCTAGATTATATTTGGTATGATTATACAATAGAGAGCGGAATTTGGTATAAATATTGCGCACAACAGAGAAATAGTAAGGGTGACCGCGGAGCTATCATAAATATTAGATACCCTATTATGATAGAGTTAGAAGATATGTTTTTAACAAGAGAGGGAATGCAATTTAAAGTGAAATTTAATCCAAATATTTCTTCTTTTAAGACAACTTATATAGAGTCTAAGACCGATACTATAGGTTCTAAATATCCATTTATCCGCCGCAATGGTAGAGTTCAGTACAAACAATTTCCAATTTCTGGACTTATTACTGCCTTTTGTGATGAAGATAATGTTTTTTTAAGTAAAAATATTATTTATGGAGATAATGTTGAGTATTATAGTGATTATAATGGTAATTTAGATGTCAATTCTGATAATAATATTACAGAACAAAATGACTATATTTATGAGAGATTCTTTAGAGAAAAAATTATGGATTTCTTATATGCAGATAATATTAAACTATTTCGTTCTAATACAGAAGGAAATATTTTAGTAAGATTAATGGATATAAATTTTACACCTAATAATTCTCTTGGTCGAATGCTATATTCATTTACTGCGACTGCGTATGAAATGGATGAATGTACATTAGAAAATTTTGAAAATTATGGTATTCAAACTATTGGAGATTATAGTACAAACTTAGAATATAGTTATAAAAAGATTGGTCAAGTTACTGGAGATTTTGCAGCAAAAGAAGATATATTTATTACAATAGCGAAGAAATATTCTGATATGACTTTAAGTAAATATATAAATACTTTACAGAATATAAGTTGGTTAAGAATAGAATTTAATTCAGACCCTTATTTAATTAAAACAGTTGGCGGCATTCCTATGCCATTGACTGCATCAGATAGGGCTGATGAAGATACAGCGTATGGATATATTGTTTATATTAACAATAAACCAATTATAGTTAGTCCTAGAAGATTTTATGAATTAATTGATGAAGATACAGAAGTAACTTCAATTTATTTTCCTATTGCGACTAATGCTACTATTGATTATATGGCTGAATTAACTCAAACTGAAAATACAAGTTTATTATATAATAAAATGTATTTTAATACTAAAGTCGGTCAGATACATGGTTTATTTGATGTTAATGAAAGTGTATTTAAAAATATTTATTTAAAATATTTACTTAATTATGCATCTTATCATCAGTCTTTAATATCATTAAATGAAGTAACAATAGAAGCAGAACCTGGTACTGTTGTATATGTAAAAGATTCATTTGATGAAGATTATTTTAAGCATGAATTAGGACCAACGGGAATATTAAGATTTTATGATGAAGATGCAACTTTAATTGGATTTTATTTTGCAGGAATGCAGTTATATAATCTAAATTCTGATACTGACGAAGCTAAAGATAATGAATTTAGACTTACAAATGAAACTGTTACTTCTCTTGATGAAGTCAAAAATCCTATTAAAAATGGTGTTTATACAGTTAATAATCAAAGATATATTTATTATCAAGAACAATGGTATAAATTTTCAGATGATAATGTAGTACAATGTCCAGTTTATGCTTTAGTTGATTATATTTATGAATTAATGAAAGGAGAGTATTAAAGAATGAGAAATAATTATCCATATCTTAAAGACTCTTCTTTCTTAAAATCTTTTGATAGTATAAGAAATAAAGAGCAATATGTTAAAATAACAGTGCTGAATTTTGAAGAGAAACCAATTCAAGCAATAGAAGGAAGAGTAACTGGTGGAACTTTAAATTTAGATGGAAATTCTGCTGTTAGAAGAACTTGTAATTTATCAATGGTTGCTACAGATTATGAAAATGATTTAACTAATATTAATAATCTTCTTTCAATAAATAAAAAAATTGAATTAGAAATTGGCTTTTTAAATACAACTACATATTATACAAATTTTGATATTATATGGTTTCCGCTTGGAGTCTTTGTGATTACAGCTCCTTCTATCTCTCATGCTACTGATGGAGTAAATATTTCTTTACAATTAAAAGACAAGATGTGTTTATTAAATGGAGAATGTGGCGGGATATTACCTGCATCTGTTACTTTTCATGAATATGAAACAGTAGATGAAAATGGACAATATGTTATTGTTCAACCTACTATTTATCAAATTATTCAAGAGCTAGTTAATCATTATGGCGGAGAGCAGTTGGCTAAAATTATTATTAGTGATGTAGATACTAGAATAAAAAAAGTAATGAAATGGGTTGGAAGCACTCCATTTTATATTATTAGTCATGCGGTTAATGGGGAAATACAATATATCCCGACTACAGATGCCAATGAAGCGGCTGCCGCATCATCTTATAAAACATATGAATATGGAAGTGATATAGGTTATATTTATACTGATTTTATATATCCAGGTGAATTGATTGGAGATGCTGGTAATTCAGTATGTACTATACTTGATAAAATTAAAGATACATTAGGAAATTATGAATACTTTTATGATATAAATGGTAACTTTGTATTTCAAGAAATTAAAAATTACTTAAATACAAGTCAATCAACAGTAGAATTAGATAAAATTACTAATGGAGATTATCTTATGGATATGAGTAAGGGTAAGGCAGTATATCAATTTGATGATTGTACTCTTTTTACCTCTTGTTCAAACTCTCCTCAATATAGTATGATTAAGAATGATTTTATTGTTTGGGGTATTAGAGAAGATGTGGAAGGCAATACTTTTCCTATTCGTTATCATTTAGCTATTGATAAAAAACCAACAATAGGTAATGAATATAATGTTTTCTTTTATACAGACAAAAATGATAATTTAGTTAAAGCTAAATGTCCTATGGAATATCCTAATAGTTCTCAATTTCCAAAAGTGGGAATGCAAGAAGTGTTTTATATGGATATGTCTACTAAGAAAATATATGAATGGGACACTATTAATAAAGTTTATAATGAAATAACTGTTGGATTAAAAACAATTAAAACAACAGACTGGAGAACAGAATTATATTTACAAGGTAGCGTAGCAGAGCCTTTAGGACGAGATTCTAATTATTATTATACTGAACTAAAGAATGAATGGCCTAAGTTGTATGATACAGAGAATGGAGTCTTTTTTGATGAAGTATTAAAATATCCTAGTGATATAGATTTTTATTTAGATTTTATAGATTCAACCGCGGCAATATCAGAATTAAGTATTGTAAATATTGGTCGTAGAACAAAAGTAATCAATGATGATAGTATTAATTGTGTATTTGAACCTGAGATTCCAGATTTAGTATTATTAAATATGGAAGATGAAAATATAGATGATTTACGAGAAGAATGCGAAAATAAAGGTCAAGATTATATACAATTAAGTGGAAATCTTTATAGCATGATTACTGGCGGAGGAACTGCGAATTCCGCGTATAATTTAGTTAGAGAATTGCTATATCAATATACTAGCTATAATGAAAGTATTTCAATAAATTCTATTCCTATTTTTTATTTAGAGCCAAATACAAGAATTACTGTAAGAGATGCTCAAAGTGGAATTTATGGAGATTATATGATAAATAGTATTTCTATTCCTTTTGATGTTGCAAGTACAATGACATTATCATGTACGCGAGCACTAGAGAGGATATAAGAAAGGAGGTAAAAGGACATGAGTTATAATATTGGACAGCTTCGTAGAAGTGAAATATCAAGCTATGATGAGGATATAAGCTATGAGCAGGGATTGATAGATACTGAAAATAGTATTTTAGTTTTTAAAAATCAATATTTATTATTAAAAGGGGCTAATATTGTTAATTCATTATATAGTTATTATTTAAAATTTAGAGTAAAGCAAAGAACTGACTTACCGCAAAACTTTACTTTAACTTTACAAAGCAGTGAAATAACATCAGATAATACAGAAGAACTTAAAACTTTTACTGTTAAACAAGGATTAGATGATTATACTACTTTTGAGTTGATTTTTAATCCTAATGCTACTTATAATCAAATTATATTTGATTTAAGAAGAGAATCCTTAGATTTTTATACTACTACTCAAACTGAAGCAGGAGAAAGTGTTAGTGGTAGAGTTATGGAAATAGAAATTTTAGAATTTAAGCGATTAACAAATATAATAACAAGTTATTTAGCAAAAAAATTTACTGGTTTAACTGAATTAAAAAAGATTGGTATTCAAGGACCTCCTGGACTATTGTTTACTATAAATGGAGAAGAAATACAAATTGGTAGAAGTGGTATATATGAATTATATAATAATGATATTACTATTTCATATATGGGTTTTGTAATAAAGGATTCTTTATTTACACAAGATGGGAAAGATTACTTTATTATGGATTTTAAATATTAAGGAGGATAAGATTTTATGGAATCATTTTATGGTGGAAAATCAGGTGCTTCTTTTGTTGTAGTTAAGTCTTTTTCATCCGTTGAGGAAATGGTAAAAAATTTTCAAAAAGGACCAGAGTATTCTGATGTACATTATAATGAATATGTATTAATTAATACTGAAAATAAAAATGATAAAGATAATGGTAAATTATATCGTAGAGGATATGATTATACTAATAATTTAGGCGGTGCTATTTATGTGGGTTCTATTGTAGGTCCCGCAGGTAAGGCTCCTATGTTAGAATTAACTACAATAGCAGAAGTTGAGAATCAGAAAAATAATGAAGGAGAAGAAAGATATAGTAGTGGAAGTTATGCTCCTACTGAAAATTTAATTCCAGGTAAAAACGCGGACGGCACTTTTAATGATGCTATAGAGTGGGCCTGTGTTTCTGCAAGAGATGAAAATGGAGAAGATACTATTGCATATATAGGCTTTAAATTTCCTTATTTAGTAGAAGAATTTACTGCTAAATCTGTAAATCCTTATTATCATCGTGATAGTGAAGAATCTGGATTTAAAAATACAGATTTAATTGAAAGAATGGATAATGGTGAGCATCCTTATTATGAAAGTTGGCATATTAATATTCCACAAGGTATTAAAGGTGATACATTTAAAAATTTTAGAGTTATGGTCGCAGATAATACTATTAAAGAATATGATGGGCAAGAGGATGATATAGATAATAGACGTCAAGTATTAGTATATGACTATTATCATTTTGATAAAGAAGAGGATGGAGAATCTACTACTATTTATCTTGGCGATTATAATATGATTAAAAATATTAGTGTCGCAGATGATGGTACTATCACTATTGATTATTTACATGATGATAGTAAAATATATTCTAATTTATTAAAATGGATTGATAGAGTTACGCTTGATGAAAAAGGTCATTTCACTGTTCAATATAATTATGATAAAAAGGATGAAGAAGGTAATTCTTTAACTACTTATGAGACTGATTTAGATTGGGTGAATAATATTAATATTAATTCAGAAGGTAAAGTTACTATATATTGGTCAACTGGTAAAATAGAGCAACTTGAAACTGGATTAAGATGGATTACTAGTATGCAAACTCAAGCCGATGGAACAATAATAGTAAATTATAATGACGGTACTCATCAAACATTTTCTAATGTAATTAAATATGTAGATAGTGTTACACTTGATAAAGATGGCACTTTTACTGTTAAATATAATAATGGTGAAAAAGATTATACTACAAAATTACTTTGGGTTGCAGATGTAATAATTGCCAAGGATGGTACTGTTACTATTGTTTATAATGATGGTACTAATACTCAATATAATAAATTATTAAAATATATTAAATCTATATCTATTAATGAAAACCAAAAATTTTTCATTACTTATAATACTGGAGAAACAGAAGAAATTAATGATATTATTAAGTTTATTAAAAATATTTATATAGATGATGATACAAATGAAAATTCTGATACCCATGATTATAAACTTCATGTAGTTTATAATACAGATAATGATGAAATTGGAACTGCTATTGGTCAAGCTACAAATTATATACTTGAAACTGCGATTGATACAGATGAAAAGAAAGATTATCATTATTTAGTATATTATAGTAATGGGAATATTAGAGATGCACTTGATGATAATATTAAGAGAACATATAAAGGTAAAGATGGATGGTTAGATTTAGGTAGCGTTAAAGATGATGCAGGTATATTAATTGGTTTTAATATCGCGGCAACAGCAGAGAATCAACTAAATAATATTTCAACTGCTATTGAATACTTAAATACAGAATATCCAGATGGTTTGACAGATGCGAAAAATTATGGTAAAATAGTAACTATAGGAGATGAAAACCAGAATAAATTATTTTATGCTTTTGATTATAATAAACATACATGGTATTATTTAGGAACTTTTAATAATGATAGTGTATGGATTATATTAGGGCATGAGGATGATTCTGATATAGAAACTCAAAAAAGTAAGTTATCTATTGGCGGTGTTTGGTTTATAGTGGAGAATAAATGATGATTAATGATAAATTTGTTCAGATACATGGACCGTTTAGTAAGAATGAAGAGTTAATAAATATCATTAAGAAAGACTATCCTAATTTTAAGTTTATTCAAAAAATAGGTATCCAATCAATATCTACTAATATATGTTGTATTAATGGGCAAAATTTTGAAATAGGAAAAACAGGAATTTTAGAATTAAATGAAGTCAGTATAACTTCTTTATATTTTAAACAAGATGAGCTAGCAACTACATTAGTAGATTGTTTATTAGGATAAAATAATTAGATTGGAGAAGTTATTTTATGGAAAAAGATTTAATAAAATTGTTAGCTGGTAATAAAGAGAATTTAAGTAGTCAAAGTATAAATAACGGTGCGTTATTTGTAACATTAGATAGTGCAGAATTATTTTTTGATTTAGATAATAAAAGAATAAAAATATCTGATATTACTATTTTAGATTCAAATACTTTACCAGATGATATGGTTGAAAATAAAATTTATTTAAAGAGTGATGGTTCTTTTTGGAGAAAAATAAATAATGAAGTCAAACAAATTGGCGGAAGCTTGACTCAAGAACAAATTGATATTTTTAATTCAAAAACAAACATTACAATTTCAAATATTCAACCGACAAATCAACAAAAAGGAGACGTTTGGTTTATAATTGAAGATTAAGGAGAGAATTATTTATGGAAGATAGAATTAAATCATTAAGTCAAAAAATCAATGATAATTTTTCTGCTCCTATTCCTCTTGGCTGCGATAGTAAATTTGTTGATATGCATGATACAAATACCTTAGAGGAAGAATTCAAATTAGGTGGACCATGTATTACTTCTTTTAGTAATGTCAGTGGAAATACAACTATTATTGAAGAATATAGAAAAGAAAATGTTACAACTGATTTTTATAAAGTTATTACTATTTTTTCTTCAACCGAAACAGGAGATACTCAAATTCAACAAACTCTTTATTATGTAGAGAGTAGTGAAGTAGAGCCACAAGAAATTAAAAGTAAAATAGTTGTATTTAAAACTGAGAACGATGGAATTGTAATAAAGGAGGATATACAATGAGTTGGTCTGAAACTATGTATGAAATTCAACATTTTTACAATGCTTTTGATTTAGATAAAAGAACAACTATTGTGGAAAATAAATTTCCTATTGTTGCTCAAAAAGATAGTGATGGAAAGCCTAAAGGAATATCTACTGATAATCAAAGCGTTGGAAGTATTTGGTTTATAGAGGAGGATAATTAAAATGGGAAAAGTAAAATCTTTTGCTGTATTACAGGAAGATAAGACTTATGGAACTCCTATTCCTTTAAGTGTAGATTTAGAAAATGTTGATGTAAGTGCTGAATTAGCAGCTAAATTACAAGATAAAGGTATTGATATTGCTCAATCTAATATTGATTATGTGTTAATGGCTTTAATTGATGTATTAGCTTCTAAAGTTAGTGTAGATAGCAATGGAGTTATTCCAGTTAATAAAGGTGGAACTGGTGTTTCATCAATAGGTTTAAATAAAATTTTAGCTGGCGATGGTAATGGAAATTTAGTAGAAAAATCCATTGATGATAATGCGGTTTCTGGAAGCACTAATTTAATTTCAAGTGGAGCTGTATATAAAGGATTAGTAGATAAGGCAGATAAAAAACATGCTTCTAGTACTGATGTATATGGATTAGGAGAGAGTGATAAATACGGTCACATTAGAATTGTAGATGATTATAATAAATTAATTGATGAACAAGGTGTAGGAGTTAGTCAAAAAGGTATTTATAATTTATATACTGAACTTGCAGGAAGAAGTGGACAGACAATTACTTTTGTTGGAGATTCACAAATTAATATTACCTATGATGATGGTAAAACAGAGCAAGTAGATTTTTCAGAAACTCAAATTGTAGATACTATTTATGATAGTCAAGGTACTCAATTATCAAAGACAACAACTATATTTGATTCTAATGGTAACATACAAATTATTGAGGAATAAAAGGAGAATAACATATGGGAAATAATGCTTGGCCTGAAGCTAAATGGGTAGTGAATCAACTACGAGGTAATGGCGGAGGCGGAAGTGGAGCAGGAATAGCTCCAAATAACTGTGCTTCTATTGTTGCTAGTAAAAATAAAGACTTAGCAATGAAGCTTTATTATACATGGCCTGAAGATACTATTATTGAAGGACAGACTATTGTTACTGTAGCGGGATGTAAAGTAGTATTATATGAAGGTGAAGACTTGGCAGATGAAACTAAGGGAACTTTACTTAGTACAAGTACAATTAAGAATGAATATAAAACTTCTCCACTTTTAATTTCTGCGGATTATTTTGAAGAAGGACACACTTATACTATTCATGTATTTCCTTATAGTGACCAAGGAGTAGTAAATAGAAATAAAAATAATAGTGTTACTTTTGTATCACAGAGATATGTTTTATATGGATGTCGAGTAAATAAAAATGATAGTAATCCTGCAACGAGAGTTGAATATTTGGAAAATTGTGATAATGCAAATTTTGAAGCTGCTAAGATGAATTATACTAGTGGCATTTTTGAATATGGAAGCTGGGAAAATGCATGGTTTATTCAAGGATGTAAACCATGTATGTTAAAATATGACGGTACTGTTGATTATTACTTAAATCCAAATGATTATACTAAGAAATTAGATGATGGTACTGCATCAGATATAGCTAATACTGCATATGAAGGAAATGCTATGGTAGAAATTCCTTTGGTATGGTTAAAAACATTTACAGAAGGTAATTATCAGTATTATTATTTTAGTGATATTCAAATTGATAGTGATTATCATGCTTATCCTTTTTATAATTCTCAAGGACATTTGATGCAAGCTACTTATATGCCTATTTATAATGGTACTGCTATCTCTACTGGCGGAGTTACTAGACTACGTTCTATGAGTGGTCAAACTATTATGAATAATGTAGCGGGAACTACTGAAATTACTTATGCTACAAATAATAATCCAAGTGGTATTGACTCACCTATTTGGCATACTGAAGTATTATCAGATAGATTATTGATTAATGCTTTATTATTATTAATTGGTAAATCTACTGATGGTCAGACTACTTTTGGTAATGGTCATTATACTGGAGGTTCTTCTGCTTCTAGTTTATTAAAGAGTGGAACTATGAATACTAGAGGATTATTCTGGGGCACTAATGGTACTGGAAGTGGTGTTAAAGTATTTGGTATGGAAAACTGGTGGGGTAATCAGTGGAGAAGAATTGCTGGTTATCTTAATGTTAATGGTACTCAAAAAATTAAATTAACTTATGATAAGACAGATGGTTCAACAGTTAATAGTTATAATACAACTGGAGAAGGATATATTACATTAGGCAATATGACACCTAGTGGAACATCTGGAGGATATATTAGCGATTCTGTTGTAAATGAATATGGTTGGTTCCCTAAGACAGCTAGTGGAAGTCAGACGACTTATGAATGCGACGGTTTATGGTTTAATAATAGTCAGTCGAACTATGCGCTTGTCGGTGGTGCCTGTAACAATGGGTTCCTTGATGGTCCTTGGTGCGTGGCTCTGAGCAATGCGGTGTCGTATGCGCACTGGGGCCATGGGGCTACAGTGAGCTGTAAACCATTATCGTAAAAATGCTAATAAATATAGTTGCTGCGGTGTCGGCTGCGGCGACTATATTTTAAAAATATAAAAGTCCCACACAGGACTACTACGAAAGGCGAGTTTTATGTTGCTTATTCTAAAAACTAAATTTATTTTTAAATAAGGGGAAGGAATAAGCCCAATTTTCCATGTAAAAAACTCATGCGATTGTCGGTGGTAACTGTAACAATGGGTTCCTTGATGGTCCTTGGTACGTGAATCTGAACAATGCGGTGTCGAATGCGAACTGGAACAATGGGGCTTCTATATAATCAAATATTTTTTATATATTGATTATATAAATAATATAGAAACTAATAACCAAATGTATTCGTTCCTCTTTCACCTCTAGGTGTTAATGATAGAGTTATAAAAACGCGGTTAGTAGTGAAATATCGAATATCGTGGAAACTGATTATATAGAATAAGCATAATAATTTAAGTCTTGAAGAAGGAGAAAAATAAGTATATTTTGAAAAGTGTTAGTAATACCTTTGATGTAATAACTAAAAGAGAAACTATTGAAGAAGCTATACGATTATCTTCATTAGGGAAAAGAGATAGAAGTGATGTTATGGAAGTATATGGTTCATATGATAGATGCATCACTGAAATTCAATCTATGCTTTTAAATAACACTTTTAAACCGACTAACCATCCTCTTTGCTATATAAAAGATGGAGCTACAAAGAAAACTAGGACAATTATAAAACCTAATTTTTACCCAGAGCAAATTATACATCATTGTTTAATTTGGGCTTTATCTGAATCTTTTCAGAATACTGCGTACTATTATTCTTTAGGTAGCATGCCAGATAAAGGTGGTCATCTTGGTGCAAAATATATAAAGAAATGGATAAGAAATGATGAAGAAAATACTAAATATGTTTTTAAATGCGACATACATCATTTCTTTGAAAGTATTGATAAAGATATTCTTTATCAAAAATTAAATAAAAGATTTGGCAAAGATAAAAGAACTATGGAGTTAATTAAAACTATTATTTATAGTAATCCATATCAAGGTCTTCCCTTAGGCTATTATACTTCACAATGGTTCGCAAATTTTTATTTAGAAGATTTAGATAATTATATAAAACAAGAATTAAAAGCAAAATACTATATTAGATATATGGACGATATAGTTATATTTGCATCTTCTAAAGAAGAATTACATAAAATTAAAGAAGGTATAATAGATTATATTACTAATAAATTACATTTAACTCTTAAAGATAATTGGCAAATCTTTAGATTAAGTTATTATGATGAAGTTGAACAGAAATGGAAAGGTCGAGATTTAGACTTTCTTGGATATAGATTTTTTAGAAATAAAACAATATTAAGAAAACATATCATGTTAAAAGCTTCTAAGACAGCTAGAAGAATTGGAAAAGTTGGACCAAATTGTTATAATGCATCAGTTATGATAAGTTATATGGGTTGGATTAACGATACAGATTCTTATAACTTTTTTCAAAAGCACATTAAACCTTATGTGCAATTAAATAGATTGCGAAAAATAGTTAGTAAAGATGGAAAAAGGAGGAGCGAACGTGCTAAATTTAAAATGGAATTATGTGAAAGGAACTTGGAGTTCAAAGCCAAAGGCAGTAGACTTAACAATGAGTCCTTCATCAGTGTATTTGCGTAAGAATATTAAAAAAGAAGTAGAAAAAGTAGATGATGATTTAGTTACATATTACACATATGATGAGGCAGTTTTAACGCATGAAGAATATGAAGAATATTGTAGCTTACTTAATGATCCAGGTATTCAAAAATTAGAAGAAGATAACTTAATTCTAATGAACGCAAACGCGGAAGGATACGAAACTTCTGAACAAAATAATTTAATTATTATGGAAGCAATCGCTGATTTATATGAATTATTAAATAAATTAACGGAGGTACAATAATGGTAGATTTATATGTAAAATTAGTATTAGCTGGTAAAAGAACTATTGACCAAGTTCCTGAAGTTTTTAGAGAACAAGTAAGAGAAAAAATTGAAGCTAATGAGTAAATATATTGCGGAATGTAATTAATAATTACATTCCGCATTTTTTTATGCCCATTTTTATTTTTGCTAAGCAATATTAAATTCTATTTAATCTATTTATTTTCAAATCTATTTTTTCGTAAATTTTATCCTCTCTTATGAGAAAAAATTAACTACCTGCTAAATTTTAAATGTTTAATAAATTTTTATGAAAATTTAGGACTTTTTATTAAAATTATCTTACTTGAATTTTTATAAAAATATGTCAAAGAGCAGAGATAAAAATAGGAGGACTTATGAAAAATGAATTATTTAAACAACTCTAATTATTTGGGTAATTATCCTTATAATTATGCAAATCAATATGTGCCACAACCGCAACCTCAACAATTTATATCTCAACCAATGGCACCTCAAACGCAACAGCCGCAATCTCTTAATGGTAAAATAGTAGATAGCGAAGACGTTGTAAAAGCTACTGAAGTTCCTATTGGTGGATATGGAATTTTCCCAAAAGCAGATTTAAGTGAAATATACATTAAATCATGGAATAATAATGGTACGACAAGCATTATTACTTTTAAACCTATTATCCAAGAGGTAAAAGAACCTCAAATAGTTGAAGATAATAGTTTAAAAATCATAGAGCGTTTAAATGCACTTGATGCTAAAATAGATAGCCTTATGATGAATAATGTCGCGGCGACCGCACAAGTAGCTAAAAAGGAGGTAAAAGGAAGTGACTACTAATCCAAATATGATGCAATTTATGCAAATGATGAAAGCTGCACGCAATCCGCAGCAGGCAGTTATGAATATGCTAGAAAATCAAGTAGGACAAAATCCTATGGCTAAAAACTTGTTAGAATTAGCTAAACATAATGATGCTAAAGGAGTAGAAAATGTAGCAAGAAATATTATGAAAGAACAAGGATTAGATTTTGATGAAGAATTTAATAACTTCAAACGAATGTTTGGGTTTTAAATTAATAAATTTTATAGGAGGTACACTATATGTTTAATAGTGGAGTAACAGGTTATAGTCTATCTGACATTGCCGCAGCAACTGGTAACAACGGTAATAACAATGACTTCATGGGAAATGGAGCTTGGTGGATTATTATTTTATTCTTATTCGTATTTTGCGGATGGGGAAATGGTAACTGGGGCGGAAACGGTGGAGGTTCTGGATTACAGGGAGCTTTAACTAGAGCCGACTTATGTCAAGATATGAATTTCGCAGAAATGTCAAGCGGAATCAAAGGTATTCAGCAAGGCATCTGTGATGGATTTTACGCACAGAATACTAATTTATTAAATGGTTTTGCTGGCGTAAATAGTGCATTAACAAATGGTTTTGCAGGAGTAGATAATGCAGTTTGTACTTTAGGCTATCAAACTCAAGCTGGAATTAATAGTATAAATATGGCTAATATGCAGAATACTAATGCTATCCAGCAAGATATTAATGCAATGAATATTGCAAATATGCAAAACGCAAATGCTGCAGCTGCTCAATTAGCTGATTGCTGCTGCAAGACTCAATCTAACATTAAAGATGTTCAGTATCAAATAGCAACAGATACTTGTGCTGTTAATACTAATGTTGCTAATGTTGCAAGAGATATTATTGATAATCAGAATGCTAATACAAGAAGCATCTTAGATTTTATTATCCAAGATAAGCTTTCAACATTGCAATCTGAAAACCAGAGCTTAAGATTGGCTGCATCACAAGCTGCTCAAAATCAATATTTGGTAAATGAGTTAAGACCATGTCCAATCCCAGCTTATATTACTTGTAACCCATATGCAGCATCTTATGGATATCCAACAAATGGATATGGATATGGATGCGGAACTTGTGCATGAAAAATTAAATAATTTATTGGAGGTAAAATAATGGCTGAATATACTGCTATTGCAGAACAGACTGTTGCTGCAAATCAAAATATTCTACTTACAGAAACACCTGTATGCGGAAATGCCCCATGTATAGTTCACAGAGAAGGTAGTGGATTAGTTACTTTGCGCGGTATTACTAAAGGTCAATGCCGCGCAAGATTTAAAGTAACATTTGGAGGCAATATTGCAATTCCAACAGGTGGAACTGTAGAAGCTATTTCTGTTGCTATTGCAATTAATGGAGAAGCTGTAAATTCAACAACTATGATAGTAACACCAGCCGCAGTAGAAGAATATTTTAATGTGTTTGGTGCAATTTTTATTGATATACCTATTAATTATTGCTCACAAATTAGTGTTAAAAATACAAGTACACAATCTATATTAGTACAAAATGCTAATGTAATTGTAGAAAGAGTAGCATAGGAGGTACGATATGGAAAGATTAAAACAAATGAAAGAAACCTTAATGAGTAGTGTACAGAGTCAATTAGGGAACCTTGACAATGTAGATGCTAAAGAATTAGGCGAAGCTGTTGATATGATAAAAGATTTAAGCGAAGCTATATATTATTGTACAATAACAGAAGAAATGGAAGAATATAAAGAAGAAAAAAAGATTATGGATAAAATGGAAAATAAACTCCAATCTCATTCAATGCCACAGCAAGTGCATCAACATTATTATCCTATTCCTGAATATGATAGACCTTATTACAGAGATATGGATAGAGATTATGGTAAAATGTATTATAATGGCAATAGAGACTCTTATCGCGGAAATGATACTAGAGGTAATGGTCGTGGTTTTAGAGAACCAGAATATTTTATGCCAATTCAAGACTTTCCACAATATCCTCGTGAAATAAGAGACGTTCGCGAAGGTCGTAGTCCTATGACTAGACGTAGCTATATGGAATCTAAGGAAATGCATAAAGGAAAAGAAGTAGAAATGCAAGAATTAGAAAAATATATGCAGGAACTTTCTACTGATATTACTGATATGATTAAAGAAGCTAGCCCAGAAGAAAAACAAATGCTACAACAGAAATTAACTTTATTGGCAAGTAAAGTGAAATAATAATGTTTATAATAAATAATGTTGAATGGAATATAAAATTTGTTCCACAATTACATCCTATGTTATACCGTAGCGATGATAGCGTTACGGTTGGGATGTGTGATAACGAAACTCGAACAATTTATATTGATTCAACATTAAATGGAAAATTTTTAAAAAAGGTACTATGCCATGAGTTAACTCATGCAGCAATGTTTTCTTATGGGATTGAATTAAGTATAGAACAAGAGGAATTATTAGCTGATTTAATAGCTACTTATGGAGAAGAAATAATCTTAATTACAAACAAGATATTTAAAAAGTTAAAGGAGAAGTAATTTTACTTCTCCTTATTTTTTTATTCCCAATTTATTTCATTATTTAATTTATTTATATAAGCATGACCAATACCAATAGCATCGGCTATATCATCATTTACATCTATTCCATAAGTTTGTTTAACAAAAGCAATATCTTTCGGTTTTAATGTTTCGCGGCGGACGCCCGCACCAGTTTTTATTCCACATATTTTTCTCCATTCATTTGGATATATATAATCTATTTCTACATTTTTAAATCTCTCATGCACAAGAAATGCGATTGCTGCTTGAAGATACATTAAAGCTTTATGTGTTTTAATATTTTGTAATCCGCCTTCAGGTCTAACTTCTTCTAAAATTATTTTTTCTACTGGATGGTCTATTAATACTTGCTCCAGTTGAGGAATAATCTTTTTGATACGATTTATTAAATCTGAAGAAGAAGCGGTCAAACAATAATATGCTTCTAATTTTTCATCATTAAAAATAGCACATCCTGTTGACTTTGTTGAAGCATCTAAACTTAATATTCTCATATACATTCCTCCTTTATCTATACCTAGATTATAACACAAAATTTTCAGTTTGTCAATTTTACATAAAAAAAAATAGCACGCTAAATGCGTGCTACTCTATATTTTATATCTCTATACCTATTAAATTGAACCTGTAGAACCGAAACCGCCATCACCACGTTTTGTTTCAGTTAGCTCATCTACTATATTAAATTCAATTCCAACAAAAGGCATAACAATTAACTGTGCAATTCTTTCTCCAGAAGCAATAGTCATTACTTCGTCTGTATCATTATGCATTGGTACAATATATTCTCCACGATAGTCAGAATCACATACTCCTACGCAGTTAGCAGGTCTTAAGCCCTTCTTAGTCGCAAGTCCGCTACGAGCAAAAATAGCTCCAAATGTACCATTCGGTAATTCTACAGAAATTCCAGTACCAATCTTAACTGTACTATGAGGAGCAATTTCAATATCATAATCTGTAGCAGCATATAAATCATAACCTGCCGCGTATTCACTTCCTCTTGTAGGAACTTTAGCATTTTCATTTAAAAGTTTAATATTAATTTCCATTATAGTCTCCTTATACTTCATAATTTATTGCAACAGATTCAGTTGGTTCTTTTTCATCTGTAAATGCTTTAGTTAAAGTTACACGATACCATTCCTGTATAATTTCACCTTTAGCTTTTTGATTTTTATATTCACAATTATATTTTTTTAAATTGCTAATACCTTCTTCTTTTGCTTCTTCAATTAAAGCTTTTGCTTCAGCTTCATTATCCACTCTATATACTTCAGTTGTTTGAATTAAATATCTTGCCATTATTTTTCTCCTATTATACTATATTTATTTCTAATTTATTTGAACTAAATTTAGTCATTTCCGCTTCTTTTATTTTTTTACTTAATCCTCTATTGTATTGCTTTGGACCAACAAGATCAAGTTGAACAACATTATATTCTTCCATAAGACTAAATATTGTTTCATTTAATTCGTTCATTCTTGGTTGTTCACAAGCTAATTTATTACCATCTTCATAGACATAAAAATTTTGTCTCATATCAAATGGTCTTATCATACCAACTATTTTACGCATTTTATGCCTCCGTACCATGTTCAATAACACCAAGGTCATAAGGAAATAAATAGTAAACTAAAGCTTCATTAAAATCATCTACTATCCATATTTCATAATTACCTGCGGAATCTGGTTCTATAGATACTATACGTCCGCGGTTATCTAAACATTCTTTAAAATCATCCATTGTTTGTTTCATAGCAATTTCATTTTTATTGCCTAAATTAAATAGAGTAAAATTATAAGTCTCTCTATTTAATAGCATAAAATATTTATCAGTCTTATCTAAAAAAAACTGTTTTATTTTTTTTAAATTTTTTTTAAGTTCTGAATTAGTAAGACTAGGCATATTAATGATAGCTGCTTTGTTCATATCATATAAAGTTCCCATCATTATTTCACTCATTATTCTTCCACCTTTATATATAATCCACAATGACATGTAGCTCCTGTAGGAGCATTTTTAAAATCTTTACAAATACATTTTGTATCTTTATTCCAAGCATATGAAGGAACACATGGACAATATCCTTGAGTTTCTTTTAATTTACTTCTAACTTCAGCTACATGAACTGGATCTTTAACAATTTGTATTTTCATATATCTTCAATCCTTTTTGCATATTGATTATCACTTACTAAAGTAACACCAAGTAATGGTTCAAATTTACTTTTTTGATTAGTTAAATATCTTCCAAACTTTATAATAATATTATCATATTTTTTTAAATAAGTCAACATATCACTAATCTCTTCTTGATAGTATCCTGTATAAATGATAATATCATCATTACTTTTTTCTCGAAATTTAGTAATAAAAGATAATAAATCAGTAAAACTATCAAATGGTTCTAATCCTTGAAAGCATACTGCGGAAGTTATTGCATTTCCGCAGTATCTTTCAATTAAAGAATCTATGTCAATATCTATGTTTGGAGTATTTGCTAAAAAACTATTTTGACATAAAGTATTACCACATTTAAAAGTGCAATATGGAAATTCAAGAGTCATACAAGGTTTTTTATAATTAACAAAATCTTCAAATATAACTCCTTTAAGTACCATTTATATCTCCTTTTGATTTATTGGTTCCCATTTACGCATTTGATATTCATTATTACGTTCAGATGACCAGGTAGAAATAGGAGTATAAAAACCTACAATACGAGTATATTCTGTTTCTATTGGACATCCGCAAATAGGGCAAGTAGTTCCATAAAAAGCATGATTATTTTTACAAGCTTGAATTTTAGTATTAAAAGCAAAATATGTTACTCCTTGGTCTGCAATATAATTAACCATTTGCCAAGCTTTATCAAAACTATCAAATGGGGCATCTATATTAGCATGAAGAATAGAACCACCATTGCAGTAACTATCAAACTCCGCGGCAATTCTTACTCTTTCTTGTAATGTCGTTTGAATACCAAGAGGAATAAATTGATTACCATAAAGAGGTAAATCATAAATATTTCCATTTGGATAAAAGAATTTATCTTTCTTCATTAATTTAGCTGCGGCAGACTCACCAGGAATTTGTTCTGTATTTATTTTATAATTGCATTCATTTTCTTCAATAAACACATCTGCGGCGCTTCTCATAGTTTTAAATATCTTTTCTCCAAATAAACTTGCTTCTTTTGTATAAAAAACATTACCAAATTCATCAGTCGATGTATAACCAAATTTTTTCATTGTTTCATAGATTCCAATAAAACCTATTGTATTATATAAATGTTCAAAATCTACTAAACCATAAATAAAGTTTGGTAATAATCCTTTTTCTACATTACGTTCAATAATATGTCGTACTGCATCTAATGCACGAAGATTAACTTCAACTCTATGAGATAATTCTTCTAAATATTCTTCTTCTGAATTTGTATCAAGAGCAAGTCTAGCTAAATTAATTGTAGATACTTTAACTGACCCTACTTTTAATGCAGTTCCTCCAATACTATTGAAGTAGCCTAAATCTCTAATATCACTTTTTAGGCGGCAACAGTTAGATAAACTATTTACAGAATCATCTACAAATAAATTACTATCTGACCAAATCATATTATGTTCAATAGCCCAACATGCAAAATCTTTATCTACAAATTCTCCATTTTGACGTAGCAAAGAAATTGTACTAACTGGAAAAGTAAACATATTAACTTTTCTTATCTTTGCCATAGTTTGCATATACCATTTTTGAAACTCAATAATGTCATCTTCATAGTCAATCATAAAAGAACCATCAGGAAATTCAGAACCTCCAAATAATGCTTCAAAATAAGGTCTATCAAAAATAGAAGTATTAGTAAATGCAGACTGTGAACCATCTCGTACATAAGGCTGATTTACTGCATAAATAAAACGCTGAAAGTTTTGTCTTGCATATTTCTCCGCATTGCCGCTTGTTGCAATACCAAGATAATCACTTTGTACATCTTTATGCCAAAAATAAAACATATATGGAATTAAATTAGGTAATCCTACAGCTCCGGAACTACGATTACTTGCATAACTAATAAATTCTTTTACGAAATCTACAAAAGTAGTTAAGTGTTGTGCTGGCTCCGCATTAAACTGTCCTCCTAAAAAATACAGTCCTTTTTCAGCAAGGTCTTTTAAATCATAAGCAAAGCAATAATGTTTAAATGTAGAGGTGTCAGCATCGTGCATATATAGTTGACCCATCCATTCCATTCTTAACCATTCATTAGCTGCCTTAAAACCATATTTCTTTTGAATTTCATAATAAATTTTATTATATGCTAATAATTTTCTATGTGGTTTTGGCATTTCATTTAATAAAGTAACTATATCTTTTCTAGTTACATTACTATTTCCATCTATACTTGCATCAGCAACTACAGAAGTATCAACAAAATTTTCAATGAAATCTGTATAGCTTAACTGCCCATCATCAAAGCCGTTAATCTTAGCGATATCTGTACCAAACTCCGCCTGTAATTTATTATATTGAGTAACGAAGTTTTTACTAAGTCTAATATTTACATTCATTAAATTTTACTGCTCCTTTATCCAATTATTTGCTTCAATAAAGGTCATACATTTATCACCAACTTCTAAAATAGGAACTGACATAAATCCCTTTTCTTGCATGATATTTATATCTGTAACTATTGAATATTCTATTTTAGCATTATCAAGTTTCTTTTTCAATACTTGACATTGCGGGCATCCTGTTGAATATAAAATTGGCATCATAAAACTCCTTTCGTATGACTTTCATAATATGATATGAAAATCATGTTAATATTATTTTAACATTTTGACCTCATAACTGTCTTATGAGGTCAAAAATTCTTTAACAGCAGGTAAATTTAAAATACCATAAAATCCTCTATTTCTATCATCATTATTATCAAAAGTAATATAATCAAAATTTATATCTGAAAAATCCTTTTCATCTGTAATAAATCTACGACATATTTCTAAACAATTTGGTACTTTTTCTCTTTTAATATTTCTTAACAATCTTGTTTTATCGCTACAATCAATAAAAATAGGTAAAATATCAAGTCTATTATCTTGTAATAAACATTCAATTCCTTGAATATTAAAAACTCCTACATTTATTTTATCTTCTTTTAAAGATTCTATTGGAGTTCCATAACACCAGTCATTAAAAACTGTAGCTTCAAGCATAGACATATTAAGTACCTTTTGAGCAAACTCTTCATTTGATAAAAAATGATAATGAATACCATCTCTTTCATAATCTCGCGGCGGCCGCGTGGTACATGAAATAATTCCATTCATATTATAATTAGTAGTTAGCCATTTTTGAATAGTATCTTTTCCCGCCCCACTCTTTCCGAATAGGGCGAGAACTTTATATTTATTTTCCATTAATTACTCTCCTGACCGTAACGTTCATGTTCTAATTGCATTTCTCCATTTTCTACATTTGTTATTTTATATAACTGATGTGTAGATGTATGCTTATAAGATTTAGCAACAAAAGTATCTTCTCTACGGAAACCAGTTACCATAATCTTGCTTCCTCTTGAGAACCAACCTTTTTCTTTTACTTTCTTAGTTCCATCCTCTTGCACTTCAGATATCTGCCGATTAAACATAGCAAAGTATTCTTTTGTAAATTTAACATTTACTACGCCATTAGTTGTTAATATTGTTACTGATGAACGAGTATCATTTTTACTTATAACTGTTCCAATTATTTTATATGTTTTATAAATTGGAATTTCCTTGCCATTCCGTTTAAAGAAGTAATCTACAATAGGAGTCTCTGGCATATTAAAGAAGTTAGAAATACCGTACTTATCTACGTCTACATCAATTAATTCATGGTCATGATAGTAGAAACATAAACTTTCCATTTCCCATGCTGAAATTGTACCAGTTGCATACTTATCCCAACATTCTTTAAATAAGATATAGTTAAACTCTTTCAATACTTCTTCTTGATTTTCTTTTAACCAATCTCTAGCAGCATCCATCTCTTTTTGATATATTTTATCCCAGTCTGTCTGAAGAATACAAGTAATACCATTTATTACACTCAACTTCTCCATATCAAAGAATTGAGAGTAGAATCTTTCACAAACATCATCAAAAATATAATATTTACCTACTTTCTTTTCAGCTTTTAAATACTTATTAAAAGTAAATACTCTTTTCTGGAACTCAAGAGATGTAGGTATCAAATCTCTTTGAATTAATCCATTAAAGTTCTGAAGAGTTAATCTTTTCTTTGCATCACAAACTTTTAATATATAATAAACCATAATTAGTAGTCTTGGTTCTACTCCAAGTTCTTCCGCCCAGTCTTTTTCTAATAGGTCAAAGCTTCCCGCTTTAATTAAGGAGAACATTGCTGTCTTATTTAATGGACATCTATTCATAAAATCTGTAAAACTACTAAAAGGTCTATTTTGAATAATTGCATCAATAACTGGTGCTCCTACACCATTCAATGCTTTCATGCCAAATAAAATTTGATTATTTTCTACATCTGGTTCAAAGCTATAATTTGAACGGTTAATATCAATTAAAGATATTTTAATACCTTTAGATATAATATCTCCAAGAGCTTTCGCTACCTTTGCATAATCAGTTGATTTTTCTTTCTTAACTAATTTTTCTCCATTTTCATCCTCTTCAATTTCATATTCATCTTCTTCTTCCAATGAACCGCTGTTCACAATCAAACAAGCTGTATTCCAATAAATTGGATTCCATCTAGTTGCAACAAACATAGTTTGGAAGCCTATGAATGAGTATGCAAGAGCATGAATAATTGAGAATGAATAACCCATCTGAGGACCAATTCCGCAATCCCAAACATACTGTCCTAAATTTGGACTTTTTGCTTTTGTAAGAACTTGCTCCTTCAACTCAGGAATTTTAGACATTTGCTTTTTACCAACAATCTTACGTGCGGCATTCGCTTCTTTTAATGTAAATCCACAAATATTTTCGTCCATAAGCATCTTCATTAACTGCTCTTGGCTAGGCGGAACTCCATAGGAAGATAAGAAGTAAGGTTCTAAAGTCTTCTGTTCTTCTTTAGTTAAACCAGCTTTATCCATTTCTTTATACCAAAGTTCAATATTATTCTTAAAGCGAACATATTTTTCCATTGGCGTTTCTTGACCTTTTTCTGCGGTCATAAGTCTCATTAAACCATTTGCATCTGCCATCTCTAAAATATTAGTTGGCTTAATTTTTTTCGCTGCCTGACTGCCCACTTCAGAATCAAATTGGAAGATATTTAATACACTATTCTCTTGAAGTACCTTCCAAATATTTTTATCATTAATTGGCAAAACAGATGGATGAAAATATTTATCATAAACTTCTCTTAAAGATAAATTTTTATCAATTTCATTATATTCTTGAAGTAATCTAATAGCTTCTGCTAATTTATCTTGGACTTCTGTTACTAAGAAATCATATTTTGTCATTCCCGCAGCTTCGCACATATGCAAATCATACTGAGTAATGACTTCTCCTTTTGGAGTTCTCATAAAACATCCAAACTCATATGGGTCTTCATCAAATAAAATAACTCCAGATGCATGACTACTTCTTTTATTTATAAGTCCTTCTATTGCAATCATAATATCTAATAAACCAGGATATTGATTTACTTCATTTATAAATGCTTTAATAGGACGTCTATCTTTATCAGCATTTCCATTTATAACATCGGATAGCGGCCATAAGAATCCTCTCTCTGATGGAATCAAAGATGACATATATTGAGCAGTATCTACATCAATACCGTCTGGATATTCTTCACTTCTATATCCACGACAGGCAGTTAAGATAGTTGAACGAGTTCCCTCTGTACCAAAAGTAGCTATTAATGTACATCCAAGATTTTTTCTTGATAAATCATCTATATCTTGTCTAAACTTTTGTCCACGCTCTTCTTTTATCTTTTTAATAATTAAAGGACGTTTAGATGGACATAAATCAAGGTCAATATCACCTAATTCAACACGTTCTTTATTCAAATATCTCCAGAATGGAAGTTCCCATTCAATAGGGTCAAGCTGTGTTATTCCTAATAAGTAATGATTTAATCCACTACAACTAGAACCTCTTCCTGCACCAACAATACTTCCGCAATCCCAGAACATATTAATGTAATGCTGAAGAGTATTAGGGTAACTAAACATATTAGTTTCTAACTTTTCACTAATAGTTGATTTAATATCAGCTTCTTCTTCAAGTCTATTCAAATAAGTTTCATTCCATAAATCTTTATCTTTTAAACTTTTAAGACAACTATTTACCCAATATCTATCCTGTTCATCATCACTTAATAATAATTTATGAAGAGTTGGATACTCTTTTAAAGAATCATCTTTAGGATAATATTTTACATCAACAGTAGGAATTGTCTGTTTATGTTCAAGACTATATTCTTCTATTTTATTATATATCTCTATAGAAGTTGCTACCATTTTTTCATACATATCAGGTATGCTTGCAGCGATATTTTCTTTTACTTCATCTTCATTTTGAAGATAAGCATATTCATAGAAACTTGCTACTTCACGTTCTCCACCTTTAGAGTTTAAGTAAGATTCATGAATGAATCTGTCTTCTTTTTTTAAATAATGAGAATCAGTACCGATTACCATTTGAACATCAAAGCATTTAGCAATAGATACTAACGTTCTATTAACTGCAATTTGATCTTCAGATTTACCGGGCGCACATTCAATATAAAAATCTTCTCCAAAGATTTCTTTACAAAAAAGAATAAAATTTATAATTCTATCATGTGCGGCCTCCGCGCTAACAGAATCTTTAATCATTCTAGCTGTTATCATATTATGAGTTTGAGTGCTAAGTTCTCCGCCCATACAAGCTGATGTTGCTATAACTGAACCTGGATATTTATTCATAATTTCTTTTAAATCTTCATAAGTAGTAACAACTCTTTCCATTCCTCTATCATACCAAGAGTTCATCCATGCTCTTGAAGATAATTCTCTTAACGCTCTATGTCCTATTTTATTTTTTGCAATCAAAATAAAATGATAATATTTTTGACCATTTTCTCTATTCGGACATAAATAAATTTCATTTCCTAATGCAACTTTAAAATCTGGATATTCTTCTTTTAAAGTTTTTGCATATTGATTAATTTCCATATGACCACATAATGCTTCGTGGTCTGTGATTGTAATACCACTTAAACCTAATTCTATCGCTCTATTAATTAAATCTTTTGGACGATTGATACAATCGAGCAAACGAAGATTACTATAATGAGTATGACTATGAACTTCAAATCTTTTCATTTATTTTTTCCTTTTAACTTTATTATACATATATTATATCATAAAATCAATTAAAAGTCAAGTTTAAGTTAATCTTTCATTCTTATTACTAATTTCTCTGAAGCACGTGTGGCTGCAGTATAAAGCCAGCGGGCATGTTCTTCTTTATCAAAAGGGAATTTTTCTTCAACAACTAAAACTTTATCCCATTCACTACCTTGACTTTTGTGACAAGTAATTGCATATCCATAAGTAAATTCAAGAGGAACTAAATGTCTTGTTTTAGGATTTTTACTTAATTTAAAGCTAGTTTTCCAATCTAAAGTTGTTTCACCTGTAGATATCATTAATTTATCCATTTCAAGAGAATCAAAATGAGAACCACTATCAGTATTAAAATTCGCTATAAGAACTGATAATTGTTGTCCTCCTGCATATCGTGGAAGTTGATAAAAAGTACTAAATGAATTATTTAATACTCCTATTGTCCCATTAATAAGCGGGTCTTCATTATCTGCAAATATTTCCCAATAATTTCTTAAACAAATAATTTTATCTCCATCTTGCGGACCGCCATTTTTTCCAGTTAGTTCTCTCATTTGATTATTAATACCAATTCTTGTTGCATTTGTTCCACAAATAATTTGGTCTGCCCATTGTAACATACCAGTATTAAGTTCATGTTGAGGAACAATAATTACTTCATTACCTTGCATAGCATGAAGAGGTTTTTTTTCACGAATATCCATAGTTAATCTAATAATTTCAGATTCTTGTGCCTGTCGCATTATTTCATCAAGAAAGATATGTGGATTATCAAGTAAATGATTATCTTCATTCTTATCTACAGGCGGCAACTGAAATGGGTCTCCGAGACAAATAATATGTACATCATACTTAAATAAAAGTTCCATAATTGTCTTGGGAGCCATTGATACTTCATCTACAATAACAATATTATATGGTATTTCTTCTACTGGAATCCGCATAAATGTTCCATCTGGTCTTGGAAAACTTTTATATAATAATTTATGTAATGTACTTACATTCTTATTACCTTTCTTTAATAAAACCTGTGCAGCTTTACCAGTAAAAGTAGCATAACAAACTTCTTCTTCAGGAACGTCTAAAGCTTCTATAATAAAACGAACAAGGGTAGATTTTCCAGCTCCCGCGTATCCAGCAATTACAGTAAATTTCTCATGATTTTTATATCTTTCTACTGCAATCTTTAATCCTTGCTCTTGTTTTGTATTTAATATCATAATATTTCAACAACCTTTCCATAAATCTGAGATTTTCCAACCCAACCATTTATATGACCATGATTATTAGATATTTGATAAGTAGTATCATTTTTGATTGCAGAAATTTTATGAAGATAAAAATGACCAGCAACTTTTACAAATACTATATCATTTTTACTTAAAATTGTATCATTAGTTATAGGACTAACTCGAACTGCTTGCCCAGATTTTAAAATAGGAGTCATTGATTGACCATAACCAATCACAATACATTCTTCACCATTTTTTAAATGTTCTGCGGTTATAACATTTTCTTTTCCTTTGAACATATTTATTTTCCTTCCTTTAATATTTCTATTTATATTATAACATATTTTTATGCAAAATCAATAAATGGATTTTGGAGCAAAAAATTTCAAAATCCATTTTGAAATCTAAAACTTGGTCAAGTACGCTCCGAGCAGTTAAAAGAAATATTTACAGGAATCTACAATTTCATAATCCTCAAGCATAATCTGAGCATTAACCCATCCATTCCATTCATTCTTATTACATTTGCCAATTATATCTATTTTAATAAAACCATCAGTTGCAATTTTATCATATTCTTCTTGACTTGAACCAAATTTTATAATAGATACTTTATTTGGAAGTACAATTTTTAATGTAGGAGTTTTATCTGGCGACATTAAAGTAACCATATCTTTAGTTACTTTTAAATCTTTAATAGCTATTAAAGATTCATCAACATCTTTACCCCAATAACAACCCATTTCTGCAATATCAAGAATGTTTTGTGGATTTACTTCATTTCCATTATATATATAATCTACATAATAAAGAGGTTCTTCACTCATATCTTTAAGTATTTCATTTGTTGAAGATATAAAATCATCTATATTTTTCTCTTCAATACCTAAACCAAATGCACCTTGATGACCAACTTCATACATTGTTTTACCAGTAGCCGCGCATATATCTTTAAACTCTGTAATTCCAACTTTATCACAACCACGTGCAGAGCCTTGATATGAAACATTTAAAGTATAATTTTCATTTTCTTCTACTCTTGTTAATATACAACAAGGTCTTTGATATTTAGCCATAAATTTATTAGCAATTAATCCTGCTATATTTCTATCTACTTGACCAGGTTTTAATAAAAATAAAAGCACTTTATTATCTAATAAATTTTGTTCAATTATCATATTTTCAAGAAATGCCATTCCAGCATCTTGTGCTCTCGTTTGTCTATTTTTAACATTAGTACAAGTACGCAATGCTTGTTCAACTAATTGTTCTTCTTCTCCAAGTTTATGCCCTCTTTTATTTGAAGGAATCATTTTAAATGCTTTAAACTTTAACATAGATTCAAATAAAAGTAATTTTTCTTCAGCTGTACCACTTCTTACCATAGCATTTACAAAAGGAGCAATATAAAACGCGGCTCCCCATGAAGTAATATGCTTACCTAATTTGAACTGGTTTTTTTGCCATATTGAATAAATAAAAGGATTATGAATATTACCTGGTTCAAATCCTTTGTTTATTAAATGTTTAGTTTCATATGATAATAATGACATCATATCTGCTGTAAGTCCAAGAGCAACTAAATCAAGATATTGTTCTGCATTAGATGTTCCCAATAAAGAATCAATATATCTACAGAATTGCCAAGTTACTCCAACACCAGATAAATGTTTATTAGGATAATCACTCAACTGATTATTTATAATAATAGCATCTTCTGAAATACTTTCAGCTTCATGGTGGTCTAATACTATTACTTGACAACCAGATTCTTTTAACTTTTTATGATATTCATAGTCATTACTGCCTGCATCTGGAACGATTACAAGTGGATATTTCTGTTCTATAAGAACATCACAAAAATCACTTAATCCATGTTGTTTACCATCATGAATATAATAAATAAGATGCTCCTCAACCCAAGTTGGAAAAATATCATATAAATAATTTATTAAGAGTGCAGAACTTGTAAAACCATCGCAGTCGCTATCGACAATTAAACCGATAGTATTTCCACTTTGTATATTTCCTACTAGTGCGGAAGCCGCAGCTTTTAAGTTCTCTTCGCCTAAACCTAAGAAAGAATTTATATCATCATCTGTCGTATTTATATAATGGGGTATATCTTCTCTCTTCAATCCTCTATTTGTAAGCACTTGTTCAAGTGCAGTATAATCTCTATTTACTTCTTTAATTAACTGATATTTCATAATATAATTCTCTCCTTAAATAATTTCATAAAGGTTTCAGGTCCTCTATCTATTGGAGAATCTTTATAACCTAATAAATCTGTCTTATCAAACATGAAAGTAATTTGCACATATCCGCTATATTTAGTGTGGATTGCCTTCAACTTCTTCGTCCATCTTTTCCACTCATCATCACCAATTTTCTTAAACTGTTTATCAAATGCTATAACAATTTCCTTCACGCCTAAAGATAATAATAACTGGACCTGATAAGATATAAGTGAACTCCCGCAACAAGCTACACTAATATCATTTTCTTCACCGAAGTAACTTGCATATAATAAAGTAGATTTCTCTCCTTCAAAAACGATTGCTTTTTGTATAATACTTATTGCATCTTTGCTGTTGTTTAAATTATATAAATTAAAACTTAAAGGATGATTATACATCTTATTATTAAGTTTTGCTGGCATATACTTTCCATTTTTTTCCATTTCTTTAATGAGAGTTCGTTCTCTAATTCCAATTAAATTTCCATCTATATCAAAATGAGGAATTACAATACCTTCATTTTTAGGGTCATATGCAATACCACGACTTATTATAATATCTTTTTTAATGCCTTCACGTTCCCAGATACTAATTCTTGGTCGTGGTAAAAATTGTAAAATTTTTGCATCAAATTTTTTTAATTCAACAATTTGTTGCTTTTCTTCATAATTATTAATACGTTCATAATTATTAAGAATTTCCCAATCTTTTAAAATTTCTTTATCTTGACCAAAATCAAAAGTTTGAGAAGAATATCCAAAATAAGCTGCAACAAAAGCGATAGCCTTTGGTAATGACCATTCTTCTCCTGTACTAATTGTCTTTTGTTTACGAACTAGCTCATATATATCAAAATAATCTCCACAATCAGTATAACACTTAAATAATTTTGTATTATCATAATAATAAAGTTTATATGAACCTTGACCTGCGGGATTATGGCAAATTGTCCTAGACTTAAATATATTACCTTCCATCATTGGTTCTCCGCCCAAATCCGCTGTTAGTTCATACACTTGTTCTATTGTTAAAGATTGTTTAAGTTCGTCTTTATTATATCTATACATTCTTTTGCTACCTCTTGAGAGTGTTGGTCTAATTCTTTCTTTATCTTTGCCAATAGATATTCTTTCTTACTACAAGGGCACTCACTACAACTATACATTTCATAAGGTCCGCACCCACCGCTTCTATAACATTTCATAACAAACTCCTTAAAATGCACTACTTTCAATCTTTGTTTTTACTTTTATCTTCAAATCTTCAATTTCCATTAACTCAAACTGATAGTTTGTTACAAACATTGGTTCAATTCGACAAGTTCCCCTATCTGCTCTACACCATAATAAGATATTCTTATATCTTCCTCTACGATTCTTATATACAGATATTTTAATTACTGGAGTATCAAATCCGCCTTGCTGAATAACATCAGATAATGCTGTTAAATCATCTTGAGAAACTTCAAGCATAATCATACCAACATCAATTTTATCTGCAATAGATTTAGCTCCACGTAATAAATTTTGGTCATACTGTTCAGCACTTCTATATTCTGCATTCAACTGTGTAGCTGTCATAATAAAAATACCATATTCGTTACATAAATCTTTTAATCTAATAGAAATCATAAATAAGATATTGTCTTCTCTTAATCCTTTCACCCCAGATTTAGAAGAAATCTCACTTAAAATCTTCATACTAGAATGAATATAATCAAAGAAGACATAACGAGTATTATGCTCTCGAACTTCACGTTTAATAGTATTTTCAATATCTTTTAAAGAGAAATCAGGTAATTGGTCTACATATACTGGACTTTTAGCTAAAAGATTTGCTGCATATGTTACTCGTTCCCATTCTCCAGGATAGTATTCTCCATTGATAATATGCTCCTCATTTACATCAGCTAAAAATGCTATCATCATGGTTTGAATTTCTTCAAGTTCCTGCTCTGTTGTAATAAATAATACAGGTTCTTTATTTCCATTCTCAACCCATTTACCTTCAGTTGAACTATATATCTGGTCACATCCAATAGAACATACATCTGCAATCATTGAACGAGTCTTACCTACACCAGTTGCTGCGGAACGAAGATAAAATTTCTTTAATCTAGCTCCACGTGTAATAGTATTAAAGATTGGACCGTACAATGGATAACCTATTTCTGGAGTTTCTTTAAAGCGGTTAAGCAATTCTAATGCACCTTCACCCGCACTTACCGCACCGCCGGTACAATCATCAATATATTTTAATCTAATATCAGTTATTTTTCTATCTATTAAATCAGCTATATCTTCAATAGAAGTATTATCTAACCAATCTTCTTGAGCTTGTTTTTTCTTTGTATCCATAATATTATCAGGATCATACAACCAAGATAAATTCATACCAATACTTTCATACATTCTAAATAAAGTCATCTTCTTCATTCGAGTATAATAATAATCAAAAGCAGCAATTTGAGTAGATTGTTTAATCTTCTCCAAATATTCTTGCCCTTTATTGGCTTTATATATAGCTAATTTTTTTGGTCTTTGTTCAAGATAATCTTCAATCGCATTTAATGTAATTTCTTCCGCACCAAGAGCATGAAGATTATAAATAGACCCAAATAAAACTTGATGAAATTCTTCAGTAAAATCTTCTTCATTAAAATGATATTTATCTTCCGCGTCTAATAAAGAAGGATTATTATAAATGGCACCTATTACTTGAACAATAGATGCTGAATCTGTATATTTACTACCACTCATAGTCTACTCCTCATCTTCAAATAAAAGTCTAATTCTCTTTGGCTGAACTTTTGGCGGTAATATTTCAATTACTTTTTCTTTTGGTTTATATATTTCTATATCTTTACTTTCATTAGCCAATTTTGCCAAATATAAAGTATAATAATATTTTAATGCATCATTATAAACATAGGGAATAATACCAATTCCGCCATTTGCTTTTTCTGTTGAATTACCTTTAATTTCATACCAATAAATTAGAGTCTTTAAAATTCCACTATAAGTAAAATTATATTGTTCTTTATACTCTTTAAGTTGCTTCCGCACTCTGGCATTAACATAAGGTTCATCAAAAAGATGCATTATATATTTTTCTAATGCTTCTAAATCTTTTTCCTCTTGACTTTTATTTGCTTCATATTTTTCCGCACATTCTTTATGAGCATATCGACGTGCGGATACTTGAGTAGTAGGCTCTTTATCACGGTTAAATCGTTCTCCGCAATAAACACAAGTTACATAATGCGCTGCCATATGATACCTCTTTTTCTTTAATATTCTTACTATTTAATTATATCATATTTTTTTAGATAAATCAAAATGAGGCGTGTCTTATTTAGACCACGCCTCATTTCTTCTTATGCTTTTGTTTGAACTAATTCCTTTAAATCTGTAACAATTAAATCAAGTGCTTCTGTCTGTTCTCTTGAACACTGATTTACTTTCTGTCCTTTTCCCAAATATTTTTCAGTAATCTGAATAATTCTTGGTTGCCAATAATTTTGGAATTTTTCTTCATCATTATTTTCAATAATACTATTAACAATGTTATTAAATGTTGCTACAAGTTCATCAAAATCAAGTTCTTGTGTAACTTCCGCATAAACATTTGTTCTTTCATCTGTAAAGAACTCAGCTCCATCCTCTTGCATTTGTTTATCAATAGCATCACCGATTGCTTTTACTAAATCATTATAAGTAAAATCAATATAATCAGGAGTATATTTAAAGCGGCTACCAGCTATATAACGTGGAGTTCCGCGCATAAACAATTTAGTTGTAGTTGTTCCATCTTCATTTTGGATTGCTCTTGAATATCCAATAATATCGCACATACGAGAAACAATATTTCTTGGTTTACTTCCAAGTGTAGGCACAATCTGATTAAATTCTTTACCAGTTTCATCAGTAAATGTTTTATCTACTGCATGGCTAATAAGAACAAGACCGTAACCCATTTGAACAATACTTCTCAAACTTTCATCAAATTCTTTAGCAACCATTGTATATCCCTTACCAAAAGGAATATCTCCAATAGAGTCTACACCAAAACCGCCGTCTGAACGTTTTGCGTTTGCACAAATATATTTTTCACAAAGGTCATATGCAATATCAGCAGTATCAACAATAATTGTTTCAAATTTTTCTTTTACTTTTGGGTCTGGTAATTGTTTTAAGACTTTTTTAAATTCAGCCCATGAGTTAATTGGCTGTGCCATAGCTCCAGGAATTGCATTATAACCTTTTTCAAAAGCTAAAAGCAAATGTCTTGGAAATTTTGTGGCAATAGTTGTCTTACCAGATTTTGGCTCGCCATAGAAAAATACTGAATATCCTCTTAAATCGCGGCTAACTTGATGTGGCGCAATATCTAATAAATTAATTCCATTCATTTTCTATTTTATCTCCTTATATTCGTCCTAATTTTAAGTTTAAAATATAAGAGAGACTAAGCTCTCTTATATTTATTAAAAGTTAAAGCCACCTTTAGCTGCAACTGGAGTGCTCATAGCACCTGCTGCAAACGCGCTTGCCTGTGCAGAAGTTTTTTGAGCGCGATATTCATCTGCTCTCTTCTTAATATCTGCCAAGTATACTTCTCTATCCTGCATAGCTTTGGTAACATCATCAGAAGTTAAAACTTTTTCATCACCAAAATCATAAGGAATTTTTGCTGTACCAGTAATAGTCCATTCTTTAGTTTTTCTCTCATATGTCTTAACCGCAGCCTCTCCAAATGCAGACTCCTCTGTTCTCTCAACTGTAGTTGTTGTAGCATTAATTCTACCCCATACCTTAGTAAAGATAGGTTCTGCAGGAGTTACACCTAAATCTTCAAAATATTTCATACCTGCTGCATTTCTTACTACAAATTCAACTGGCAATAAAGCATTTCTAAAGTTAAATACTGCTCCACGAACTGCTATATAAGGCTCTGTAATGTTCTTTTCTTCATCAGCTTCAACTAAATTTACATTAGTAATAAGCATATCAGTAGTGAAAGTATTTCTTTCATTCTCTGGACATAACTCACCAATAATTGTAACAAATCCGCCTTCATTTGTCTTTACGGATACTAAAGAACCATCCTGTGCATAGAAATCATTTAATGCTAATGCAGTATCAATCTTTACTCTTGTTGCCAAATCCTTACCGTCTGTAATAATTGCTTTACCTTCGTCAATAATTTTCTTTAATGCCGCGAAAGTAGCATTCTTTCCGCCAGACTTTGTAGTTTCTGTAACGTATGTAAAATGTACTTGAAGTACATTAAGTCCTTCCTCATCTGTTGCAATATCTAACGTACCTGCAATAAACTCTTTACCGAAGTTAGCTGACTGCTGATTCTGAACTGTTTTTACTGCTAAGTCATGCTGATAAATTCTACCTTCAATATGTTCCTGATTAATCATCTGTTTCATGTCTGTTCTTTCTCCTATTCTTTAATTTATGACTTAAACATTTCATACATATATTATATCAAAAATTTTTAAATGTGTCAAATATTACTTAAATCTTTATCAATTCCCTTTTGCGAAATTTCATATGCTACAGGGTCAGTTCCAATTTTATTAACAAAACCTTCTGTGATAAGTTTTTTCATTGACCCGGATACAGAACGAGAAGATATAAATAATCCTTCTCCAATTTCTTTAGATTTAAACACATTATTATATTTTTGATAATTTTCTTGCATATATTTGAGAATTTTTGCACCATTCTCAGTTATTTCTGGTTTTGGACCAGTAGTTTTTTCAGATTTTAATTCTTCAAAAAAATCTAAAGCCATACAATTTTCTTTATCTTTTTTTAATTCCTCAATATCGCATGGCTTTAATAAATCCTCAATCATTTTAATAAAAGCTTCTTTTTTTGTCATTACTAATTAAACTCACTTTCTTTAATATAATTTCTTTTTTCTTATAATTATATTATAACATTTTTTAATTAGTAAATCAACTATTTTGCTACGAATCTTGTTTAACTTCTTCGTCAATAAAGATGAACTCTTGAGCATATGGAAGAGTTCTTGCCCATTGAATAAAACTTTGTTCTACATGAGTATGAATACCCGACCATTCATTTAATTTATGATTGCGGCGTTGGCTCTTAGAACAAATAGCCAAAAGATTCTCATAATTAAAAGTTACTGTTCTTGTCTGTAACCAACTTTCAGGTAACCAACGAACTAACTCCTTCCAGTAACGAACATCTTTAGTTTCAAGATATTTTAATCTTAAAGCTTCGCAATATAAAATTAAAGTTTCCGTGAAGTTAAAAGTATATCCTGGTAAGCAAGCTACTTCTTTATCATAATCATCTGTTTCAAAACAATCAAGAGTGATAGGTTTTGAAGTCAATTTATGCATTGTAGATGTACTATTTGCAACTGTTCCAACTTTATAAGTATCAAATTCTTTCCACCAATATAACGGGGCAGTAATATCAACAGATACAAATATTTGACGCATAAACTTGCGATGTTCTGGTCCTGCTTTAATAAGTTGTTGCGCTAAACGC